TTCACCCGTGGTTCCAGACCCCATAAAAGGATCGACCACAACGCCGTCTAAGGGGCAGCACGAGAGAACAGGTTTGGCGATCAGATCGGGAGGGTAGACAGCGAAGTGAGCGCCCTTGTAGGTGGTGCTAGCGACCTCCCAGACGCTGAATTCTGGTCGCATGGGGCACTTGCCAGCAGCAATCAATGCCTCATAATCAAAATCTTTGGAGATACCCATCTCTTCTCGCATACGGGCATAATGCTTATCCTGACTCACGGATGAAATCGCAAATCCTTCCTTTTCAGATGCATTAGCATCCTTACGCTTATCTACATTGTTCTTAGAGAACATGCGTCGAATACTAATCTCTGCTTGTGGCACAAGAATAGGATCTCGATCAAAATAGTATTTTTTCACATCCTTCACAAACCAAAAGAACTTCTCATGATTAGACCAGAAACGATCCTTCGAAGAGATTGGTTGTGGATTAGGTTTGTTCCAAATAATTTCATTTCTGAGCTGCCATCCACGATCACACATGGCAATCTCAAAACGACTAGGAACCTGAAGCAAACGCTTCTTATCGTATGTATCAGCAATATTGACCCAACACGATCCAGTCGGTTTCAATACACGATAGATCTCATCAAATACTTTGCAAAGATTCTCTACATACTCACTCACAGTATTTTCCACACCAATTTGACCTGCATTCTGATAGTCACGCAGGTTATAATAAGGTGGCGAAGTGACACACAAATCCACAGAAGAATCAGGAAGATTCTTCAGATTGGTGATGTTGTCTCCAACGTGAATGATGTTTGTTTTCATATCAGGGTTTGAGAGCGTATTGTTCGTAGGGGAAGAGATCAAAGAATTGCTTGACCGTTACTTTACCATCTTTGATTGTTCCATTATCCGTCAATTCTACTACTTTGTCAACTGGAATTTCATAGAACTTAGGAGGTTCAGTGAAGCGAGCACGAAGATCACAGAAGACATAAGAATCAATCGAACTCAATTTCTTTTGGTAGTCATTTTCATCGTAAAAACGACCTTTACCAGTAGCGGTAGAGGGCGAAAAATAAACATATTGTGTCTTGCAAATATTACGAACTTCTACCAATTGATTAATACGTTCCTTGGCAATCACATCGTAAGGAAGTTGTTTACCAACGACACGTTGACCACCAAGAATGTTAGCAACTGCTACTTCTGTAATTGGTGATGTGCCGCTACCGTTTACGGTGTCAATAAAATCATCCAGACTAATACCGTAACCGTCAGCAACTTTTTGAGCGTCAATGTTCCAAAGCATGATAATCAACCAAAAGTAGGGCAAGTAAAGTAAGAAATTTCGTCGCCTTGCTCAGCAGCTCCCCACTCTTGGAACTCTTCAACGAGAGCAAAGATGTCACGATCACGACCTCCTTCTTTGTGAAGAAGTTCAAAGCGATTCTCTACATACTCAAGAATGGTTTCTACGACATTCTCAACGTCATCCGAATCAATCATCGGAACTACGCCGTCGTCACCGTAATCGATGATGCCTTTCATGGGTGTCTTGTTCAGTGCTCTGCTACTGTAGCACGGATGTCAACCGCTTGTCAAGCCCCCAAAAGGTTTTTAAATTCATATACAACGCAGTTGTATACATAAATTTCTTTTATAGAACCATCTTCGTTCAGGAAATATTCGAAATCGCAGCGTGTTTCATCCGTAGAAATAGAATCTATAAAATCAAGATCTTCTGGTTCCAATAATCCATGTGCAACCATTTGACTGATTTGTTGTTCTCTTTGCGAAGACTTACTAGTATTTTCTATTTTAGAAGGAAGGGGTGACAGTTTTTCATACCTATAGACACCATCATAGTAATTAAGTTTAAGATTAAATTTTATATTACCAGATGGAGAAAAACCAATCACTCCCACTGGTTTCAAGTTAGTTCCACCAAAAGATTTGCAATAATTATTCATCGAATGAAGTGATATATTATCATCGTATCCGACTAAATTGTAATCAGAATCAAATATATTCACATAAGAAAAATTACAATTTTCATCATATTCTACCGATGTTAAATAAGTGACACCAATATCAGTTATGTCAGTCATTCTGTCAATGTATTTTTTACATGATCTCATTTCTTCACACTGAATACTAGAAACAAAATGATTCCAATTTCTAGTATCAGTATAAATTAAATGGTAAGGAAAAGAATTTACTATTTCATATTTTAATATATTATCATCACAGTGTTCAATTTTAACTAATTTTGCATCATCATACAAAGGATAGGCTGTATGAAGAAATCTATATGCACAATAAGACTTCAATACATCAAAAGATTTTTCAGACAATTCTGGTAGATACTGAGGGTCATACAAAGAAGTGTAATCATACGGCATAATAGAAACCGTAGATACTTTCTCTTTTGTTCTCAAATTATACTTGTGAAAAGTAGTGAATTCTGCTGAAAACATATTAATTTGAATATATCGTTTGACCCTGCTCGTTGATTATCGAGCAATGAATATAAAATTCTTTCTCACAACTTGCTTGATCTTTTGGAAATGTATCTTCACAAAATTGAATTGCTTCCTCCATATCTTCTAGTAAAAGAAAAACAAATTCAGAATCATGAAGTGCATTAAACATGTCAACTGGAAGCATGGATCTATAAACATCCATTGAATCATTGATTTTCTGAATGTCTGTGCTGTTGTTCCACCCATAAGATCTGAGGTAAATTGCAGGTTTACCTAAAGATTTTACAGATTCTTCTATGAAATTTTGAAAGTATAATACTTCGTAATCCTGTTTCATTTTACTCCAAAAGTAACTTCCAAGCTATTGTTATTCTTAAACCAGTATACAATCTGGTAGTGGCATCTGCATAATGTGGTATAACACCAGGGAATAAAAGAGCAGTATTTGGTTTAGGAACAGAGAATTGATATTCTTCGTTTCCCAAATCAAAAACCGTGTTTCCACCCCATTCTACATTCCAATCAGTATTTGCATATAAAAGAAATGTTCTCCCACTATAGTCATACCAATCTTGGTGAAACGATCCTTTTGTTCCAAAAGTATGCCCATTAGCATACACTGTCAGCAGTTTAAATCTCGTTTGAGTTTTATCCTGTATCTTATTTAGAAGAAAATTAGTAAAATACTCTTCTCCATCTAAATTCATACCCCAAAAAGGAATGCTATTCTTATATTGAGGATGTGATTCATCAAATGTTCCATGACCAAATCCCCAACAAGGTCTGCCCACATATTCAAGTATTTTTTTGAATTCATTTTGTTCAAAAAAATTATCATAACACAGTATTTCAGTCATATTTCAATCCAACATATAAAAACATCTCGTCTTCCAGACATTACTTTATTTACTCTATGAAGTAAATTGCCTGGATATACTACTGCTTTGCCCCTTTTCAATTTTACAGATTTTTCATTTTCTATAACTAATTCACCACCATCATAATCATCACTCAAAAAACAAGTCATACTGTAATCTGGTCTAACTCCACCACAAGGATTAGAATCATAGTGATCTTTATATTGACCACCAACGCTATATTTTACAAAATAAATTTGTGATATTCTAGATACCAAAAATGGTAAATTTGTATTTAAAATAATTTGCTGACAATAATCATTAAGTTCTGCAATACCTGGACCATCAAAAACAGTTTCACATACTTTCAAAATACCAGGATTGCTAATTTTTCCATCTTTAAATGTCAGATAGTTAAAATAATCATTAATATATTGAAGTTGATCATCATTTAGTAAATCAATTTCATGTATCATTCTATAATATTATATTGATCGTAATTAATTTCTGTGAAGTCTTCCAGTCTAAGATCTTTAATAAGTTCGAATACAGATCGTTTAATATCAACAATTTTTTCTCTATAAACACCACTGGAACTGAGAATATTGACAAGTCTAGAATCAACAAAATCAGTAGATGCTTCACTATCATAACTAACCCATTGATCTTCAGTAGAAAGGTATTCAACATCAGAATCTGGATATTTTTCTTTATATCTTTTTGGATCTATTGGCCACTTATGGTCATACAAATATTTTAAAAATTCTAAATTCGTTTCAAATTCCTGAGGTTTCTTTACAGTCTCCGATCTCATCGTAGAACGCCACTTTATCCACATATCCTTTTCGCCTGGATATGAATCCTCAACATCAGGAAGAACTCTCCAATCAGAAGCAGATAACATCATTTGTTTTTCTCTGAATTTCTTCAACCATCTTTGATCAAAGAAAATAAACTCTTGATCAATCTTTTCAAGAACACCCTCATACTCAGCAATTTTATATTCCCTAAGAGCAGCGGTAAGATCAAGAATTTTATTTGTTAATGCTTCTATTTGATCTTTAGAGGCTCCATTAAAATTATATGTTGACCAATAATTTGTTTTTGTTTCGAAATCATACCTTACTCTTTTTCTTTGACAATAGTAAGTTCCATCATTATATGCAACAAAATATTCTAATTTATCTTTTTCAGAGTGCCAATATGAATCTACTTGTTCATTTAAAAATCTTTCACAAATTTCTTCTGATATATTTACTCTATTGAGAGGAATCTTTTCTCCCGCCTCAACAAATGTTGGTGTTGTAATCAGAATTTTATTTAAGAAATCAGCCTCAACTATAGCTGTTCTAAAAATTGGTTGATATGGCATGATTTATTTTCCTGATTTAATATACCATCCTGTTAATATGTATTTATCTGTTGTTAGAACTGTATTTCCTTTATGAACATGAGTCATACCAGCAGGCCATATAACAACAGTTCCTTGCTTTGGTTTAATTCTTCTTCTTTGATATAAAAATTCTGTCTCTCCTTCTCCATCTGGAATATCATTTAAATAAATCATCCATGTTAATTCTCTCTGAGCATGTGATGCTGCAGAATTTTCATAGTGCCATAAATGATACCCGCCGCCAGGGGAAGTTTTTTGAAATTTTATATCAGTGGAAAACATAGGAACTTTCCTAAGTTGATCATACTCAACAATGTAATGCAATACACAAGATGTTAAAAATTGATGCACTTTATAAGACAATTCTTGTTGATGGTAGTTCAATAACATAGAAACATCTTTCCTATGTAATGCTCCTTGATACTGATCTTCACCTCTAACAAATTCTTGATAGTCAGATTCCAAATCACCTGGAGCAATACTACTATTCAAAGATCTCGTATCTTCGAAATACTGAATAAGTTCTTCACAAAATGATGTCGGAACAAAATCTTCCCACACTCCAATGAAATCATCAAAGGAAGATTTAGTAAATGCATCATTTCGCATCAACTCAAGTGGTCTATATGGTTGTATTGTCATAAATTAATCAGTATGCTTTAATTATATATCTAACTTTGTGGAATGGTGCTAAAATAGGAACTGTTCTATTTGGAGATAAAGCAACTTCTGGAACTGGATTTTTTATGGTAGAATTCATTGTAAAAGTTCCTTCATTAACGCCTATTCCTGTTTCAGATGCATTGAAAGAAATACTTAAAGTATTTGCAGCATCACCCAAACCATTCTTGGTTCCAGAACCAGAAGAATTTCCATAAGAATAATCAGTTAATGGATTGGTAACTATGGATGTTGTAATATAATGAGAGTGTGTTTCCGTCGAACCAGATGTAGAAACAAAATCATCTATTCTAAAAGTCGTCGCATTTGTATCAATAACACCAGCAACTTCACGATTTCCAGTAGTATTCAGAGTAATTAATTTGCTTGTATCTAATCCAGTGAGATTACTGGGCCATAGATTTTCGTATTGAATTCTTGTGTCACCTTCTCGTGTCAACTGACCTGTCAATTCACCAATAGAAGTTCCAGCAGCAGTCAATTCAGCTGCCAAATTTGGAAATCTTCCAGTGAGGAACTGTCGCCAAACACCAGGAGCATTGGTTGCTTCAGATTCATCTGGAAATTCTCCCGCGTAATCATTTCCAGTATCAATGGGACCAGCAGTAGTTCCAAATAATGCTCTAGCTCCCCAAGGAATTAGTGGATCTCCTCTATCACCATCAACCACAGCACTGAGATATGTATGACTATGCGAAGGAGCAGAAGTAGTGACACTAGAAACTGGTCCGACCTGAGCAGTAATAGTTCCTATTGTAGTAAAACTTACTTCTGCTGTAACTAAGTTAGCACCAGTAGTTTTTACTGTTCCCAAAGTAAAGAATGGGCTGGTAGTTCCTGTAGTAGCAGTGTTTGAAGATGCTTCGACTTGTTCGTATGGAAGAGGACCAGCAACACCAACACTATCAACAAACCAAAATCCCCCCGTTGATCCAACACTAAAGACACTACCACCATCAACTGGCAAGAATGCCGAAGATCCTTTGTTACCATCTATCAATCCAGTTCCACACATTCTAACATTTCTATAATCAGGAACATTGAATGTTCCACTATATGCTTTTGTTGTAGTATTATATGATCCAGTTCCACCATATGTATTACCAATTACTTCCCACAATACTGGATAATCTGCTACATTATACGAAGATCCATCACAAAGTAAATATCCTGGGAATCTAGCAGTAAGACTTCCAGCGGTTAAAGTTCCATAACCAGCAGCTGTGCTTTCTTTCAAGATTGGTAAAATAGTTCCCACTGAATATCCATCATATTTTGTTTTCTGGATAGAAGTGATTGTTCCTGATCCATTTCTAATTACTTTCTCATTCTTTTTGCTATACCAAGATCCAACGTAACTAGGTGCTGGAGGTGCAACTGCATAAGTTCCAACTGACCACGTAAATGGATTATTTGTAGTTCCTGTTCCTACTGTCACACTCGTAGAAACAGTAGTATTTAATGAAGAAGAAGATTGTAACACCAAATAAAATGAAGTATTTACAGTAGGATCAAATGTTCTGGGTCCAGCAACTGCAGTATCATAATCGATTGAAATTAATGCATTATTTGTAGCACTAATTGTTATTGACCTATTAATTCCAGTAATGCTAACTACCGAACTAGATACATAAGTTCCTGGAACTTGGTTTGTTTTATTTGTTGGTGGAGTAAAATCTGCTGTTGTGTCTGGTCCTGTATTTGTTTGAACTCTCCATGTAGGAATCGTAGTTCCACCAACTTTCACATTAACCTCAACACTTGCCCCAAAAGTAGAAGAAGATCTAGCATATAAAGTTATTGTGTCTCCGTTTGAAACGGTAGCAGGAAATACACCAATCGAAGAATTATTAATTTTAACTTTAACCTCAGAAGCAGTAGTTGAAACTAATTCCACAGGAACACTAATTCCAGTTCCCAATCCAGTTATTCCCCCAACAGGTCTAGCAGCAGATGGTTGAAGGAAATTTTCAATTGCTCCACTAATATCAGGAAATGTAAAACTAGTTGGAGTAGTTGATAAGCTTTGACCTGTTGTGATAACCCAATCAGAACCACTAGTGATATCACCAATCCCCAAAACAGTAGTTTTAGAAGTAAACTCTGTGCTTGGGCTGGTCATTCTAAGTTGCAAATATTGACCGTTTGAAATTGTTCCTGTAGTTCCAAACGTTACTCCATCTAATACATCAAATCCATCTGCATTTGTAGTTGTTGTATTTGTGCTAGATATTGCAAATGAAGCGCCGTTATCTACTTGAACAGCAGCTGGTCTCAACAATCCCTGAATACGAAGAACATTACTATAAATTACTTTGTTTAATGACTGAGCAGTAAGATCTGTAAAATTTGGAAATGGAATAGGTTCATTTCTTGGTATAGCTATAGTAGTTACTCTCCACGTTTCATACCCAGTTCCAATACCAAGAACTAATTCTCTAAGTTCTTGGTTCCCAGCACCAGATTTTAATCGTAAAGCAATTTTATCTCCATTTTGAACAGTTGTCGAAGATCCTGGAATAAACCATGCTCCATCATTTATTCTCAAAGAATAATCAGTAACGGTTCCGATAAAATTAGAAGTCAAACTAACAGAAGCTTGTGTTGTTGGAGTTAATCCAGTTACAGTATTTGAATTGCCAGTTGTTGCTTGGAATACTACTGGATCAAAATAATAATATGTATCCAACAAAGCATCATTAACTTCATTTAAAGGAAAAGGATCTGGTCTAAAATCTTCTGGAACTGTAGTAACATACCAGTATGTTGTTAATCCACCAATCTGAATAGTAATTGTTTCGGTATAATCCCAAAAAGGAGGTGCTTGATATCTAAACTGAAGAATATCACCCTCAGCAACGTATAGCGGTGTTGTAGAATATTGATATGGCATCCTCGTTCAGTCTAGTTATGAGTTCCCATGTTATTTATAGTTGTCTTATATCTTGCCAATCCTGTTGCTGATTTCTATCTACCTTAATAGGTCTATTTGATCTTACTTCAACTGGAATGTCAACACCATCAACTGCAAGATAATTTGATGTTACAGTATAATCTGGTGTATTAATTGGTTCTTGCAATTTATAAACATTTTCAGTTTCTGGTAGATTAATATTTTCGGGTGTTTCATCCACTATAATTTGTATTTCTGAAGTAGTGGAAGCTTCTCCACCACCACCAACACCAGTAAGAGTATAAGAAACAGAAAAAGGACCAGTAGTATTATATGGTATTTCTGTTGTTATTGTTCCATTAACAGTAGTTATACCAACACCACTTTCAGCAGAAGTTGGTTTTGTTAAAGTTATTGCAGTTCCGTTAATTGTTCCAACTCCTCTTCCGTAAGTATAAACAGGTTGCAATATTAAACTCGTATTAGAATATGAACTACTATAAGATATTGTTCCTTGTTGACCATAATTTATACTTGCAGGAACAGTCAATGAAACTGTTGGTCTTTGATATACTGTTAATCTAATACTATCACTATCACTACCACCCAATCCAGAAACAACTGCTGAATATGTTGTGCTTTCTGAAGGAGAAACTATGGCATTACTATTCAAGTTGCCATTAGTAATACCACCAGAAGTCCATGTAATTGTGCTTGCGTCTCCAGTAGTTGACCATCTAAGTGTAGTAGATTCTCCTGCGGCTATTGGATTTCTATCTAATGTGAAAGTTAAAATAGGTGGTTGATATACAGTAATCGTAACTTGAGCAGATCCAGTTGCATTACCATATCCAACTAAATTAAGAACATATGTTGTAGTTTGAGTGGGATACACATCAACAAAACTATTAGGAACCGTTACATTACCAACGCCATTATTAATTGATGCACTAACTGTATTAGTTGTAGTCCACTCCAATCTAGTAGATTGACCTCGTATAATTGAAGAAGGAGTAGCAGTAAAACTAGTGGCACTAGGGCTAATTAAATCGTAAGTAATATCTACATAACCACTTCCATTATGAGTATCGCCAGATCCACTCAAAGTAGCATAACTAGAATTATATGAACTGGCACCTCCACTACCACCTCCAGATGGATATCTACCTGCTCTATCATCAGCTCCTTCTCTACCACCGCCGCCTCCTGGGCATCCACCACCACCACCACCTCCACCTCCCCCATCAAATCCTTGCGATGATCCATTACCACCTCTAGATATGCTATTTACATCACCAGTAAGGAAACCCAATCCAAAACCACCATCACCACCACGTAAAAAACTATCAGGATAACTAGCTCCACCCGCTCCGCCACCCCCAGCCGCGACAATTATCCAACCACTAGCAACAGAATCATATACTCCAGTAGCACCGCCGCCGCCGCCACCACCACCAGAGCATCCTTGAGGACCAGTAAGACCACCATTACCACCACTAGCAACTCCAGATCCTCCACCACCAGATCCACTATTAGAAACACACCCAAATCCGTTACCACCAGATTGACCAATATTTAATGTTAATGTTCTAGCAGTAAAATCGGATAGATAAAAAGTTCCTCTTCTACCATTACCACCAGTTCCTCCAGGATTTCCGTCATTTCCACCATTACCACCGCGAGCTCCAGCAACTTGAACTCTAACATTTGCTGCGTTTGCTGGTATTGTTACGGTTTGATTTGTTGTGTATGTTGCCATCTTATATTTGTCTTAAATCTTGCCAGTTGTCTTGTCTATTTCTATCCACTTTAATCGGAAAATTAGATTTTATCTCCACGGGGATATCAATATCAGCAATTTCTAAATAATTTGATGTTATTGTGTAGTTTGGTGTATAAATTGGTTCTTGTTGTTTATATAACTCATCTGTTTCAGGAACATTAATATTTTCTGGAGTTTCATCGATATTAATTGTTACACTATTAGTAATTGTTCGATCGCCGCCAGAACCTACTGCAGCTAAAGAGTAAGTAACTGTTCTAGGACCAGAACTAGTGTAAGGTATAGTAGTATTTAACGTTCCACTAACACAATTTATTCCAACACCTTCTTCAGCAGAATTTGGTGTGGGTAGAGCAATAGCATCACCAGTTACAGTTGATGATCCAGAAGAATTAGAGTAACTGTAAGATGGAGTAATTGTTAATGATGTATTGCTATAACAACTCTCATAACTTATAATACCCTGTTGACCATAATTTAATGTAGTTGGAACAGTCAATGAAACTGTTGGTCTTTGATATACTGTTAATCTAATACTATCACTATCACTACCACCTAATCCAGAAACAGTTGCAGAATAAGTTTGTGATTGTGTTGGTGAAACTGTAGTAAAACTATTCAAGTTGCCATTAGTAATACCACCAGAAGTCCATGTAATTGTGCTTGCGTCTCCAGTAGTTGACCATCTAAGTGTAGTAGATTCTCCTGCGGCAATAGAAGATCTGTCTAAAGATAACGTAAGATTTGGTGGTTGATATACAGTAAGAGTTGTACTTGCATTACTTGTTCCACCTTCACCGCTTGCAGTGATAGTATATGTTCTAGTAGAGGTTGGCTGAACAGTTCTGCTTCCTGATGTTCCAGGGCTACTTACATCAGTAACACTAACACTACTTACGTTTCCAGAAGCAGACCAAGATAATGTTGCTGAAGATGATCCATTATTAATAATAGAAGAAGGGTTTACAGAAATACTTACAGATGGAGCATTTGGTCTAGAAGGACCATCTAAAGTAAAAGCGATAGCAACAGGATTAAATATAAAACTATCAGAACTAGTGCTATTCTGCACACTCCAAGACCACGCAATATTTTGCCCTTGAGTACATGCATTCCACCCTACATCTCTACTAGTTGAATATATTGGCATTTTATAATCTCCTTACATCCTGCCAGTTTTCTTGTAAATTTTTATCTACTTTAATTGGGGCACTAGCTTTAATTTCTACTGGAATATCAATATCTAATACTTGCAAATAACTCGAAGTAACATCATAATCAGGAGAGAAAACTGGATCTTGGTTTTTAAACGCATCTTCCGTTTCAGGAATATTAACATTTTCTGGAGTTTCGTCAATAATAATTGTAGTATTAGTAACAGGTGCTGTAGTATTACCACCAGATCCAACTGCATTTAAAGTATATTGAACTGTTCTAGGTCCATAATTATTGTAGGGTATTGATGATGTGAAACTACCAGCAACTTGAGTTCCTGCTGAGCCATTTTCAGCAGAAGCAGCTGGAGTGATATTAACTACGGTTCCAGTTACAGTGCCATTATCATAACTATATGTTGGCGTTATTGTGATACTAGTATTAGCGTAATTTGTATCGTAACTAATTGTTCCCTGTTGACCATACAATAAAGTAGAAGGAACTGTAATTGAAGCCGTAGGTCTCTGATAAACTACTATAGTAACACTTGCTGGTGGGGAAGTTCCACCCAATCCACTCGCGGTAGCAGTATATGTAGTAGTAACTGTTGGCGAAACTGTTGCGCTACTAGCTAAATTTCCATTCGTTAATCCTCCAGATGACCAAGAAATACTACTAGCATCGCCAGTGGTTGACCAATTTAATGTAGTAGATTCCCCAACTGCAATTTGTGTTCTAGTAGCACTTAAACTAATCCTAGGAATAATCAAAAGATATAAATCAATCAACCCACTTGCACCATCAAATGCAGTATTCCCTCCTCTAGATCCACCACCCCCAACTGTAGCAGTATGCGTAGTTCCTGGTGAATATGTCCCCCCAGATCCCAATAACATTTCTCTAGTAAGAGTAGTTTCTAGGGCTCCACCACCACCACCTCCTCTCCCACGCGCTCCTACCTTCAATCCTGTAGCAGTAAAACTAAAACATCTAATGTAAGTATTTTTACAAGCTCCCGTAGTAAACCATATTTGAAATCCATTTGCACTTTTAGCACCAATTCCATCCAAAGAATATGGAGCACCAGCTGTTCCACCCGCAGCTGCTTGCTGACATACTCCAAATACACTTACACTATAACTAGAATCAACAAAAGGAACATTAAAATAAACTCCATAATTTTTTCCACTAGGAGGTAATCCACATGGAGTTCCGTCAGGAGATCCAGTGTTATTAATTGAAACTGTCAAATCAGGGCTATTGCTAGTAAAAAGAGTAACATTAGTCTCATTATTAAATTCATGATATACATTAGATGTATAGCTAACTTGCCCTGGTGTACCGTTTCCTCCATTTTTTGTAACCCCCGCAATATTTCCACCAGTTCCACCTGTGCTAATTCCACCACTAGAACCAGAAACTGTAGAAATAGTAGCTCCTAAATTAGACCAATTGTAAGTAAATGAAGTTCCTCCCCCATTTCCACCAGAATTTTTACCACCAATTCCACCCCCAGTTCCCCCACCAGCAATTAATCCAAGAAAAGACGAAGATCCACCAGAAGTTCCAGCAGTGGATGTTAGTGCAACATTATTATTAATAAATTCTCCACCACCTCCTGCTCCATAGATGCGTATACGCATACTATAAACATCTTGTGGTATAGTATAATTTTGAGTGTTGGTGATAGATGCTAACTGTGGCATTAGAACTTAATTAAATATTCAATTAGAATAAAAGGAGTTACAACCTGATCTAATTTATCTTGATTTTGAATATCAATATCAACATATGAAACTACATTATCTAGTGGAGCGTTAAATTGAGAATAAGAATAAGTAAATGGATTAGGATTATATGTTGTTGGTCGTATTATACCATGACTATGTGTTGATGGAGATGAAGTATTTGTCTGAGTTTCTCCAAACACATTACCAGATCCACTATTTCCACTTAAGTTACCACCATCTTTACCACCTGTTGATCCAACTCTATGGGTAGCAGAAAAATTTAAATAACTTTGCGATGAATTGTGAGCATGACCTTGGAAATTTTCAATTCCTAATGTTGTAGTGGATAAAGTGCTTACCATATTGTATTTTGCATTTCCACTAAAATTAATTCCACTTGCAGCAGTTACTTGTAGATTTCCAGAATAATTTACTTCTATACGATTTCCCACATTACTAGCGACCTCAATTTGAGGTCCCACTCTATTAACAATATTTGTGGATGTTGTTCCACCATCCGTTTCTACTCTATCATTAACGTATGTTCCTGTTGATCTGTTTGGGAGAATAACTTTAGATCCTAAATCTGGAAGTTGAAATTGACCCAAATCTCCTGTCGTGGGATCAGCATTTCTTAATTGAGTTCCATCTTTTTTAAATCTACAATCGTCACCAACACCAAGAATTTGAGCCAAAGCATAAAAATCTCTAACACTCTTTACCGTGCCATCACATTTTAAATAACCAGCTGGTAAATTATTTTTAAATACTGCAGAAGTAGGGTCATTGTTAACTCCAACTCCAGGAGTTGAATGCATAATAATAGCACCACAATACCCACCAAATCTAGATTTTTCTCTTGCGTAATTAGCGTATCTAACTGCCATTTTTTTATCCTAGTATGCTCTGATGATATAAATGCAATTTAATCCTGGTTGCGAAGTATTAAAATTAACTTGCAATACCGATCTATTTTGAGTATTATCTAATGTAGTAGTTACTGGTATGTTTGCACTAGCCGTCAAAGAACTTTGTGGTCTAAGATTTCCAGTATCAAAAGTTACATCTATTTCGTCATGATTATGTGGTTCTATAACTGGATTAAATCCAATTGCTCCTGAGTTTTGATTGAAATCATATGCTGGATGACTATTTAATGTTCCATAATTTGTAGATGTTCCAAGATCAGCATAATAATTTGTATACCCACTAGGAACAGTAACAGTTCCTCCACCTATACCATAAGAAACAGTTCTGCCAGAAGTTAATCTTGCATCTTGCAATGCACCAGAAATAGGAGTTCTACGAACAGATTGAGGAAATAAGTTTATGGGAGGATTTTCAGACCAAACAGCAGCAACAGTTCTTCCTGCCTGACCACTACCAAAACCACTTCTGCTTTCTATATCCGACCACGTATCACCTCTCGTCATTTGAAAGTTCAAACCATAAACATCACCCTGAGGTCCTGGTTCAACGTCTTGAATACCAAGACCAAATTTGAATTCCATATTATCCCAAGGAATTACCCCATCACCAGGAGATGAATCTGGAGTTCTAGATATGGTGTCGTAACTACCAGAATGTCTATGACCCCTAAGATGATTTCTACCTAATTTTCTTGGAGCAATATAAACTGTTCTAGAAGCCTCACCTCTTTGAATACTAGATCCTCTGATCCTACCACCATATCCACTTCTATCATTTAATGTAAAAATAACATCAGTATAGACATCATTAAAAATAACTGGAATAGAATTATCAGAGTTAGTTCCAATATACGGAGAAATAATAGTTCTTGCCTCTGTATTTGTATCCGCTGCTCTTCCAGTGCCACCACTTGCTCTACTAGCAAAATATGATTCTTCCAAATCCATCAATGCTTTTCCATTTAAACTAGGAAGAACTATACTTCCACTATAATTAGGAAAAGACCCACCAAGATCTGAAGTTCCTGCATTATAGGTATCACCTATTGCCTGAACTAATAATGGATACTCACTTGCTGTAACAGTTTGACCATTACAGAATACCCATCCCTTAGGAACGTCACTAATTGGTCCTGTCCAGGGCATGATGGTGCCTATTGCAGCTGCCCTTGCGGATTTTACTTCTTGGTAAAACATATTAGACTTCGATTAAATACCAACCAGCGATAGATGATGGAACAGCAGTGTTGCCATCTGGAGTTGTAGATCCTGCAAAAACTAGTGCAAATGCAGCGTATGGAGTTTGAACAACCATTTCACCACCATTATATCCAACAAAATCAGAAACTGGAATACCAGAAGCAATATTTCTTGCAGTATTATCAGATGCGTTCTGAACTTTTACGTTGTCAGGAGCTCTTACAATCAAACTTAAATTATAATTTAAGTTTCCACCAATATCTATAATACGAATCATATCACCAATTAGAGCATTTTGAGGAAGTTTAAATAGCGTATTTTGTGTAGCATTAACAAAATAATTAACGTTTGCCAAAGCATTAATGACAAATCCATCGGCATACTCCCATCTTCTACCACCCGTTTGAGTAAAGTAATTATTGATTCCAGCAATACGCATAGAACCATTACTATTTACCTCAAAAATAGGATTACCTCCAGAATTAACAGTGATATCACCACCATTAATTGTTAAATCACCTGCAGCAACAATATCACCACCAAAAGTGCTAGCACCCGTTCCAAGAGCAGAGAAAGAACCATATGTGGTAAAGTCACCCGAAGAATTGACAAACGTTAGTCTAGGTGTTGTTCCATCAGTTCCATAGATGTTGATGTTTCCACCATTCATTCTAACATTACCATTCGCAGTATCAATCTGGAATGTAGTTCTCAATGGAGTTCCTGTAGCACCACCGTTAGTAATAGTAAAGAATTGAGTATTAGGAATAGTAGATCCATTAATAGTTAATGTGTTCTCTGTTGTTAATGTTCCAGCAATATTAGTGTTTCCAGATGATCCAGTAACTGTAAATTTATTAAATCCAGTTCCAACCCCAAGATTACCACCAATAATTGTATTACCAGTAGTAGATTCTACTTTGAATACTGTAGCGGGTGTTAAAGATCCATCGTTAACTTCAAGAACTTGAATATCAGTGGATACCGTTCTAGCAATACCAACGATTTCTGAACCAGATAATCTCAAGAAGTCTCTGGTAGTAAGAACTCCACCAAATTCAGCAACACCAATATTAACATTGACAGAGGAATTTGAAATACCCGTCACAGGTGTATCTAAAACTCCATCATTATTAAGATCAGATCCTGTAATATAACTTGCATTTGTTTGTTTAATTAATTTAGCAAGCACACAACCTTGTGGGTGATCTGTTCTTACCTGTGTTCCTTCCTGACCACGAATAACTTGAACTCGGAAACCTTCTGGATCATTTGGATTACTTAAGTTTGTTAATCCAGTAACACGAACAATCTCACTGTTTGCTTGATTTCTTAATCCAGTAATGCTTCCACCACCAGAAACAACAACACTATCTGGTGTTGCTGCATCACCACGATCTATGAGAATAAGATCACCAACTCTGAAATCAAACACACCAGGAGTAGAAATTGGTAGATAATAGCTAGATCCACCAGCATTTACACCATTTACTTGGAATGTAAGATTGCCAGCACCAGTTCCACCACCAATTTGTGCAGCAGTAATTATTAATAGGTCATTATCAGTATATCCAGATCCAGGGCTAACAATATCAATATTAAGAGTTTTATCGTTAGCAATGCTAATAGTAAATGTAGCACCCGTTCCAGTTCCACCTGTTGCTGGAATGAAACTATATGTTCCAGGATTTCTATTTGTTCCGCCAGTATTTGTAATAGTATCAATACCAGCAATTTGACCACCAGCAACCAAGAACGAAGTTCCTCCCCATTGTGCAACACCTTGAGTATCAATTATTCTACCAGTTGTATTATACTGATAATAATCAATGTTGGTGTTTGCGAGATTTCCTACGTTGTGTGCGACTGGTGTTGTAGAGAATCTTCCTCTTACAATTTCAACAATACCTGCATTTAATCCACCATTCAGTCTAATATTACCATTAACGTTTTCACTTGCAAGAACATTAAGAGTATTTCTAATGGTAGTATTACCACCAAGAGATCCGAGGTTGAAGGTAGTTGCATTAGTAGCAAGATTAACTGTATTGGTTTGATCACCATCAAATGCATTCAGAACTCTAGTCTGAGTGAAAATTCTAGACTGACTAGTTCCAGAAGCATACCTAGTTCCAAATTCTAATTCTCCAGCAATTAATGTTTGTCTGGTGCGTATTTCAGTGAAGCTAGCAGTATTGTTCCATGCTCCGCCAATTTGAACTTCACAACTATTACCAACAGTATCAGCAACGGAAGCAATATCAACAATTGCGTTTAATGAATTTCTATGAATTCTGAAAACAGATTCTGTAGCAACGTTACCAACTTGAATATAACTAGATGAAGCAGCATTGCCGACATTAATTGTTTGAGCTCCAGTTGTCGTGTGACCAATATTAAATATTTCTGCACCACCAGCAAAGTTTAAAATGTCTGGAGAAGAAGTATTTAATAAATTGAAAGATGGAGAAGTTGTAGTTAAATCACCACCATTAACTTGAAGGTCACCTGTTAATTCAAAATCTGAAGTAATTCTAGCATTACCTACAACTACAAAATTTCTATCAAGAACGTTGGATGGATTTACGACATCAACTAGAGAAGTATTAATTCCTACTCTACCATTATTCGTTGTCTGAACACGGAATGTAGCAGGACCATTTAGACTCAAACTATTGCCACCAACAACCAAAGCATTGTCTAAATTAGTTTCTGTCTTCGTAGATGTTTGCTCAGTTAAATAAGAATTAATTGCCTTACCACTGATAAATGCATTACCGACAACATCAAGATTTGCTCTTGGCGTTGTTTCTGGAGAAACAAATGCTGTCAGATATGCAGAATGTGGAGAACGAGCAACGGTATTAATACCTAACTTGTAATTTCCAATCGAAGAAGTTTCTGTTCTAATTGCTTCTGCACCTAGAACACCCCACTCCTTAAATTGAGAAGACGAACGAGCGATTGCAATATTTGGTTGTGCTACTTGATCAACTGGGTATCCTTTACCATTATTAAGATTAACTGGATACACAGAAAGATTAGAGTTCAGAATAACATCAATATAATTGTTAGAAGCGTTAAAACTTCCTGGAACAATATTCCAAACACCATTTGTAACTGCTAATGTTCCAGTAGCATTAGTAATTCTAATTTGAGTAGAACTATTAATACTTAGAGAACCATTATTAATACCAGTATTCCAGTTAATTCTAGCAAATGTTCCAGTAGCATTACCCTGAATACCTACAACTTGAGGTGTTGTTTGACCATCAGATCTGTTAGTTATAGCAATGTAATCATTAGCATATATCCAACCTAACGATCCAGTAAAGGAAGTTTGATCTCCCTTCAATAGCATATCACCTGACTTCAACGGATCTCTAGTTCCAAAATTAGTTGCTAAAATTTGAGAAGTAAATCCTGTAGTTTGCCCAAATGTATTGTTAAAATCTGGAGTGATATTTGATATGGAAGTTCTAATAGTATAATCTTGTGTTCCTCTTGGATTGAAATCAAATACAGCTGCAGTAATTCTGTTTTGATGAATGACGATATCACCTGTTCTTTGACCAACAGTATTATATTCTAAATACTGATCAAATCCAACAGGAGTTCCTTCTCCAGTAACAATCTTAAGTGAAGGATAATTTTCTACCGTTCCGAAAGAAGTTGCATTATTAATTACAACTGGAGAATTGAAGAAACTTTCATCAGATCCATCACCACCATTAATTGTGATGATTTGATTAAATGTAACTGGAGTATCAAAAGTAGTTACAAGATTGCCAATACTATCTCCTTCATCCTCAGATTCAACTAATGCCGCTCTTTCTAGGAATGTTTCTTCACCAGTAATAGCATTGATCTTGCGATTACCAATGTAGAGGTCACCATTGGAGTTCAGACCCGTGTAGAAGACGATACCAGCGTCTTCACGCTTAGCTTGAGCATAGAAGTCTTGAACATCAGTTAAGACCACTTCCTGACGCGCAGGGAAACCAGTTGAGTAGTTACCAGGACCGAAACCAAGGTATTCAAAGGTATGGTTGCCAGAACGCGCAATAGATGGTCTACGAAGTTCTATATAAAGTTTTCCTTCTGTTGGATATGGAGAATCGCCAGAAATAGGAATCAATCTGCCTTCAGATCCAGCAGAAGCTGATCCTGGTTGAGCTTGAATTGTATTATTTCCAGAATATGTATAATTTCCTGTTCCAGGATCAGCAACAAAATCAAGAACGGTTTCTCTAGTTACAGATCCTTTGGAATCATTAACCGTAACTAAACCATGGATATAGTTGTCTGCCGCAGAAATTGTTGGTGGTGGATCAAGTAACGTGGCAGTTGCTGCACTTATTCCCTTATACCATTCTGGGTCGTTCTTATAGAATTCTGGATATAACTTAGATACTGGTTGAGAGAATCTGAAGTTTCTGAAGTTTTCACCAACACCAGAACCAGTTGGGAAAGGTCTAATATCTCCACGTAAACATGTGAGATAATACACACCATCTTGTTGACCAGCAATTCTTCTACGGATAGTATCAATATCAAAAATGTAGAAAGTGCTTTCAAGTTCAGAAGAATCTTCTACTTCAGCAATTGTATACGACACTCCTTGATCATCATTTAAAGTGTCGCCAGGAGTCATAGTGTAAACGTTTGCTCCTTCCACAACATAAAGGAAATTAGAAATGTCAGATCTTCCGCCATTTGGTTGATCAAGTAAAGTAGCAGTTACAGATCCTTGAGTAAAGGTAGTAACTGTATTACTATCATACTTAATTTCAGAATTACCAGTGAGATCCTTAAGAATCATGTAGTAATCGTTTTCATAAGAAAAATATGCGTGAACATATGCAGTTCCCTTGCTATTACCATCCCAAGTAATTTTATTTGTGTTATTAGAATTTGGAATACTTTCAATAAAGGATCCATCTCCACCCTCAGGAGCAGAAATTTTAACCGTTGTGAAGAGTTTAGTCTTATATGCTTCGGCATCTACACCAATATCAAATACAGTTAATTCTAAATAATCTCTATTTTGAATAGTTCTCTTTCTGGCAGATTGAACTGTGAAAGAAATCTTAGAATCTGTTTCGATTCTCTTAGGATTACCCTGAGGACCTGGATCGTAAGTAGAATCTTTACCAGTTTGACTGTATAGTTCAGATACAGTTAAACCTAGTCTTTCACCAGTGACAGGAGCATTAATTGTGGCAAGTGAAGAACCAGATGCAGTTGGTTTCAGTAATATTTTCTGGGGGAGCAATCTTCTCTTTTCATCTGTTCTAATCTTAAACACAAATCCACGTAGAGGATCACGAACGGTTTTAAGATTCTTAGGAATTACATAACGGAATCTATATACACGATCATCTTCCGTTCTATTATCTTCAATACGTTCAAAGTAAGTATCAGTTGTTCTGATTCTTCCTGCATAATCACTAAACTTCAATCTAGGAACAATTTCATTTCCTGCAGTTAAGGTGTTTAAATACCAGCAACCATCATTTGCACCACCTACAACAGGATCATATTTGAGAGGAGATCTTCTCTTGCTAGCAAATGCGTAGAATACTGCGGTGCTTCCTGGTTGGAAAGTTACAGGATTAATATTATCTCTAGCATCAGTAAATGTTTGGTGAATCGTAAATCTTCTGGAACTTACATAACGAACATAATACTGTTGCTTTTCTGAAATAACAGTTCCACCAAAATTAGAAGATAGAGTAGGCAACGATGATCCAATAATATCACTTCCAACTCTAAAGAACACTAACTGAGGTTCAACTCCATCAGCTGGTTTGTCAAAAATATGTGGTCTAGTGGTTTCAAATTCGGTGCTGCTATTATTAGCAATTTTAGTTTCATATTGATGTAGATCATACTTAAGATCTAGAACATACTGATAAACATCAATATTTACATCTGGATCTACACTATCAGTCTCGGAAGAATAAATGTAAATACCTGCGGCAGCATTCTCTTCACTAGTAGCAAGCATCAATGTTTGCTGATTTGCGCCATTAAATCCGATAGAATTAGAATAATCAAAAGGATCTGTTCTTCTGCCAGGAGCAATTACATAGTAAATAGTATTTGTATCAAATCCTTTTGGAAGTCTAACCAGTCTCTTGTCTGGATTAGTTCCTGGTCTAGGAGATGGAACAAGTCTTACTGGAGTTCCAGTTTCTAACTGGTGGGGGTTTGATGTTGGATTTCCATTGCTATCATATTCAGTTAAAGTGAATAGAGATCCTCTTTGAGCGAGGGATGCTGTGTTAAGAGAAGAAGCAACTCTAGGAACAACACCAACACCATTGTTGATAATTGTTGAAATAATATTGAAATAATTAACAATTGAATTAGCAACAGTAGCGCACTCTCCTCCTGGAGATCCAGTTGAAGGATCGCCAGCAGCCGTGTAATTATAATCTTGAATAACTGCGCTATCGGTTGAAGGAGCAATTGTTGTTGCCCAAGATCCTTGATTTAATTCAACGTATAATTTTACAGTAGACGATGTTCCCTGAGCACTTACAGTTTCTCCATCATCAAATCTGCTTCCTAGTCTTCCTAATTCTATTTGATTCGATGCCAATCCATTTTGACCATCACCAATTTTTTTGATGTATGCTGTATCTGGAATAGTAGAAGTAAATGATACTGTATCAGAAGGACCTGTTGGAATAGCATTGACACTTCTAACACGCATTCCAATAGCAAGACCAATTGTGCTTGGAACTGTAACGATTGGAGAATTTAAAGTAGTGGAAGCATTATTGATATAAGTATTGTGGTTTCTCATTGCTGAGATAGCCAAATTTCTTACATAGTTGTATGCATCTAGAGTTTCTGGTCTCTCATTTTCAATATAATCTAGAGTAAATCCATCTTGTCTTCCGTCTACAGTGTCAGTGTTGAGAGGAACAGCTGTATAGTATGCTTCTGCTGCGTTGATAGTATTTTCATTTCCACCCAAACGTAGATCAGAAGTAACTGCCTCTACAATATATCCAATATCACGCTTACACTTACTACTCTCACTAACTGTGCTCCATGATCCTGGATTCTCTTCAGGTAAAGAAGATAGATTTCCTGATGCTAACGCAGTTGTTAAAATTGCAGTTAATGTATCTATACTATTTCTAACATTAGCACAATCGTAAGATCCATTAGTTACTGGAGGAAGATTTGCTAAAGTTCCAGACGCTACAACACTAGTAGCAATTGCAAATAAGTTTTCTACTGTGGTCTGAACATCTACGCAAGTAGCACCATTACCAGATGCATTGTATGTTACATTTCCACCCGATCCACCAGCATTTGCTGGACCATAAGAAAGATTTAAATTTTTAGAATAAAGTTGATTTGTAACTGCTTTTTTAACAACATCTTTTGCAGCATTAAAAGCAACTACTGTTTGACTCTCTTCATTAACTAATCCATTAGAAATAGGAACACCTGCTAGAGTAAAATATTCTCTTACTGCACCAACAGTAAATTCATTTCCACCCCAGAATAAATCTTGGGCAATAGAATCTACAATATAACCAATGTCGCGCTTACACTTAGCTTCTCCATTTGGAATGGTTGCTTGTGTTTCTGCAGGTAATCCAGTAAGATTTCCAGCAGTTACTCTAGCAGTAACAATAGAAGTTAAAGTTGTAATTGCATTTTGAACATCTGAACATAGAGCAGGATTTAAATTATTATCAGTATTAGATCCAGAAGTTCCATAATTAGAACCAGGAGCAGGATCAGCAGTAATAGAAAGATCTTTTACATATAACTGGTTTGCTACAGCAAGTTTCATTATATCTCTTGCTTTGTTAAATGCAGTTACAGACTGAGCTTCTTCACCTTGTAATCCGCCAGTTATCCAAGCAGTTCCTGCCTGATTAAAATACTGTTGAATGAATTTACGCGCATAAACATTACCACCTCCCTGAACAATATCAAGAGAAATAGCATCAATAAACATGCCAATATCTCTCTTGCATTTTGTTTCTCCAGCAGGAACAGTTCCTACATTTTCAGGTGGTAAACCAGAAATACTACCAGCACCAATAGCATTTGTAACAATTGCGCTTAAGTTAGTAATTGCAAGTTGAACATTAGAACAAGAATTTACATTTGTATTAGAACCAGTAATAGGATCTACAGTAACAGTTAAATCTTTTACCGTTAATTGATTTGTGATTGCCGATTTCATCAAATCACGAGCTTTATTAAATGCAGCAATCGATTGTGTTTCTTCTCCTAGTAATCCATCACTAATTGGAGCTCCACTAACAGTAAAATACTGCTGAGTGAACTTGCGCGAATAAACATTACCAGATCCAATTGAAATATCAAGAGAAATTGCATCAATAAAATATCCAATGTCTCTTTGACACTTTGTTGGATTTGGATTTGTAAATCCAGGATAATCAATAGCAATTTGAGCATAAGCTCCATTAATAATTTCTTGTCTATTTAATTGGATCAAACGATAAGCATCTTTATATCTCGATGTGCTTGTAGTTTGAGCATCATTTGGATAATAAAAATCTGGATGCTGAACAGCGATTTCGGCAGCTGCTCTATCAATAATTTCTTGTCTGTTTTGTTGAATTAGACGATACGAATCCTTAAAACGAGAAGTTGCATTTGATTGACTATCACCTGGATAATAAAAATCAGGAAAATCAATAGCAACTTTAGCTGCAGCTCTATCAATAATTTCTTGACGATTTGATTTAACTAAGTTGCTCGCATCCTTATATCTACCAGCAACAATAGAATCATTAGATGGATCAATAGTTACAGTCGAAACATAATATGCACCAGTAGCTGGTGACGCAGAAGGAGCAGATAATGCAGTGTATCTAAATTGGGTAGCAGTTAATCCAGAAGCAAGAACAGTTACTTTTCCATTATATGCAGTTTGAGTTGCACCGCCAACTGTTACTTTATTACCTGCTTCTAAATTATGTGGATTTCCTGTCGTTACGGTGACAGTTGTTCCAGATGAAGTGATACTAATTACATCAAGTAGAGAAGTATTTCCTAGAAGGTTTGAAATTGCTTTCTTAGCCCAATCTCTTGCTCTATTGAAAGCAAATACCGATTGAGTTTGCTCACCCAAAACACCATTTGTAATTAAAGATCCGTTATTGTCAAAATATGCTTTGGTTGCCTCAATGATGCTTGCATTTCCACCATCATATAAATCGTTTGCGATTGCATCTACAATATATCCAATATCACGCTTACACTTATCATTTTCATTGTTTGGAACAACGAATGAAGGGAATGCAACTTGCATTTGAGTGAAAGCATAATCAATAATTTCTTGGCGATTTGCTTTAATCAAATTGCTGGCATCACGATATCTACCAGTTTCCGCAGTGATATTTGGGTTTACATAAGAAATATTTTGAAGATATGGATATTTCTGTAAAACATATCCAAATGCTTCTGCTTGAATGAATGTTTTATTTGAATCAATTAGATTCGCAGCATCTTGTGCAAGATTATAATCTCTTTCTGATGCATTTGATGCAGGAGTAATTCTTGGATATCTCTCAGTGAGAGTTGTTGTTACACTAGGAGAAGCAGGAGAATATGTATTTGAAAGTGTTGTTAGAGTAACTAAAGATGTCTGTGGTTGAGCAACAGCAATAGTTCCTAACTGACCCCTCTGAACTGTAATTTGACTAGCACCCTCAATAGTTACAATTCTAACTGTTTCATTAATAGATGTTTGACTATTAGTAATACTAGCAAACATATTTGGAGCAAGACCAGTAGTGCTCTGAACGTCAAATACTGTCTCAGTAGCATCAACTTCTTCATTAAGAACAGTAGTCGCTACAGCGTTTTGAATATATTTTGTAACAATAGATGCATTAACATGATCAGATGCTGCAGATGACAATTGTGCTCTTACTACATTTAAACTAGAAGGATTAACTGCAGTAATTCTGAAAAATTCGTTATCAACTTTAACAAAATCATTTGAAGCAAATCCAACAGTGCTAGTTACATACAAACGACTTATATCTTCTACAGATCTAGAACCAGTTGGAGAAATTGTGGATAGAGAAGAAACCCATCTCTTAAACCCAGATGGAGAAAGTTCTGCTTGCTTAGCAGCAGAAGTATCTAGTTTTACAAATAATTTTTCATTTCTTCTTGCACCAATTCTATACCCACCAATCGATGCTGCTGGGCGATCTTCTGCGCTACGAGCATCATCAGATCCAAAATATAATCTATTTTGATTAGAAGTAGCTCTAGTTAATTGAGCATCCAGAACATAATACTGTTGCTTAATATTTTTTAGAGTAGAAAGAGATTTTGGTGGAACAATATGAGTGATGTATCCGCCTTTATCTTGCGAGAATGCAAAACCTTTGTATCCCTTCGAGTGCATCGAAGTGTTACCAAAGTTTGAGTTCGAGTTGGTGATAGACATGTCACCACCTGACTCAAGCAGGAAGTGATCAGCAAAACCTACCGCGAAGATCGAAACGTTCTGAATGAAGGAGTCATCTGAAGCACGAACGTGGAAGTTTCTCCAATCATCCTTCCAATATGCATCTCCCTTGATGTGATAAGGAGTTGTAGCAAACGCATCAGTTAGTGGTGCCTGGTTCCATGTGTTGCTGAATTCGTCGTAACGAATGAATGCTCTGTCGTCTTTCTGTAGCGAAACACCAGTATACTGGGCGATAACCATGGATTTGAAACCAGTCGCCTTGCGACCATCAGCCCAAATACCGCAAATACCCCATGTCGAACGAATCGAAACGTTGAAGACGTATGGAGATGCTGATTCTACGCTATCTACCTCCGCCTGTACGGTAGCGTTAGTGTCAAGTGATGGAGAAGATACTGCAGTGTAAGTAGTTCCGCTAATCAATCCTAAACCAGTTGCTGTGGTTGCAACTTTATATTCGAATTCTTTTGGATCAGTTTGACTGATAGCAGTTACTTTGAATACACCATTGAGTGTAGTATTCAATCCATTATTGGAAATTGCAACGTATTGACCAGGGAAGAAACCATGATTAATTTTTGTTCTTACTTTAACAGTAACTGTTCCTGCGGGGTTAGAATCTAAAATTGTTACCTCATCTAATCTAACAGCGTCAGAAAGAGGACCAACGATTCTATTTTCTTGAACCCTGAAATCAAATTCACGACCACGAATTACAAGACGAGACCACTTTGTTTCATCTGCATCAGGAGCTATACGTCATCAATTGCTGGTTGATAATCACTGAATACACGAGCAATCTTTCTGTAAAGTAAACCTAGATCCTCTCTGTCGGCAAACACAAAGTTTGTCATTTTGTGGTGAGAGAATTCAGGAATTGCTAAATTCGTAGTGCTGCCAGGTTGCGTGTATACTTTACCAACACCAACAGGAGATCCAACATTATATAATGGCGAACTTGCTTCTAAATCACCATCTAGAATGGTAAACTGCCAGAAATAGCATCCACCCGTTACATTAAAGAGAGCTGTGCGAGGAACATCTGGATCAGCAGGATCTGGAACATATAAAGCACGAACTTGTGTTCTGCGAAGATCTGTTCCAACAAGAGAAGTTCCTCTAGGAATGGTTGCGCCACCATCACGACCATTGAACTTGTAGAGAATATTATCTGGGTCTGAGAGATCGAAGCTTACATTAGTATTTGCTTCCCACTCTTGTGTTGCCTGATTAAATTGAAAAATTGGAAGAGTAGAAACATCTTCCACACCAGGGCGGTTATCAATATAGTGATTGCCAGGCGACAGCATGATTGTAAACTGGTCAAACCTGTCATTATCTACATTAGGTAGATACGAGAATCTTGCCGCTTCTAAAAATGCTCTTTGAATACTAACAAATGGTCTTAGAGGAGAATTACCTCTGTTATCTAAGGCATCTGTAGCATTAAAGTCGTCAGGTGAAACATAAAGATATTTACCAGTCTTACTAGAAATAAGATTATCTAATCTTGTTAATGGCATCTTCTCAGTAACCCGTAGTATGGAGATTTCTTCTGAGTTATTTATAAGAAAAAACCTGAGGCGAACCTCAGGTATCACTTCCTTCACACGGAGAGCCCCCGATCTGATTCGAACAGACGACCAGCGGTTTACAAAACCGCTGCTCTACCACTGAGCTACAAGGGCGATTTGACGAACTGGAATTGCCCGTGAAAGCTACCCCAAATATGTTCGTCGGTATTTATATCGTATCCCTTATCAATTACATGATAGTAACCGTTTCCGAGAATACTTTGTGTTTGTAGATAGGTTTCTTTTCCCGACCAGGAGACAAAGCAGGTTTTACAAAGATTTTTGCCGTGAAATTCATCACCTATCTGCTCGAACATTATATCACACCCAGAAAGATAAGTCAACTCATCTTTTTCTTTATAATTTTTGACTAGAATTGAAGTTTCTTGCGGAATGACCTCAATAACTGTTCTACGATATTCGTTTTTATCAACATAATAACGTTGAATACAACGAAAACGATTTTCATCGATTTTTTCGTGAATCAGTTCAATCATAGCAAACTGTGTCGGATAAGACATTGCTTGCAATTTATTCTCAAATGTTCCTTCAAAATATTCACAAAATTTGTCAATCATCTTTAGGTAACAATTCAGGATTTTCGATTTCTAAGTCAAACATCAAAGGATGCATTTCTTCCATTATAAGATAATTTGAAACTCTGTAAAGATCTTCATCATCATAATCACGATGACTAAGTGCTTCTGTTTGAACAGAAGGATGATCTTGGATTATTTGAGGTAACTCATCAAACGTATATGGAAGATTTTGTATGAAATACATTCGCACAACTTCTCCCATGTAGAAGACATATGCTTGTGATAATGTGTATTTCATAACATTCCCACTACAAATTATTTAGTGGGAAATAGGGCGAGGGAGACTTGAACTCCCACGGGGTTGCCCCCAACAGATTTTAAGTCTGGTGTGTCTACCGATTCCACCACCGCCCCGTGATGATGACAGTATTATAGCAGGTGCCGTAATGACTGTCAAGTGCTCCTTGAGGGGATCGAACCCACCTTAGCCGAATTATGAGTTCGGTGCATTCGCCAGATTGCTAAAGGAGCTCAGCGATAAATGAAGTTATCTGTCTTCAACAGTTTACCACATTTTTCCTTTAATTCAACTAACTCGTTAATTGTGGCACATCGAAAGGTAAGAGTCGTTCCATGTTCACCTCGGATGATTACCTTCTTATTATAGAGGTCAACCGTAATCTTGTCAAGAGCTGGTTCAGAAGGATTTTGGAGATTCATAAAATTCGATTCTCAAAGCGCCACATTGCTAGTTTAGCGGTATTTAGGGGTTTTGTCAAGCTCGACTTTTTTGACCAAAAATTTGCCGAGATTTTTTTTGCGACCTTTTGGTAATTGGAGGTCAATTTTGAAATGACTATTAGTTTAAGAAAATACCACCCTTTAATGCAGATACTCTGATAGTTCCAGGAGTAATATTGATAGAGTCATCGATAGGTGGTGTTCCTCCTGTAGGAATAGGACCAGCGAATAGACTGGTGTTAATTTTTGCACCCATACTTAAATTATCGAGTGCTGTTATGTATGCACCAGGAGATTTTAATTGAAGTAATGGTTTAGGAACAGTTGCCCCAACAAATCCAGGTGGAGTTATATCAGCAAAAGCAGAAAAATCGGTTGCCATACCAACGCTACCAAATCTACTGTATAATCCTATGTTGCCCATAGGTGCTTCCACAGTGAATCCATGACCACCTGCACTGACATTTGAATCAATGTGAACTAGAGGAGGAATTTCTGCTGAGGTTCCTCCTGCAGGAATGATAGGATACTTATTTGTGATATAATATCCAGCGGAAACTCCCAATACTTGTGGTCTAGGTGGTATCAACCCCCCACCCAAGCTAACTCCAGGGAGAGCAGCAAATACGGTAGTAAGTTTCCTTCCTCCAATTTCTTCTATCATGTCTCCACCACTCTTAATATTAAGAGTTCCTGTGGATTCGATAGTCACGTTACCCTGTGAATTAGTAGTGGTGATAAACTTCTCACCATCTACCTTGTTATATGTTCCACCTTCAATATTTTGTTGAGCGGCACTAGAATTCTTTAATAATCCACACTTCAGTTCTATGATTCCACCTTGTTCTTCTTTCGCTTTACCAGAAGATCCACCAGTAGTTGTGCTGGATGATCCAGCATATAATTTAATATCTGCTCCATTTAATTCGATAGAATCAGATGCAGAAAATACAATATTTTTTCCACCTACTTTAACATCACCAGATGTTGATTGAATTTCAACGTTTCCATGAACTACAATAGAAAATGCAGCTCCTTTAACTGAAGGATTTTCCGCTGACAATGCCTCATTATCATTATTAACTTCTATGGCAAGAAACTCACCATACTTTTGCACGCCAGCTCCCTGTGCAATTATATCTACTCTTCCTGTTTTTGGATCTGAAGATGGATTTTTTCCAGCTGTTAAAATAACACTGCCATCAGTATCTAATGTTATTCCACCACCAGAACTAGTTACTATAGAATAAAAACTATCACCAGTATCAGAATCACTACCATCAGTTACTGTTACTTCGCCATTTGCTAGAATGGTATGATTTAAACTTGATACAGCCGCAACTTTAGATTTTCCGTCTTCTGTTGTCGAGTTGCTGCCACCAGATCCCTGTAATTCGGGTGGAATAAATGCTCCAATATCTTGAAGCACTCCCATGACATCAGCACCGAACTGATCTATCTCACCCTGAACACCAGAAAGGAAATCATTAACTGGTTGGGTAAGTTCACCTAGATTAGGCAATCCAAGTATATCTGTTTGTGCTGTTTGATTTTCAGATACCCCACAACTACTATTAGGAACTGGGTTAGGTAGTTTTGCCGCTCCAGTTCTTAAATTCTCTTGTAGTTCTAGCCAACTTTTTGCCATGATTTTTTATGGGCAATCGATTACTTGTGCTTCTCCAGATGGAGCAACAGATAATGCAAACTCTTCGTATGTTTCTCTTTCTAAACAAGAGAGCGACGAAATAACTCTGGTTCCTGATCCACCACCACCAAACACTCTGACAGCAGGGAAATCTTCATAGGTTTTCGTCTTATTTATTACTTCAAGATCAACTACAAATCCATCTCTTATAATTGCTCTGGCAATTCCTTGCTCTCCATTTACAGTTACAGTTGGTTCTGATGTGTATCCAGATCCAGGTCTAATGACAACAAACCCATCTATTACACAACTAGTTTTGTTAGATTTGTTTGGAACATAATTCCTTCCAGGTCTTTCTATCTTTATCTTCGTCAACCTACCACTATCATCTAAAAGTGCAGTAGCAGAAGCACCACTACCAGTTCCTGCTATATTAATAAATGGAGGTCTTACATATGGATCTCCTGGGTCAACGATAGGTATGTATATGATCCTACCCTCCCCATCAACTTCAGGTATTCCTAAAGTGGGAGGAACAAATGATCTAGGTGGTTCTGTTGGTGTAGTTACTACGGGATTCTGATTGTAGATGATAAACTGCCTAGACAAACCAGCTTCTGTCACACTGAATAGCACTTCTTCTTCATCTGCTATACTTATTTGTGAAGAGATTGTTATGTTTGCAGTAGCAACACCGTCAATCATTGTCATTCTTCCTGTGTTTATTCCATTAGCAAAATCAGATGCTTGAATAAAACCAAACATAAAATAATTAAATACTGTTCCATCTGGAACAGATCCACTTAATAATCTTAATGTAAATGAAATTGTTTCACTTTGTCTAACTCTTGTCTTGTCAGCAGTCAATGAATATGTTATAATATTAGTCTCTGTCTGTGGTATAACTGAAACGACATCAACTTCGTATCTATCTTGCGTTCTAACTTCAGAAGAAGTAGATGATAAGTTGATGTTTAAAGTTCCCCTCCATGTATAATCACTTCTTTGTGCTAATGCAATTCTATACCTTGAGTTGCTAGTTAATCTTAAACCAACTGTGCTATTAACTGCCGCATTAACTGGTATCGCATCAACCTCTTCGTCAATATCATCTGATCCATCTCTATTACCGTCATCAGTTGGCGGATTAAATGAATCAAAGAAATTATCGAAAGGATCTTCTACTTCTGGGGGTGGTGTTTCTGGATCACCAGAACCGTCTCCTGGTTCTCCGCCGTATACATTTGCTGTTGTGACTGCTGGGCAAGGCAATGTAGTGTAATCTGTGCAACTTGTTTGTAAATCTGCTTGACCACCTGCAGCAACATCAGCAATTAATTTATCTAGTGCTGCGAAATCATCTTCCCCTGGTTTCTTATTATTAGCAGCTCCAGTGCAAAACTGAGACTGTTCTGGTTTCTTACATTTTTTATCTGGTCCTGTGCAGGAGATACCAAACAGTGTGAATATGTATTGTAGAATTGCTCCCAAGATATTAAGTGGGCTAGCAATAATTCCTAAGATAGCTTGTAGAGGTCCTAGAATTGCACTTATTGCGTCGGTAAGAAAACTTTCAATCTCATTAATAATTTGAGATACAATCTGTTCTATCTTACAAGTTGCAGCAGATACAACTTCCGTAAGTAAACCATAAATTAAGTTTGTTAAAAAATCTAGAAGTCTATCTTCTAATCCTGCAATGGCACAATTAATCAATCCGAGTTGTTCATTCAACCACTGGAATAGTTTACTTAATATACCTTGATTTTTTAATTTAACTGCTTTGCCATCTTTAGGATTTGATGTTGGGATAGGTATTCCTAAACAGAATGATATTAAAGTTTGCACTCCCTTCTTTATCAAAGCAAGCAGTTGAAACTTTCCAGCTTTAATATAAGTTCTCGCTAATCCAAATACTCTTCTAATATATCCACCAGCAGCACCAGTATAATCGTAGAGTTTTCCAGTGACACTGCTCAACATCTGAGTTCCTAACTGCCCACCATTTTTAGAAACTGCTCCAAAAAATTCTGATAGGGTTTGCTCAAATTTAGATTGAGATGATGATGTATCTTCACATGTAGGATCTGCAATCAAAACACATGCATATCTTCCATGTGGATTAGTTCCAGATTGCTGATCATTTGTAGCATTTAAAATGGTTGATGATCCAGATCCTTCTCCGTTTTTAATTCCTGGTCTAGCAGTTGCATCCTGACTGCCTTCTGGAACAGTCATTTTAGGATTAGTATCTGGAACATATCTTGTGAATGCCAGACACTCTGCAGTAGAATTATTATTTGATAATGATGTATTAGTTGTTGACTTGGTTACCTTCTGGAAACTACCCATGATAACAGGGTGTTGACCTTCAGCACCATCTAAAAAGAAACCTACTACCCAATCTCCTTTCTGTAATCTTGCTGGATGATATGAACTATTACCTTCCGATGAAGGAGCAGTTACAGGCAGCATAACTACCGCCCAAGGTAAATCCTCAACGGAAACAGCAGTGCAACTCTTAACATGCTGCCCAACAATTCTTACTTTATATCTATTGGAGAACTTTTTGTCTACATCTGTTTCGATCTGACCTATCCACCAATAGAAACCATCTTTGCCAGCAAAACCTACTGGTAAATTTAATTCGGGTAGCAACATAATTAGTTGTCGTAAATTCTACACTCTAAAGCATTTGGATTTTCGTCACAGTATAATTCCAATGGCGATGGATCATGATCATCTTCTGGGTGACGAGAATGATATGCTTCCAAAGATTCCAGTTCTTCTTCAGCATGTCTTCTTGATTGAGAAGAAGATAGAGGATCATCTAAGATTCTCTTATCGTGTTCTATATGTTTTTGAATGTTTTCCATTACTAACTCCCTAAATTATCTCTAATAAGTTCCAAATTACAAACTGCGATCAATCCCTTAGAAGAGTCTCTAGTTATATCATAAGAAATTTTCTTAACTAGATACAAACCACTGTTCACTAAATCATATTTTTCTTCTTCTCTTTTAGAGGAGACTGATTGGTTAGGTAACTTAACGTTCAGTTTATCGCCAGCTCTAATTCCGAAATTAATAGGTATAGTGATATTTAGTATCTGGTTATTCAAAATCATATGCCTGCTCATCGATTGAGCCATCCATTGCTTCCTGAAGTCTGGGTATTGTGTTCCTCCACTAGCACCAGCCTTCTGTGGATCAGCAATTGTATCTGCGTCATGGAATGTTTCATGATCAAAAAATTGTAACATAACTCTAGAAGGATACTTTGCCAAAGTTTTAATTGTCTCTGGGATATCTTCATCAGTTCCTAAGTGAACCATCCTAGGATATTCTTTACTGAGATCAAAAAAGTATTCTTCATACTCTAAGTTAGATGGATTGAAAAATGATATCATCGATGAGTAAACACCATAACGCATCTTTTTCAAAATATTTTCTTGACTGCCAAAAGAATAATTCAAAATAAGATAAGAGTTCTTTTGTGCATTTGAATTATCATCTTGCGCCATACCATAAACATATTCTGGGTGTTTGTTTTGATTTTCTTGTATTAAAGCATCTATAGATTTGAAAACATAACCATCATATGTTTCAAAGAACATGTATCCAGCAGAACCAGAAACAACAGTTGCAGTTTCTTTAGTAGCAGCTTGTGTCTGACCACCAGAAGCACTAGTGGATCCACCTTTAGAAGATGTTGCAGATGGTTGAGGGGCTAGTGGAGTTGTAGCGGATGAAGATACACATTCAGGAAGCATTGATGAGACAACATCGAATGGTCTTTTCAATGATGGTATCTGTTTCATTTTATACTTACAAGATTCCGATGATATATCTTTATCGGTGTCTAAGTAATCCTTTAAGATTTGACTAACGATGGAGTCGCCCGTGCCTGATATAGCTTTTCCAATTCGTAAAGTTTCATTTCTCAATGCTTCTGGAGAAAACAAATCTAATATGTAGACTTGCATATTTTTAGAAACTATTCTATTTCTAATCCCATAAACTACAAACTTCCACTTATAAGATTCTTCAGAAATATTAGGCGCTATTAGTTCTATCTCAACTGTTTCTGTGCCTACGATAGGTGCGCTAGCAATCAAGTTAATTCCTGTGTCAACAACCATTAATTCAGCAACTACAGTATTCAATTCTATACTCTCGTATATTTTAATAGCATTTAATTGCGCTTCTGGATTCTTACCAGTTAAAGGATGCTTGACTCCGTTTGTATCAATAATAACAACGTTCTTTACGTGAGCATTAAGATCTACTGACATTTATTAATTCCCCCAAGGTGATGATACACAAAGAACAGATGCTAAACCACCTGGCCATGGATCTGAAACAAACTCTGCTGTAGATTGTTCATTCATCTCATCTGCCGATGATGGGATAGTCATACCCGCACCCCCAGCACCAACTATATTAATAATCGCAGCAGAATTTAAACCTTCACCCTCTTTAGATGTGGCACTTGTTGGTGGGGATGCTGGTGATACCTTTGGTGTTACTGATTTAGTTATCAGATCATTTCCAACTGGTATTTTATCTCCAGGAAGATATCTATCCTGTTGCCTCATCATTGAAGCAGCAATCATTCTTCTGATATCATCTACATCTTCTCTGATTGTTGGTCTTTTTACCGTTCCTCCTTCTTCATAACCCAACTCTTTCATCATCTCTCTTTGCTTTGCCATCGAGGCAAGAGGATTATTATTTTGATTCTTATAATCAGTTGACTTGGTATTGCGATGAGTATCTATGAAATTTCCTATGAAATCCCACCAAGGTTTTTGAACTACGCCGCCTTTATTATATGACTTAACTGTTCCACCTCGTTTTTGATTACCCGTGGAGCTCTTATCAACTTCCGCTTCACTCAAGTACTTCAATGACAATCCTTTCTGTGGGGCGTTCTTCATAAAGAATGCTCTAACTTGACCATGTGCTTTTCTCAACAGTGCTTCGTTCGCTTGACCTGGCTTTGGTCCTTGAGGTCCGCCAACATCTATTTTTTTATCTACCATTCCAAGATACCCACGAGATTGGAAGACTTCATAATCTCCATTGTTGGGATTGATTCTTACTTTGTAATCTTTTCCATCATGATTAAAGTTCACATGATTTGCTTCTAGTTGCCCAGTCTGGCGGTTGGTATCCACATCCGAAACACCAACACCTTCGTTAGTTCCTTTGGTAACAGACTGACGACCAGCACCATAAGACTTAGGATCATGAACATCCATTGGTTTTCCATCAGCACCAACATTTCTTTGTGTTCCTGATCCTGTATCTGGATTAGAAGGGTTTGATTGATTCTGTTGTTCGTTAGTAGTTTGAGGTTTGTTATCCTGCCCTTGCTTCTTCTCTTCTTTCTTCTTGGCATCGAGTGATTCTAGTGAACCTGCTATTAAATTTTTTAAGAAATCTTCTCTAGTCTTTTTTGCACCGCCATCTTCTTTAAACTTACCACCACCAACTTTTAAGTTTGGTAATGCCTGTGACATACCAAAAGTTCTAGCAAGGTTTTGAATTTCTGGTCCGAGTGCTTGTGCTACTGGAGCACCTAAAGAACCCATGCCTTTAATGAATTGATCAACTACAGCAAGAGTGGAGGCAGCTGATGCTTTCATGCCTGGATCTTCACCCTGTTTACCAACTAAATCTTTTCCAGTTTTTGAATTTAAATCAACGACAGATTCTTTACCTGCTTCACCAAGCATCACTCCACCTGATGCCATTTTCTCTTCACCTAATCCAGATAATATTCGCTCAATTCCACCTGATTTTGTTTGACTGGAACTTTCCCCTAAAATACCACCAAGGTTAATGATGTTATCAAAAGCTCCCCCAAATCCAGATTGCCATGATTTTTCTTTTTCTAATTCAGAACGCAAACCTTTGATCGCTTTTTCTTTTTTCTCTGGAGGTAAGGAACTAATTCTTCTGATAGAATCTTCTGTTACTTTATTGCCTACTGCCTCTCCAATTTTATTTACTGCCATATCACCCAGCAATCCAACACCTAATCCTTTAACTCCCGTTAACAAATTTTTCGGTGTTGCAAAAGATTTAAAAGATTTTAATAACCCACCCCCAGTTGGTTTTGCCAGGGAATCTACACCACCTTTAGTAAATAATTGACCAGGACCTATTTGACCTCTACGAAGTAATCTTAATCTATCACCAAAATTAGATGATCCTTGTAAAAATCTATCATAAGAACCTGTCATTCTTCCCAATGGTTTTGGTTTTAATGCAGATGCACCTGGAGAAGGAGAAGGTTTTGCAGTTGATGTAGCACCTTTAGGTTTAAATAAATTTTTTAGTTTTCCTAATTGAGTAGCAGCAGCTCCAGATAAAAACCCTAAAACTTTATCTTTAACTTTTTCCCAAACAAATCCAGTTAGAGTATCAGATTTTACACCTGATGATCTACTGGATCCAAACATACTTGATCCAGTTCCTGAAGATCTACCACCAGTTTTCAATGATTTAACAGTTGATAATATAGATCCTTGATTCTCTACTTGATCTGAAAGAATACTAGCAATAGTTTGAACACCAGTTGCAGTAAAAGATTGTGCTCTTAAAGAACTATTGAGAACTTGCGTAACTGATGCGAGACCAGAAGCAACTCCCATCGTATCAGCCGTGAGAGAACCAAATCCTTGCGTAAGAATTTTTGCTAATCCAGTTGCCCCACCAGAAGATCTGGGTTGTGATGACTGAGATGAAGTTTTAGTTTCTGGTTTCTTAAATGAAAAAAGATTACCTAAAGAAGGAAGACTCCCAAGTAACTTAGTTCCTATTTTTTGTTTCTTCTCTTGTTGTTTGTTTTCTTTTTTTGTTTGTTCTTCTTTCTTTTTTCTGCGCGATTGTTTTCTATCCTCTTTTCTCGCATCCTTACGAGACTGAGTTGCTTTAGATACTATGAAACCTGCGAGGGATTGACCTCCTACTGATGCTGAGCTTTCGGTTCCAAAAGACATCTATTTATCTCTCCTAGTAAAAGTATTTATCGAGCGCGTCTCATATTAAGTTCTGATCTCAATCGATGAGGATTGAAAGTAACTGTAGTAATTTGTGTGGGCGTAGAACTTTGAACAGATTGAGACACATTAGGTGAGGATTCTATTGGGATTCTATTTACAATTACTGTGCCAGTTGATTTTGTTTGTGATGCTACTTCTCTGGTTCCTGAAGATGATAAGACTTTTTGTATTTCATCGTATCCAGATTGCCCTGGTTTAACTTTTCTGGCAAGATCTGGAAATAATTTAGCCCAATTTTGCATCGGTGTTAGAGAAGGATCTAACTTAGAAATGACTAGAGATTCTGATTTACTTGGAGATAGTTTGTTCGTTGTAGTTCTCTGATCATCAAATACTTGCTTTAGTCTTTGACTACCCCTAATGTCAGCAAGACCACTACCACCAGATGCTTTTGCCGCAAGAATTAATTCTTGTCTTTTGTAATCATCACCGTAATTTCTCTTGCGATTTTTTTGTGTTCTTTTTCTTTCCGCCGCCGCGCCACCGAACCAACCCATTTTATCCCACCAGGGGCGTTGTGTTACTCCACCTCTTGCAAATGATTCCACACGTTGAGTATTAGATTGCAAAGAAATTTGTTGCCATCTTTTTATAACATCAACTGGATCTTTTGTGATATCATACAGTCTATTTTTTACTGGATAAATTTTAACTCCTTCTGGTGTCTCTTCAACAATCTCATCACCGTGCATTATGATAGGAGTATTTTGAATCACTACATCATAACCAGAATCGGGTCCGGATAATAGATATGGCGTCATTGGTGTTACCATATCTAATTCTTCTGGAGTATAGTAACCTCCAGTCTCATATTTTATTCCGAAATTTTTACCAACTCTTCTAACCTCATCGTCGTAATCTTGAACTGTTATCTTCCCATCTCCATTAAAATCAAGTCTAGCATTTTGAGAATACGCAGGACCATCAGCAGAAGTAGCAACTACAGCATTCATTCTCTCTGGAGATCCTACTGCTAATCCGTTCACTGCTTTTCCATACCAAGCAGGAACGTGAGTCAATCCATAGATATCACCAGCTGTCATTCCTTTTTTCAATCCAACACCAACCCAATATTTTACTACATAAGGCCACTGCTCACTTCGACTCATTGCTTTGAGTTCTGCCGCTGATTTTCCTGTTCCAGGTAAACCACCACCAGGGCAAAACTGAATTAATCCAACACAACCACCATCATTTTCTGCATCTGGTTTCAATCCACTTTCACTTGCCATTAACGCAAGCAATCCATTTGCATTCAATTCCCATTCTTCTGCAAACGCATTAACTAAAGCAACAAACTCAGGATCTTCCTTCCAATCAGCAGGAACAAATCCTTTTGGTTTTCCTTGAGCATCGAGAGTTGCTTCTCTATCAATATAAATCTTAACAAAATCAGGATCATTTAAAAATTTAGCCCAAGTTTTACCAAACTCTTTTTGTTGATTTTTTAATTCCAAAGATGCAGATTCAATTGGAGAATTTAATAAACTGTTAATTAAATTCTGCTCAACCCCTAATGATAATGCAAATGGTGTTACGACTGATTTCAAATAAGGTTTAAAAAATGCCCCGAGAGCCCCTGTTCCTTGTATGAATTCTCCTAGAGTAGTGATTGCAAAAATACCAGATGCTCTCATCGAGAGCTGTAATACTTCACTATAAGCAATCTGCTCCCCTTTATTTGATTGAAGTTTGTCTTTATTCAAACCAGAAGCTGGAGGAGTAACACCACCCGATGCCAATTTTTTGGGGGGATTTACTTTAGGTTGTTTTTTAGGTTCTGAAACCTTAGACTTTTTTGTATTCTTTTTTTCTAATATAATATCTTCTTCTGTCTTTTTAGGAAATACTGATAATCTTTCCTCTATCTTAGAGTAAGATAAAGTTTCCAGCAAAGAATTTTTAGAAAACATTGCTGCTAGTTTAGCAACACGATTAGCAATTTCGTTTTCTAATTCTGCTTGCTCTATTAAAATATCTAATTGCTGATTAACCTTCCTTACATTCTCACCACTCTTTGATGTTAATGATCTAAATTCTGAAGCAAGTGAGCTTTCAAAACTTACTGCTTCCTGTCTAGTTTGCTTTGCTTTTTGTGGAATAAGATTGTTGAGTAACATATTACATGCGCCTCATTTGTGTAGTGGTTAATACTTCACCAGTTGGTATATCAATATTTACAAACTGAGGTTTTGAAGATGCTCTGGGTGCAGGAGATACATTTGCAGAAGATGGTGGCATCTGAATGGTAGTTTGTTTTACTGGTGGTTTTGATGATTGCGGTGTGACCCACCCTTGAGATCTAGCATAATCTAATGTTCCAGCAGCAGTTGGTTCTGGGAATAACATGTCTCCAATTACAGGAGCATTTAAAATACCAATTGCTTTACTGAAAAGTTTTCCCATTCCAACACCAACATTTTGAGCACTGCCAGTTATAAGTTGTAAACGAAGATTGTTTGCTAATGGGCTGTTTGCATATGCACCTTGTAGTAACTTATCTGCTAACAGTTTACCCTTATCAAATGTTGCTGGTTTCACTGCTGCTTGTGGTTCTAATATATCAATCCTCCTAGCAGTTCCTGGAACAATACTCTTCACAACACCACCAGGAGTTTGCTTGCCTCCTAAAGATCCTTGAGCACCAGCATATCTTTGAGCACCTTTTAGTGTTGGAGCAGAGTATGCTCCCCTGCCAAGTATCTGTGGTTTCCATTTACCCAATCTAAATTTGTCACCTTTCATAATAGCCTCAAATCCTTCTCTCGCCATGCCAGTAAAACCAGCTTGAACTCCTCTGATACTAAGTCCTTTTGGTCTAGTGACATTCCTAACTAAATTAACCAATGGTTTGAACCATCCACCAACAGCAAAACTTGGTTTGTTTTGATGCGTCCATTCAACGGGATCTATTTGCCCTCCGCTAGCCTGTGTTCTAACTTCCCAGTGCAGGTGGGGACCAAAAGAACGACCAGTGTTACCCACTGTTCCTATTACTTCACCTGCTTTTACTTTAGATCCCATCTCCAAATTGGTAGCAACATCTTTTAAGTGACCATAAAATGTAAATATTTTTGGTTGATCGTGGGCGATGCCAACCAAATTACCATACCCACCACCACCATCAGCTGGCCAGTTTTTATTAATGTCATATACAGTTCCAGCAAAAGGTGAAATAATTTTGATGCCAGGATCGCCATCTAAATCAATACCACTATGCTGCCTTCCCCACCTATATCCAAACCCAGATACATATCCAATCTTCTTTGTATCTTCTTTTGAAAAAGGTATCCATGCAGGTAATTTATTTACATTAGTTCCACCAACGTATCTAAGATCGGCAGCAGAAGAAATGATACCTATATCTTCTGCAATCTCTCCTGAAGGTAATGGAGCTCCACCAAAAACACCAGTAGCACCTGGAAAATATAAATCATTATCATTCATATAAACACGCCAGGATTTATAGAATGATTTCAGATCTTGTGTATTTTCTGTAGTTCCTGCATACGCAGGACCACCAAACATATCAATAACAGCACTGCGAGATATGCTGAGTATTGAAGATACTGTAGGTATTAATCCAGAAATACTAGTATTAAAATATCCAGCAAGAGGACCTAAACTACGAAGAACAGATCCATATACAACAACAGCAGAACCAAGTAAAGCATTTGATGATTTTGCTAATACATCACCGAAAGATTGTATATAAGATTGCTGATCATATTGGTTTAGTATTCTCTTCCCGTCGTTTCTGTTATGAGGAACGACTACAGTTCCTGGCGCTAGTCTACCTCTGATAGGATTATCATACACACCTGGAGGTATTACTTTATCTCCTCCCGTTTGACCTAATGCAATTCCACCTGATGCTAATTTTTTTTCTGGTCTTTTACTTGGATTAAAGAACGAGGTGATCCCATCAAACCAATTTTGTTTCTTCTCTTGTTTTGGTTTTACCTTCGAAGGTGGTTCTTTTCCACTACCAAATGGAGAAAATATTTTACCAACAATCTTTTTTCGTAATGCTTTTTTTCTTTCTTCGGTTTCAAAATCATCAAGTGCTTCTTGATAATTCTCAGTCATCTGACCGAGTAAGAATTCTACATCACCAAGATCTTCATTTATCCTTCTTAAGTAACCTAGGTTTCTAGTGAGAATAGAATTCTGTTTTGATAATTGATTACCAATAGCATCTAAAGCATCACCATAACTCGCCATCGCTTTAGAAACATTCGATGGCATTCGATATGGGGCAACCAGATCCTCATCTCTCAAAGGCGCTGGCTTGGGTTTGCGTGCTTCTGGAGCAGCAGGAGCAGGTGCTGCTGGCACAGAAGCAGGTTCAACAGGAGCAGGTGCTACAGGAGCAGGAACGGATGTCTCTGGGGGTTTGATCTGCTCGCGCTCTTTCTTTCTTTTTTCTCTCTCTTCCTTCTCTTCTTTTTCTTTTTTTCTTTGTTCCTGTATTTCTAGTAATCTTCTTTCTTGTTCAGCTGCTTCAATTTTTTTATTTACATCTTCACGAAAAGGATTTTCGAGGTATGCTTCTACCAACCACTCTTGATATAATCTCTGTCTTTCCATCCACTGAACAGGAGTGCCACTAGTCTGATCTAAAGAAGGATACCCACGAGGATCCTTCTTCATGTTTGCAATCAGTTTATCAGCATCAGCATCAGAAAGATTTACATATGAACTATAGAATTCATCTCCCTGTCTTCTGCCAGTTAATTTTGATTTTAAAACCAACCACAACCTAGAGTTAGGATTAATCCTACTCCAAGGTATCTTTGGATCTAATACACCTTCAGGTGGTTGGGGTAAGTAATCGTAGTTCATTTATTCTTACTGTTCTGCTCTTCAATATAAGCATTCAACATAGTAATATAAACCATTCTTTCCCAGGGGAGCATGTTATCCAATTCAGTCAAACTAAACTTATGAATATACATGAGATTAAAATTTGACTGATAATAATTAGCAAGGCTCTCATGGAACATGCTCACCCGAAAAAATTTACCAGACCCTCAATTGTGTATTCAGATTCAACTCCAGTGTTAGGATTAGTAACTTTAAATGTATGCGCTAACTTGGGCATGGTAGCAAAAAAATCTTTAACTTTCTCGAATTGTTTGGAAGTTAATCCACCCATCCAATCTTCAATTTCTTTTCTTGATGTTGTTTTAGCCTCGAACACTTCTTCTCCAGAAAAGATCTGATGAACAGAATCAATAATAATATCAAATACTTCTTCTGCGTTCAATGACTTCATCATGATTTGTGTTTGAATAAACTGATCAACACCAGGATACTTCATCACAATACCTGTAGTATCATCTAATAATATTTTAGCATCATGATCTGGATTTTTTTGAACTTCTACTTTACTTAAATCTAAAGTATATTCTACCTCTGTTTCATTGTCATCATTACAGATGATTTTCATTTTAACTTCTTCACCAACAGATTTGCCACGTATGTTGAGAAAGATGTATTCGATATCAAATGATGCTAGGTCTTCAATCTTCACACCCTTCGTAAGAACACAAGCTTTCACAATATCTTTTACTGCTTGTGTGATTTGTTTTTCATCTTCAGATTCCATAGCCATAAGAAGAATCTTTTCTTCACTAACTAGAAATGGTCTATACTTAATTGTCTTTCCTGATGATGGCAATTCCAACTCATATGTTGGCACTGGTGGTTTTGGTAAAGTCATGATTACTCCAAAGAAGATAATATGTTCGTAAAAATATTTAGGTTATAGTGTTGAGACGGTTGAAAGTTGCATTCCAATTAGTGTAGTAGAAGTTAGCAGTCACCTTAACTATTTGACTAGATCCATACGAGAGAGGAATAGCATCAACTGAATAAACCCATGCATCTTTAAGTTCATATTTAACAGGGGTCAAACCAACTTCAGATTTAGAATCCTTTTCGTTTTTTTCGATAGTTAATGTAGTGCATTTATATTTTTCTGGGTAATTAATTTGATATGAATTACCAACTTTCTTGTAAATTTTAGCGTGCCAATCTGTTAAGAAATTCAGTGCTTGCATCTCTGCGTCACACATAAAAGATAATTGAAGGTCATTATATATTGGATTGGTTGGATAGTAAATTGGATTTGCTCCAGGATGTCTAACCACACTACCTGTCGAGGATTGAACTCCTGGTAAGGATACTTCATCACACATGATATTAACTCGTTCTCCAACTAGAGAAGGTTGCGTTCCAGCTTTTCTGTCAATGCCGCCAAAATCTCCTATCAGTTCGTTGATAACACCTCCAGAAAAATAAACAGAATAGAGATTGCTTTTTGCCATCCCTCTTCCATTTGAGATTGCTGTTAAATAGGTTTGAACGCCCATTTAATAAATACCTTGAGAAGTTATATTTATATTTATGGCATACTCGGGATTTTATCGCCCCATAAATCCCACGAAGTATAGGGGTAACCCTATGAATATAATCTATCGTTCGTTATGGGAAAGAAAGTTTATGATATTCTGTGACAGAAACAGCAGTGTCATTGAGTGGGGCAGTGAGGAAGTTGTGATACCTTATCGTTCACCTATTGATGGAAGGGTTCATCGTTATTATGTAGACTTCTATATCAAAGTTCGTACAAAATCAAATGAAATTAAAAAATATCTTGTTGAAATTAAACCAAAGAAACAGACAACTCCTCCACCTCCAGCAAAGAAACAAACTAAAGTATACAAAGACAAGGTTCTAACGTTTCTAAAAAACCAAGCGAAATGGGAAGCCGCAAGTGACTGGTGTGAGGATAGACAAATGCAATTCCTTATTCTCACCGAAGATCACTTGGGGGTGTAGCAGATGGCACAAGGATTTAAAAAAGAAACATCTAAAACTAGAAAAGGATATAATACTTTATTTGAAAGAGTTAAAGAAAAAGCAGGGAGCGAAGAACAATCTTGGCAGTGGTATAGAAAGACTGTTCGCACCATGGCTTTAGAATACAAACAACAACCAGATAAAACAATACGTGATGAACGTAGAGATAGAGCAGACACAGAAGAAAATAAAGACCAAAACCAACTCAGAAGATACGCAAGAGTAGGTAGACTATTTCTTTTTGAATATAAAGCTAAGATGAAGTATCTACCATACTATGATACATTTCCATTAGTATATGTCATCAAAGCAAACTCAGATCATTTCTTTGGTGCTAATTTACACTACATGGATCCGAGAAAAAGAGTGCTTGCTATAGAAAAATTAAAAAATGATCGTATTGATTTACCTCGTGCATGTTTCCATAAATATATTTTAGACCATGTAGATGGATTCCTTTTAGATCTTGCGATTGATGAATGGGATACTGCTATTGCTTTGCCGATAGAACATTTTGTTAGAGAAAGAGGAAACGTTTTAGTTCCATACAAGTCATCTGATGTATGGAAAGAAACCAACGAAAAATATAATGATAGAATCAAAGCAAAAAGAATCATCAAAGGTTATGGTAGACCAGAAGACATCGAGGTAGTAAGTCAATGACATTAAAATATCCAGCAGATATTGATGGTAGTAGTGACTGGATCCAATTTTCATTTGGTGATTATAAGCCACCAGTTTCAGGTGGAAGTAGTGCATATAGTCAGACGCAAGGATACACTGCTAGTGGTAGCACAATTGCAATGAATATGCCTAGTGATGTGGGAACTTCCTTTTCTGGTAATTGGCAAGGAAAAGATACAACTTCTCTAGCGCAATTTGCCTTGGGTGCTGTAGCAGAACCAATATCTCAAGCAGTAACAAAAGGAAATTTGCAAGGCGCTATTGATTCTGTCTTTAAAAATCCTGGAGAAAAATTCACAAACTTTGCAAAAGCAGCTGGAGATGATGCAGTAAAATATCTCGCAACTAGTTTTTCCAATCTTCCTGGACTGGGAGCGAATTTAAATTATAATGATGTTTTAGCATTAACATCAGGAACTATATTAAATCCAAATACAGAACTTCTTTATAGTGGATTTGGATTGAGGTCTCATGGATATAGTTTTAAAATGATTCCTCAGTCATCTGGCGAAGCGCAAGCGATATTAGATATCGTAAAGACTTTTAGAGAAGCATGTGTTCCATCAACAGCAAATAGTATATTCGGAACAGAAGGTAAAAATTTTATAAACCTACCTAAATTATGTGAAGTGAAATTCTTTAAAGCTGGCGGTGGTGAAAACGAATACTTACCCAAGTATAAAGTTTCGGGTATAACTTCAGTAAATATAAGTTACGTTACGGAAGGAAGTTATATGTCATTTGAAGATGGTAAACCAATAGGAATTCAACTAACAGTTGGATTTAAAGAAACCAAACTTGTATTCAGAGATGATTTAGAATCAGGTAGAGCACGATAATGTCATACTTCAAACGTTTACCAAACATAGAATACGACAAGAAACCATTGACCTTTCCATTCTCGGAAAGAGAATATGTTCTTGCTAAAAATTTCTTCAGAAGATACAAAGTAACTGAAAGCTCTTACAACTTTCAGAACTTTTTCAATGAATATAACATGACAGACACAGACAGAATTGATTATCTGTCATATAAATTTTACGGAAAATCTGATTTTGATTGGGTGATATTAATTACAAATAATATTATCAATTCTTATTTTGATCTACCAATCAGAGAATCTGATTTGTATGAGATAGTTCAAAAAACATACGGAAACCCAGAAGGTATTCACCACTATGAAACATACGAAGTGAAGAATAGTTCTGGGTTAGTTGTGCTTAAATCTGGATTAAGAGTAGAACAATCTTTCTATAATAGTGTATACAAATACTATAATAATGGAAGTGTAGTATCAGTAAATGGAAATACCATATCAAAACCTATCACTAATTATGAATATGAATTAAAATTGAATGATGAGAAAAGAAAAATTTATATCCTAAGACCAGAATATGTTCAAGAATTTATTGATCAATTTGATTTAGGGATGGAGTATTCTAAGTCTAGTTCTTACATAAATCGAACAACCAAGAAAGCTGGTATATAAAAAAAGGGGGCATAATGCCCCCTTTACTATTATCAGTCTTCCTCAGCAAGACGAGCAAAGTAACTCAAAGCATCGTCTTCATCTTCATCTACGCCAGCAGCAACTGCAACTTTAGGGAGTGCAGGTTCGCGGCGAGCGACGGGAGCGGGAGCAGAGAACTCTTCATCCTCTTCCTCATCCATCACACGAGTTGCTTGAGCAGCACGAGCTTGGGAAGGAGTTTGAGTGATACCCAACACCAGATTCAGACGCTCTTCCAGTTCTTCATAGGTCTTGAAGTTAGACGGCGCGACAAACTCTTGGAGAGAGTATGCTTGACGCCAGATTTTTTCAAGCGCAGTATCATCCGCTGAGAGTGCAGACGGGGCGGCGAACTCAGACTTATCATAGTTCCAATAACCAGCAACGTTGGTGATCTTCAGTTTGAAGTTAGCACCTTCCCACAGATCGAAAGGATTCACAGGAGACTCATCTTCAAATTCAGGTTGCATAGCAGCACAGATCTTGTCATAGATCTTCTTGCCATACTTATACAGGAACACCTTACCCTCATTCTCGGGATTGGCTTTATCACTCACCACATAGATGTTAGAGTAGTAAGTCAGTTTGCGCTTCTGCTTGCGAGCAGTTTCTTTATCAGCATCACGACCACTATTCCACAGGCGGCGATTCACCTCACCCACAGGATCTTTCTGACCCAGAGTGGTGAGAGAGTTCTCGATATACCAACCACCATCACCTTGGAAGGCATGGGAATAGAGTTTCACAAAAGGGATTTCCTCACCATCAGGTGCAGGGAGGAAACGAATAACAGCGAACCCGTTACCAGCGGCGTCAACGCTAGGTTTCCAGAAGCGATCATCGCCACTAGAAGAAGAGTTTGCTTTCTCAAGTTCCTTAGTCAGAGAAGCAAAGGAGTTTTGAGATTTGCGCTTAAGGTCAGCGAAAGACATAGGATTACCTCGGATTGTTTTAGATTTGGTCTGTGTGACGCCCGATCACTTAGTCATCATACCACGGGCAGAGGTCGGCGTCAACCCTCTGCCTCGATCTCCTGCTCAAACTCGTCGAGCTTGTCGAGCATGTTACGCATGAGGGTCTGAACGTCTTGCGTTTCCCACCACCCATACAGCATCTTAGCACCCTGTTCGATTTGCTCACACATTTCTACTGCGCGAGGGTCATCAGATAGTTTCAGACGCATATAAAAGATCTGTTGTTTTTCAACAAGAGAACGAACAACTCGAATATATTCAAGTTGATCTTCTTTGTCGCCTTTCATAGGAGAAGCAAGAGTCAGTTCCATTGCCTTCATTTGAAGGCGTTCCATTTCTCTTGCTTCTTCTCTAACAATATCAGAATCAAAGAAGTCTGTCATACTAACATTAGTTTTGCACGGGATGTTTTCTTGATGAAGTTCAGTTGTTGAGCTTCATGTCTTAGTTTTTCTTTTAGTGGTTTTGAAATCAACTTGGGCACAGTCTCCAACTCAATATCGTTGGTATCACAATAATGAATGATAGCATCAATATAACTCATTGAATCACTGTTCACAAGCGTCTCAACTTCAGAAGAGAATCTCGCAACGGTCATAAATTTTTCCTGTAATATATTATCCTCCATAGATTTCCTGGTAGAGAGAGCGTAGTTCGATTAATCTTTCTAGATATTCTTTTTTAGGTTGCTTAATCACTACTTGTGTGTTACCATCTTCACAGGCAACGATAGTCACAAGTTGTTTAATGCGTGTATTATATAGTTCATAGAACATACACCCATACGCAGTCTCTTGAATGTAATAGTCTTCCATCCATTCTTCTTTCTTCTCTTCCTTTGAGGTTTTGAAGTCAATGATGGATGGAATACCATCAAACTCACCGATACAATCGACGCGCCCAGCTACTTCCAGGTGATCTGAGTATAATGCTGCTTCTTGTAAATAGACTTTGGTGATTCTATTGAGAGTCGGAACAGCATTTTTAAACATCATAAGGGGGAGGAACTTCCCTTTGAAGTTCTCTTCATTATAGCAGTTATTCAGCAAATCTTCAACCATTTTGTGAAAGTCTGTGCCACGAGTGGCGGCACGAGTTGAGATTGCTTGTGCTTTATCATGACCAACACGTTGTTTCCATTCGTTCAGTTTCTTTTTCTTCTTCGGGCACACACCTAGAACTGTGGTGATCGAAGGATACTTTCCACCCGAAGGTGTTGGATAGAGCCTACGACCATCTACCATGATAGCTTCCAGTTCAATAGGTGCGAATGACGAAGAATGAATAAACATTTAGAATCCCAAATTAATTTTACTGATGATGTAACTACGAACTAAACCAGAGCGAACAATATCCTGAACACCAAACTCAACAGATGCAAACTCTTCCATTGTATTGATGATACGTTGGAAGTCAAGAATGCCATTACGTTCATTAGTTTTGATCAGGTCAGTTTGTTGAACATCACCCGAGAAGATGATCTTACAATCTTGACCCACGCGAGTGATGATTGAATCAAGTTCATGGAAATTTAGGTTCTGCATTTCATCGACGATGATGATGCAGTTATCCATGGTAGTTCCACGAAGGAATGATGTAGACCAGAAACTAATCGTTCCCTGATTTTTTAGATTACCATACAGCATCTCAAACTCTTCATCCGTTGACAGTTCAAACATATACTTTACCATATTCTTATAAGGAATCTGATAAAGACTTGACTTGTCTTCATGATCTCCAGGAAGGAAACCAATCTCACGAGTTGCCACAAGTGAGCGAACAATATATACCTTTTCGTATGGGGTGTTCTCATTCAGAACATCCTTCAGTGCAAGATACAATGCCACAAATGTTTTACCAGTTCCAGCGGCACCATCGTTGAGAGGCTTCTTGCGCTTCATCTGCTTCACGCTCATTCCATTTGGAACAGCTTGCTTGGTTTTACGATTTCTTACGGGCATATTAAATACGATTAACAGTGGATCCAGGTGTGTCGGCAGCGCGATTGATAATGTGTTTCCAATCACTATCAGTTTTATTCTGCCAGTTTCCTACTTCAGAGACTGCATGTAGTATGGTAGGCATCTGAGTGATGTGAGGATTAGCTTCGAGATATGGTTCTCTCTCTGCCATATACATCCACTTTTCAAACTCTTCACCTGTGTTATTATCCTTGAATCTGTAAGTTGGCATCTTCAATAAACCATAATGGGGGAGTTGCTGGAGACTTCCAAGTAGCAAAAGCAACTTTGTCTCCGACGTAATAGTTGCGGTATGATTGGATACTGTCTCCAATCACTTTGTATTTATCGGGCATTGCAGGCGGCGGATCGATCCATCCAGCATCAGGAATGTTAAATGGAGGAACCCAAAGATAACTAATCAAACTCTCAGTGCTGTGATACTTTTTGTATCGTCGTGTATATTCTAAGCAGCAATGCTGAAACAAATCAAACAACCAACGATAGTGCGAACGGGATTGCCGCACCCATACAGCAGATGGATGATTGATATGCGATGCTTTATAAAGAATATCTTCGCGTGGTTTGTCTAGTCGCCAGCGTTTGATATTACGATTGTTAGCAGTCTTGGAAGTATAAGGAATGCCGTCAAGCACACGATGAGCAGTGGAGAGAAGCTGAGCATACTCAACAATCATTTTAACCACATGTTTATCGCAATGCTCGGCGGCACACGTTCGAGGATCGTAGCTGAGATAGAAAATATTCATTGGGTCTGTGTGGTTGACCCTATTATATCACCATTCCATTGCTTCTGCAACCGCTGGAAACTGTTCCTTAAAGATTTCTCTGCATTGCTCAGCGATGATCATGTGTTCCTTCTGAGTGCCGTGGGCAGAGCGAAGATCAATGTAATGGATCCATGACCTGCACGATCCCGTCATGTAGATCCTTGTGGGCGTTGCCAGGGGCAGCACGAACCTTGCACACTCCTTAGCGACTCCCGCCTCTAGCAGGCGCTTGTAGAGGTTGTTGGCGGCGGTGAAATGCTCAGCGATCTCTGCCTGAAACTTGAGTTTCACATAGTCTCCAAGGTCATCTGTAGAGTTCTGACGGTTCTTAGTATCTTGTTTACGAAGATCTGGGATGGGAATATTCTGAGTAATCAGATTGGTATCAGCATAACGCTGGGAAAACTCTTGGAATGTGAAGCTCCTATGACGAAGCACTTGTGCTGCAATACCACGAGTTGTTTCAATCTCAAGTGTCATATGAGATTGTTCAAACACAGACCAATGATTATGCTTAATACAATAACGCAGTAACCCTGCGTAGTTTTCATTATCTTGGTTACTAGGATTAGAGACTCTAGCAACATATGCCATTGTCTTTTCTGCATCAGGTGTAACCGAGATAAGTTGAACTTTAGAATGGATTGTCATATTGGGGAGCACCATCGAGACGACGAATTTCAGCAAAAATAGATTTACGATAGCGGTTATACTGCTTGATAACTTTTTTTAATTCCTTTTGATTAATTTGGGCATTCAAAAAAGGAGTTTGTGGATCTATCTCTGGTGATTCTATCACCTCTTGGGCTTCAATGTCAATAGTTTGTTCAGTCATAGTTTTAGATAAAATAATAATCTTCGCCTAGGGCAATACAAATACGTTTTACTTCTGCTACATAATCTCCAGTTTCATTAAGTTGAACTGCTATACGAAATGCATCATCAGCTTTCTCGAACTTTTCAATCTTATCAAACTTGGCGGTATAGCTAGGTTTACCACTTTCTTTCCAACCAGCAAAGTTATATTGTGTCGCTGGTTTGCCTGAAAGATGGTAGCGAACTACCCAGTTCTTTGTTGGATTAGTGAGTGTCATGTTAAATTAATGTTAAGAGTTACTCTAATTCTATCATCCACAGATACGACATTATATGGAGCAGATGAAAATCTTTCTGCCATAAGAACAGTATTTGTAGTGCTGGTAACTACAGCATACCCATACACATTTCCAATAGGCCCCGTCAATGTCCACGTTTGTTCTGGATATGATGCTGTTCCATCAGAAATTGTCCATGATGCTGCATTCAATGTAATCGGAGCATATCCGTTTTGTGCAGTAGTATACACAAAATTAGAATTAATAGTAGTTGATGCGGGAGTTACATCATTAGAAAATAACTTAAGAACTAATTGCTCAGTAGAAGAGGTTTTATTTACCAAGTAATTCAGTGCTAATGATTTTCCTACATTTGGTATAACTAATGCCATTATCGTTTACCTTTTTTAGTTTCTTTTGGTTGAGATCCCCAAAGTTTAGGATTTACACGACCTTCGGTTTGTTTAAATCCTTTTAATCCCTCACGATATTTATCCCAATAATGATCAAAGATATCGGTGCGTTTATTTGCAATGACAATATCATGTGCAAGTGCTCCATCAATCTCATACTCAACAATATATGCTGTATAGGGCAAAGATCTATCTTTTGCTAGTTCAGGATCACAGTTTTGATGGAGAATTCTCATTAGCTACGACCCCCCCACTGAATTTGTGGGAATGTCTCTTGGATAAGTGCTTTTGAAATACGAGTATACTTCTTTTGAAGATTTTTATCCTTTACGAGACAAAGAATCTCTGCTTCATCTGGATGGAGTTGCTCAAGCATTGCTAAAAAGATTTGTTCACGCTTACTCTGAGTGATGTTAGATCCACCCTTAACGAAGTGGAACATTTTCTTACCTTCATTCTCCAGCAATAGATGATCTGTTCCTTCTGGTGCTGGATTAGTAGTAAAAGGAACTTCTCCTTCTGGTAGCATAGACACTACGCTCTCATCAAAGTTCCAGATAAAAAGAGAACGAAGAACTTGTGTGTTGTTCTCCAATAAAATTCTTTTCTTTTCTTCTTTAGTCTTTGCGTTGTTAGCTTTACGCAGCACCTCTGAAATTAGAGGGCGATATGTTTTAGGTGCCATGTCAATTCAAAATGGTTGTGTGTTACGAAATACATATTCTTCCATCAACTTCGTAAGTTGATGTTGTTGAAAGTATTCTAGTGGAACTTTCCTTTCGTTGCTATTTAGTGACTTGTAACAAGATACAATCTCAGTAGCAAGATGCTCAGGAATGCAAGTAAGATCGATTAATTTCCGATTACGCTCATAATTTTGAGCAGCTTCTTGCGTTAAACAGAATACAGATGGGTCTTGGTTCACCCACTTTTCTAAGTTTTTCTTACTTATAGGTTTCTGTCTCTTGCCTACCACAAATGTATCAGCATCAGATAAGAAGTTAGGTATGCCATCTGACTTATCTCCCTTAATGATATGCTCTCTAGCGTATGCTTTAGGGTCATCATGTTTAATCTCCTTCTTAAGAATCGGATTGTATTGCTTCACAAATGGATACTTCTGTAGCTGAATAAAGTCTTTGTCTCCCGAAAGAATTAATACTTCCTCAGCATCTTTACCTTCTTTTTGAAGTTTGATATTGCGATAAGCTTGGTAAGTAGTGAGTGTGCTGATAACATCATCTGCCTCAGCGCCATAAACTTCCACCACCTTGTATGGAAAAAAGGTTTTAATCTCATCGCGTATCTTATTCAGAACTTCAAAGATTGCATTCCAATCTAGATCGGATGCTTCTCGATCTTTCTTTCTATTCTGTTTGTAATAAGGGAATGCTTCTTTTCGCCAGTAGTGCTTACTGTCATAAGCTAAAACAATCTCACCGAACTTAGGGGAGTATTGTCTTTCAAATGCTCGAAGGGCAGTAAGCACCATATGACGAACAAGATTTTCATTTAGAGCATCGCCCTTCAGTTGCATCATCAGATTACTAATCATAATCTGATTCATATCAATAAGAATCATTTAATCCTCGTCGTCGTAATCCTCAAAATCTTCAGAATTCTCAAAGCGAACTGCTACAATCTCGTCGGGAATCAGTTGACCGTTCTCATCAAACATTTCAGGATGCATTGGTTGAATCCTATTCTTGTTTAAAAATGCATAGACGATATCGTTTCCGAACCATCCAATCATTAGACCGATCATAAAAGATCCTACGATACCTATTCCACTAAAGAACAGGATGTATGGTGTTGCTGACTCCATCTTACTACTCCCTTGTTGGTTTGTCAACCTCCCAAGAGAACTCCAAATTAAAATGGTATGTTCTGCGTAGGAGGTTGAATGATTTACTCAGTGTTAATCCATGTCTAGGTTTGACTTTATCAACCCTCCTACGCAACATGAATTCTATACCCTTATTTATTTGAAGTTTTTGATTTCCTTCCTGGTCTTTTGGATTGCTCATACTTTTTTGCATCACTCATAATCTTTTCAAGATATTCTTTCATTCTCCTTGCTCTAGGTTTCCCCATCCATCCATATGATTCTCTAACAAAAGCAGCTTGACTCCCACCATCTAGATACAAATCCAATTCTTCTATCTGATGTATAATCGCAACTCCCAAAGAAGAAGATATAAAAGATTGTATGTAATCTTTCTTTACTTTTTCTGATTCAAGATACTCATAAAAATTCAATTGATACTTTTCCTTCATAAATGCAGTATCAATAGCAGTGTTTATTAGATCGTAAATCTCATTGAGCGACGCCACTCTATTCCCTCCTAGAACTAGTCACCAATCCTTTCGCAACAAATCTTTTTACAACATCAACCAATCCACCAATAGGTTCTTTATCAATTACCACATATGGAAAATGGGTAATACCTGGATATTCTTTCTGAAAATCTTCTAAAAGCATATCCCTCTTGACCATAACCTCAGTATAGTCTGTTTGTGCTCTGCGAAATAATTCTTTAAGACTTGTGCAGTGATTGCATCCTGACAATGTATAAGCTACTATTTCCATCAGATACCTCTTGTATATACTTGAATGTTTGGTTTCATACATTCTAGCACCTGCACCATGTATTCGCAAGCTTTGCCTGGCATAGTGTGATCACCACAAGTAAAGATATCCACAGCAGCATATCCTTTCTCGGGCCACGTATGAATACTAATATGACTTTCTGATAGCAAGCAAACAGCAGTGATTCCCTGTGGCGTGAATTCGTATTTAACTTCTTCTAGTAACGTTGCGTTAGCATGTTCTACTGCTTGCCTGAGGGAAGTGCTAATAAACTCTGAGTCATTTAATAGATCGGGATTGCATTCACACAGCTCCGCAATGTGATGCACACCTAGCACTTCGTCAATCATTAATGGTTCTCCAAATATCGTTGAGTATTTATTGTAAAATTAACTGGTGGTTGTATAGTAGTTCTTTCCTTACATGGCGAAGAAAATGGAAGACTAACACTTAATCTATCTGTAATAGGTTCAGCATAATGAACTTGAAACATTGGAATCCAGATTACATCTCCAGGATTCATTGTAACATCTATGATTGGATCCAATTTCATTTCTGAAAAAGTCATAGATTGTTTAGTTATCAATGGATATACTCTCCATCTAGTAACACCCTGACACTGTATGATTAGATTATGACTTACATCACAATGATAGTTATACGATGTGCTTCCTGCTTTTCCACAATAGATGTGAGAATCAAATTGCATACCTGAATATTCTTCTAATGATTTAATTAATTTTTTTAATTTTTCATTGAGATGTATAGTATGCAAAACGAATGCACATCCTTCATTCCAATATTTTTGAAGCATTTTAGTATTCCAAGAATTTCTCCAACCATATTTTTTTATGGGAGTGGTTATTCTAGAATGATTTTTTATGATAGCAAGTTCATATTCATTGGCATTTGTTTTGTTGATATAATTATTAACATCCTCTATAGTTACTAGGTCTTCTTTATAAGCATTTTTAAAATATTTGGCGGATCCTCCATCCAAAACGTATTTTAAAATTTCTTCCATGCCAATAAAAAAGGAGGGTTTCCCCTCCTAGTTTACCTGATTTTAACTTAAGTGTCAACCGATAGCAGGTGCAGTGAGAGCAACAGGAGTCATCTCAGCAGCAGCAAGGTCAAGAGGGAAGTTGTGAGCATTACGCTCGTGCATTACCTCAAATCCAAGGTTGGCGCGGTTGAGGATGTCTGCCCAAGTGTTGATTACATGACCCTTGTTATCAAGCAGAGACTGGTTGAAGTTGAAACCGTTGAGGTTGAATGCCATGGTGCTAACACCGAGAGCAGCAAACCAGATACCAACTACAGGCCAAGCAGCAAGGAAGAAGTGCAGTGAACGAGAGTTGTTGAACGAAGCGTATTGGAAGATGAGACGACCAAAGTAACCGTGTGCAGCAACAATGTTGTAGGTCTCTTCTTCTTGACCGAACTTGTAACCATAGTTCTGAGACTCTACTTCCGTGGTTTCACGAACGAGGGAACTAGTGACCAGAGATCCATGCATAGCAGAGAAAAGAGAACCGCCAAATACACCAGCCACCCCAAGCATATGGAAGGGGTGCATGAGGATGTTATGCTCCGCCTGAAAAACAAGCATGTAGTTAAATGTTCCACTAATGCCGAGCGGCATACCATCAGAGAAGGAACCTTGCCCAAAGGGATAGACGAGGAAAACTGCAGTAGCAGCAGCAACGGGTGCGCTGTAGGCAACACAAATCCAAGGACGCATACCCAGTCGGTAAGAGAGTTCCCATTCACGACCCATGTAAGAGAAGACACCGATAAGGAAGTGGAAGACCACCAGTTGATAAGGACCACCATTATATAGCCACTCATCGAGTGACATTGCATTCCAGATAGGATAAAAATGCAGACCAATAGCATTTGAAGAAGGAACAACGGCACCAGAGATGATGTTGTTTCCATACATGAGTGAACCAGCAACAGGTTCACGAATGCCGTCGATATCGACGGGAGGGGCAGCGATGAAAGCGACGATGAAACAGATGGTTGCTGCAAGAAGGGTAGGAATCATGAGAGTTCCGAACCACCCAACATAAAGACGATTGTTGGTAGAGGTAACCCACTCGCAGAAGCTTTCCCAAATGTTTTCACCACCGCGTTGTTGTGCGATAGTTGCAGTCATTGAAAATACTCCGAGTAGTTGAGGTAAGTATTATTAAGAAACGTAACGTTCCTTAACATTTATTTATAGTAGCACGGTTCCCCGCACCTGTCAAGCCCCTTGACAGAACCATTTATAAATAACATAAATAGAACTCATTTTCCTACGGGCGTCGTGTAATGGCAAATCGCTTTCCGTTAATAGTCAATGCAACAACAAAAAAAATTGAAGAGCTTGTTGCTGGTGACAATTTAGATCTAACAAGTAGTGGCTTAGTTGCGAATAATACCTTAGGAACTACTGGTCAATACCTAAAGACCAATGGAACAACTGTTATCTGGGATAATCCTGGTGATGTATACTTAACTGCCAATCAAACTTTAACAAACAAAACGATTGAATCTTCTTTCATTTCTGGCACAACAAATACATTTACTTTCATTCCAAATAGTGCTCTAGTTAACTCTTCAATTACTGTCAATGGAACAGCAATTTCTTTGGGGGGAACAGTAACAACTCCAGATAACAACACAACATATTCTATCTCAGCACAAGATGGAGGTAACGCAGCAACTAAAGTTATTCGTTTAACTTCTGGTGGTAACTCTGGAGCTGGTGTTGATGATGATGTAAATTTAGTAGCAGGAACAAACGTTACATTAACAAGAACTGGTGATGCCATTACAATTAATTCTAGTTACATTGATACAAATACTGTTACTCGTGTTGCAGCAAGTGGAGGTAATTTAGTCTCTGGTGATGTTACTTTTGCAGTTAGTGGTAATGCAGCCGCTATTTCGCAAGTTGGAAATACAATTACCATTGATGCAAACTACGTCAATACTGTTACAAGACTAAGAGGAACAGCAGCTGGAATTTATACCTCTGGTGATTTGCAGCTTCTTGCTGGAAGTAATGTAACAATCAATCAGTCTGTAGGCACACCTACAGATATTACTATTTCTTCTCAAGATACTGTAACTAGGTTGAGAGCAACTGGAGGAACATTAGGATCTGGTGATTTTACATTTGCCACGGCGACTGGATCAACTACAGCAGGAGCAAATGGTGTTAATACAACTACTGGTGCTGCATCTATATCTCAGGTTGGTAATACTATTACAATTGATTCGCAATATGTAAACACTGTAACTAGTTTAAAAGTAAATGGTGAATCAGATGGAAATGCCAGAACTGGAATAATTAATATTACTGGTGGTGGTTTTACGACTGTTACTAGAGGATCTGGCGCTGCAGCAAATACTTTTACTATCAGTTCAACAGATAACGATACCACATATTCAGCTGGAACTGCAATTACATTAACAGGCACTACATTCTCACTCAAAAATAATGCTAACCTGACTGGCAACAGATTACTTAAATGGGATAGTGGTAACTCACAGATAACAAACAGTATTATTTCTGATGATGGTTCAACTATCACCATCGCTGGTAACTTAACAGTTACAGGAACAACTTCAACAATCGAATCACAAACACTTGTTATTGCTGACGCACAGATTGAACTTAGAAAAGGATTAAACCTAACTGGTGTTGATGCTGGTGTTCAGGTCAATAGAACCACCAATGCTTTGGGTGTTGTTTCATCCTACAGCGTGATGCAGTGGTTTGAATCTGGTGGTTACTGGAGAGTTTATGATGGTTCAGTTGCCAACCGATTGGTAACTGAAGGGGAGACACAAACACTCACAAACAAAACACTTACCAACCCAACATTTACTACACCAACTCTTGGTGCTGCTACAGCTACAACAATCAACGGTCTAGCAATCTCACAGACAGTTAGTGGAACTCTAACGATTGCTAACAACATAACACTCACTGCAAACAACACTCTAACTTTCAGTGGAACTGATGGTTCAACAGTTGGATTTGGAACTGGTGGAACGGTTGTTTACACAACCAACAACCTATCAGTATTTGGTTCAACAACTTCGGCACAACTTCGTGGTGTTTTGAGTGATGAAACTGGAACTGGCGTTGCTGTATTCGGAACATCACCCACATTTACCACCAGCGTTCTTACTGGTAGCACTACGTTTGCTGTCTTCAACACCACAGCAACAACAATCAATGCTTTCGGTGCTGCCACTGCGGTTAACATCGGTGCTACAACTGGAACGACAACCATAAGAAATGGGTTAACTGTAAATGGAACAACAAACTTAGGTGACGTTGTTGGTGATGTTGTCAACCTGAATGGAACTGTAGACTTTGTTAATGCTGACTTCACCATTCGCGGAGGTGGAGCAAACCCAATCGCAATCGGTAGAGGTGGTAACGCGATTGCTACCAACACCAGAATGGGTTTCAACTGCTTGAACTCAAACACTTCAGGTAGTCAGAACACTGCTATTGGTTATGAAGCTGCTAAGACAGTCAACTCTGGTGCTGCTACTGTTGCTGTTGGTTATCAAGCACTGACCAATCTAAGCACGGGTCAAAATAATATTGGTATTGGTAGAAGTGCTCTCACGGGGTTACTAACTGGCGAAAGAAATGTTGGCGTTGGATCCAATACTTTAGAAGGAAATACAACTGGAACAGATAACGTAGCGATTGGTTATTATGCTGGTGCTGGTGCTACTGGTAACGGTAATGTATTAATCGGACCAGCACCTGACGGCAACAATACTAACGTAACTCACACTCCACCATCACCATCAGGTGACAACCAGTTAGTTATTGGTTCTGGCACTGCTACTTGGATTCGTGGAGATGCAAACTTCGATGTTACTCTTCCACAAAACGCAAACGTTGGCGGCAACTTAATTGTCAGCGGTAATTTGACTGTGAATGGAACCACAACAACAATTAATACTAATGTATTAAGTATTGATGATAAACTGATTGATCTTGCTGACGTTTCTGCAAGAACATTTACAGCAACTATCGTAAGCAATAGTGCTAATATTACTGCAATTTCACCTGTTACAGGATTGATTGCTGGTATGGCAGTTAGCATTTCTACTGCTGGTTTAAGTGTTCCTGCTGGCACAACGATTGTTTCGATTACTAATAATACTGCTACGTTATCAAATCCAGTTACTGGTTCTTCTGGCACTGCTACGTTTGTGTCAACTGGTGCTACAGATACCACAGCTGATGGTGGAGGTTTCCGTGTTAAAGGAACCACCGATAAGTCTATAACTTATGTAAATGCCACAACAGCATTCACATCTACAGAAAACTTTGACCTTGCTACTGGTAAGCAATATAGAATCGGTAACGTATTGATTGCTAGTGGCAGTCAAATTGGTCCTTCAACTGGTTCATTCAGTTTGGGTGCGGGTGTTACTACTTCCAGTTTGACACAAGTTGGAACACTTACAAGTTTAAGCACTTCTGGTGCTATTTCATCTTCGTTCTCTACTGTAGGTTCAGCAGCATTAACTCTTACAAACGATGCTGCCACATCTCTCGCTAACAACACATTCAGTATTGCTAAGACAGTTAAAGGTGGCATTCACTTTGGTAATGCTGCTGGAACTGGTGGTGCTGCTAGACAAGTTGCTATTACATTCCGTGGTAACGCAACAGACGAAGCACAAGCAGGTATCTATGTAGTAAACAACAATACCATCGGAACAGCAATGACACTTGCTACGACCGATAACTACACCACTGGTCCTCAGCAAGGTCTAACTATCTCACATCTCGGTGATGTTACTGTCAATAGAGGCAACCTAATCATCGGAACATCTGGCAAAGGTATTGACTTCTCTGCTAATTCTAATAATGCTGGCATGACTTCTGAGTTGTTGAATGATTATGAAGAGGGATCATTTACACCTTCAATAGCTTTTGGTGGAAGTGATCTAGGAGTAGTTTATTCGGTAAGAGTGGGAAGATATACAAAAATTGGCAACAGAGTTTTATTTAATATACTTTTAAATATAAGTAATAAAGGAACTGCTACTGGTATTGCTACAATCGCTGGATTACCATTTACCCCAGGAGCTGGAAATCAAGGATATGGAGCAGCTGTTGGAGCTGATATTGGTGGCATTACATTCGACAACATTATTACATATAGAATTGTTGGTGGTAATACTTCAATAACATTAATTGAAAATGGTGGAAATGGTATAACAGATGCTGACTTCACAAATAGTGCTCAGCAAATTGTTTCTGGTCAGTATTACGTTGATTGATAAATAACTCTGCCTAAACCTGTCTTATTCGGAGAATAACCCTAATGGCATTAGAAGAAGTATCAGTAGTAGATAAAGTTGAAGTTCTACTCAACGGATCTATTCAAGTAAGAAGAAGAGATCAAATCCTCAAAGATGGTGTAGAAGTTGCTGCTACTTATCATCGTCATGTAGTCAATCCTGGTGATGATGTAAGCAACGAAGATCCAAGAGTTGCTGCTATCGCTGCTGCTACTTGGACGGAAGAAGTTGTTGCTGCTTATCAAGCCTCTCTGCCTCAACCAGAAGCAACTGAATAATAAAAAAGGGGGTCTAGACCCCCTTTAAAGTATCAAAGCACCCCAGGAATAATCTGCCCAGTAGTGAGATAAGTTCCAACGGCAATGACAAAACCAAGCATTGCCAAACGTGCATTGAGGATCTCTGCCTCAGGGGTAAAACCGAATTTCATTTTTGTTCTCCTTGATAAATGTGTTTTTGTTTAAGATCTGGATTTGGATTACAAACCAGTTTTTCTTTCACAGGTTTAATAACAATAAACTTGTCGTTCTTTAAAGTGCCAGCAATCTTAACTTCCAATTCGACGTGACGATCCCAGGCACCACTATCAACTAACTCTTGAAGGGCAAGATTGAATTGCCCAAGCATTCCAGCACTCACAAGTTTTCTTCCTGTTCGGTAAGAATCACACAATCGCTGGTGGGATATGCTACACAAGTTAGCACCCAACCTTCAGCAAGTTGATCATCATCAAGGAACGATTGCTCCTCGTTATCAACGGTGCCGCTGATCAGTTTACCAGCACATGCAGAGCAGGCACCAGCTTTGCATGACGAGGGAAGATCAACACCTGCCTCTTCAGCAGCTTCAAGAATGTATTGATCGTCAGGGCACTGAATAGTTTGCTCGGTGCCATCAGGGGAGCGAAGGGTAATGTTATATGCCATTAGTAAGTTTCACAAAGTTTTTCTACGGATGCTGCCAGTAAAATAAAGAAGGCAACGGAAGTCATTGTAAACAAAATTTCAGTCATTGTCAATCAATTGTCAGAAGATGCCGAAGAAGAGTTTGCCAGTGAGAGCATAAGAAAGAGCCCCAGCAACAATACCGACCATAGCCCAGCGTCCATTATACATCTCCGTCATTTGCATAGGGGTCAGAAGACCTTTACGATTGTATTCTTGGTAAACCATTTCAGGTTCTTTGGCCCACATATTCTGTTGACCAAACTCATTGCTTGTTACAGTCATGTTACATTCTGTTGTAAATCTTTACATAGTATATAGCATTTTAGCATCCTTGTCAAGCCCCTTTTGTCAGGGAACTCTGATGAGTATTTGCACCCATCTAAATAGGTCGTTATACTACAGATGTATGAGATACATCCATATATGCCTTTTACTTTGGAATGGAAAAACTGAATGGAGAGTGATACCTTGGGGTAAAAAGCACCTTGATTTTCACAGACAACATGGCGACATAATAATGTATAAAGAGTAAACTTATGTATAACCTATCAAGCAGAGATGTCAATCGCATCATCACAGCATGTAAGCATTATGCATACCATGAAACTGGTAGTGAGTGGATGCATGATGAGTATATAAAAATTATCGAGAAACTTTGTGTCTACCTAGATCAAAACTTCGACAGTGAGACACAGAAACCACTTGAATGTTACATCCATGTAAAGAAAAATGACTCATCTGATAGTTGAAATCTTAAATAATCCCATCAGTTTGGGCATCCTTTGCTTTGCCCTTGTTATGTTTCCCATTATCGGAATCGCTAAAATCCATGACACAAGTAACGAAAGAAGAAGTGAAGGAGATGATCGATGATGCAATACGACAACATAATCGTAATGCTTCAATTATCTCAATGTGTGTTGGCTGGGTTGTTTTGTCTCTTTTTGCTGAAGGTTTGCTTCGACTCATTGGAGTAATTCCCCCACTACTACCATGGCTCAACATTACCCTGAAATAATAGGAATAGCATTCCTTTTAGTATTCGCCGCCACCATGTTCTATCAGGGGACATGTATTATGAAAGGGCAGCGTGGGTATTCTTTAAGAGATTATCTCAAACAAGATAGCACAAACATGCGTAAAAGAATAGAAGAACTACTCAAAGATAAATGATAGTTTTAACAGAAGAAGATTTAAAAGAACTACAAGAAAGAGTTCTTCAACAAAAAATGGAAGAACTTTTCGAAGAACCATCTACTTACGAAGACGAAAATGAGTAACTTGCCTTGGGGAGTAATCATTTTATTATCGTGTGGATTGTTATTTACTCTATATGTCATCTATTACATTCTAAGATTAGCAAACGAGGAAATGAAAGATGAACCACCTAAGCACTAGCCCATATGATTGGAGGGAAAAGAATGATAGATGGCAAGCAAGAAATTTTTTCTTGTCATCTTTTGTTAGATTAAGTCTACCAATCAAAGCAAATGTTTATGAGTTTATAGACTATATCATCAGTCAAGGATATCAACCTCCTTTGAATAGTCTGGTTGATGTTGATAGAGATATCAAAAAAATGTATATCGAATACGTCGAGAACCAACTATGAATAATCTTATTCTTAGCACTTTTTGTTTGTTTAGTTCTATTGCACTTTTTATTTACTGGGGATTGAACAACGCATACCCACACTAAATATAGTATTACTGCTATACATAGTATGCTCTCTACTCAGTATCGCCTGAGATTACAGGCTATTTGTGACAAGATTGTAAAAGGAGAAGCTGTAGAACTATCTGAAATGATTTGGGCAGAGAAACTAGCAGCAGCAAACAGAACCGCTGGCACAATGCTCAGACAGGCAAGACGAACTGCTGCTAACCCAGACATGCAAGAAGGAGACCTAGACGATTTTTTAAACCAACTTGATATCGGTGGCATCGGTCACGAAGCAAAAGGTATCAGAAGGTTTGATAGTGTTGATGATATTGTAGATTTCTTTTCTGAAGGAAGAGACAAACCCGATGACTGGAGGCAACGTGATTGAAGACAACGACAAATGGAATAGAGGTTTAGACCTATTCATTGAAAGTGTGCATAAGCCAGACAACGAACTGCGACAGTGTGCTCACAACCAGAAATGTTATAATGAACTAATGCACATACGAACAGCAATGCTTGATTACTTACAGACATTAAGAAGGCATTAAAAAAGGGGGCATATGCCCCTTTGCTTTATCCAAGAGTTGCCATATGATATTGAGCAATCTCTAGTTTTCTTTGCTTTTCAATTTGCTTGCGGATTAGATTGAGCCAGTTCATTTGTGACCCTCCTTTACAAACTTAACACCACGATAGGTTTCGTTGTATTGTTGGGGTTGTTGCATCATCTGCTGTTGATACTCTAAACGCTTTTGCGTATCGTATTCAACGCCGCGATATACTACTTTAGACATTAGGGTTCTCCTTAGTTTTTTAGGTTAAAGAGCGTTCCTTCAGTCAACCTTTGCGTCTATAAAACAACCTTTTTTTGTAACTTGTTTCACTTCCCAAACAATATCATTTTTTTGTTGAGCATCTAATTTTGGATGAGTAACTACTCTTCCGATAATAAAATTAGCTTGAAGGCAAGTTAATAGGATTGCTTCCATAGATGAACGATCCGTTCCGAGTCGGCTTACTTCCGTCCCATAGGGATGAACGTATTGTATATATTTATCTTTTTTGGTAGCATAGACTACCAAACGCTCTCTGTAGGATTCGAACCTACGACACCTTGATCCGTAGTCAAGTGCTCTATATCCACTGAGCTAAGAGAGCATGGCGAAGGGTCAGAGACTTGAACTCTGAACTTTGGTTTTGGAGACCAAGATGTTACCAATTACACCAACCCAACTGGTTCTGAGGGTAGGATTCGAACCCACGAATGGCGGGACCAAAACCCGCTGCCTTACCGCTTGGCGACCTCAGAAGCCCGATGTCAGACTCGAACTGACGACCTACTCATTACTAGTGAGTTGCTCTACCACTGAGCTAATCGGGCGGGGTGACGTATGGGAATCGAACCCATCTAGGTGGTTCCACAAACCACTGCCTTACCTCTAGGCTAACATCACAAGGCAGTGGGTAGAATCAAACTACCGACATGGAGGGTATGAATCTCCTGTTCTATCACTGAACTACACTGCCAAAGTGGAACCGACAAGATTTGAACTTGTGACCGCTCGGTTATCAGCCGAGTGCTCTACCACTGAGCTACGATTCCTGGCCGAGGAAGGTAGAATTGAACTACCGACACCATGTTCTTCAGACATGTGCTCTACCAACTGAGCTATTCCCCGAGATAGTCCCAACGGGATTCGAACCCGTGTCTACACTGTGAAAGAGTGTTGTCCTAGGCCGACTAGACGATGGGACCAGATGGGAGGGGTATCCCACACGAAGTCACTTATGGATTACGCTTCGTAGCCTTATGAATCCTGCCATCATCCGATGGTGGTTAGAAATCCCTCCCCAATTCCAGTTGTTGCTACATCATTTCTCTACACACTGGCAAACTCTAAGAAATGTGTGGGAGTTAGAATACTGACTCCCAACGACCCTAACGGGATTCGAACCCGTGATACCACCGTGACAGGGTAGCGTGATAGACCACTTCACTATAGGGTCAAGGTGGGAGGAGCAGGATTCGAACCTGCGAAGGCAGAGCCGTCTGATTTACAGTCAGATTCCTTTAGCCACTCGGAAATCCTCCCAAGAATAGTTTATATTTAATGACCGAACTATGACGGTCGATGGGTCTGGTCGGGCTCGAACCGACGACTTACAGGTTAAAAGCCCGCTACTCTACCAACTGAGTTACAGACCCAAGGGTTAAATTGTCAAGGTGCTGGTGGATCCCCCACCGATGAATCTACAATAAAATAGGGGGGCGGTTTTGTCAACTGCCCCCCTGATAAATCTTGCTTATGTGTCAGATGTCGGTCATCGTTTCCACTTATGAGCAAGCACGGGGGCCTGAGCAATATGCCAATAGCGGCAATCGCTTTCCATAAAAATAATAATTTGCTTGCTGAAGTTAGTCATGATGTTCGACCTTTAATGTGTTTATTTATAAGAGTTTTTTTGAAAACTGGGGCGGCAGGGATCGAACCTGCGACCTTGATGTTAACAGCATCCCGCTACTACCGCTGAGCTACACCCCAATAAAATCAGGATTGCTGAGAATCCATCATATATTCTACTGTGTTTGCAATGTCATTCATTGCATCACGTAGATGTGGTTGTTGACCACTTTCTTGTCTAACGATTGGTCTGTGGTCGTCAGTCAGAGACCAACGCCATTGATTCATGTGGGTGCAATACCACAGATTAATTTTCATGTTTGAAATATTCCAATCGTATCCAGTTGAGAAGGGCATAGATTTCAGATGGTGTATGTTTTGGTGTGCCCAGATAATACTCAGTATTCTCTGCATCGGCAACATATTTTTCAAGAGCTGCTATGGCAACTTCTCTGTCTCTTTGTGAAATAAGTGACATGTTATTTATCCTCAAGGATAAAGAGCGGAGTATCGGAATCGAACCGACGACATCTAACTTGGAAGGATAGCGTTCTACCGCTGAACTAACTCCGCAGGTGCTCTCCACTACTTATATATCTGCTACGATACTATGTAGTTTTGAGCGTTCTCCCATGATACAAACATGTGGAGGTTACAATCTCCAGTTTTTCATGCTTTTGATTGCTGATAGAGGCTTGACCACGTAAGCAGTCTGTTTGAGCATATCATAACGACCGTGCCAATCTCGGACTAGGCTAACTTTATACTATCTGGCCAGATAGTTGGTAGCAGGGTCTCTTGATGTTATCGCAGTTCTTACTACCAATATCGCTGAGAGGACTTGAACCTCCACGTTAAAAACACTGGAACCTAAACCCAGCGCGTCTACCAATTCCGCCACAGCGACGTGGGGGCGGGAGCAGGATTTGAACCTGCGACCTGCGGCTTATGAGACCGCTGAACTACCAGACTGTTCCATCCCGCGTTACCCCTGTATTATATATGAGGGTGGTGGGGGTTGTCAACCCCCATTCCAGGCTCGCCACTTGCCCTTTGACTGGAGGCAAGAAACCAGGCGGGAGAGAGTCCCATCCGCACCACCAATTCTTTAGAGAAATTGGAAACTCATCGAGGGGGTTCCCGACCAGGGTTGTTAACGTGTCTCCATCACGGGCATATTGGGGATGACTCCACCAGGGCGCTTTTAATGTCATCCCGAGACAGAATTATTTAGAGATCTACATTTCCAGTTATTTTAGTATCACCATAGTAGAAGTTTGCGCTACAGGATCTCCTTTCTTAGCAGCATCTTCAATACGCTCAGCAAACATAGTATTATCAATCTCAATCAATGCCTTAGAAATAGCAGAGATTACATAAACACTTTCCTCACCAGAAAATACAAGTGCCGAACGTAGTGCATCTTCTGCACGTTGCAATTGATATTTTACTTGGTCATTCATCTTCTTCATTGTCATCTCCTTTAATATAGCATGGAACGGTGTCTGGGTCAAGCCACTTGGTATACTCAAAATCTTCAATCGCTGTCATGAACTGCATTTCATTATCACAGAGATACATGTCACGGTAACGACCAGTATATGAGCACATTTTTTGAATACGGTAATCTGGTTTACCATTAATCTCAAGAGTGCCTGCTTGAACGTAGCGATAAGGGAAACGCTCAAGGATTGTCTTCACGCGGCTTTGGTTTGTTGCAGTCATTACAATAGTAGGAGAAACCAGAACGAAAGTATTTTACCACTTGGTAGTGGTCTGTGTCAAGGGGGTGCTCGGTCTTGCACTTGGCGCAGGTTCTAGTCCCACCACCAGCAGAGGTTTGTGAGCGTGTTGAGGAACTGCTCATGATAGACCGTGCGGCTTGGATTAGGTTTACCATCTTTCATGTCTTGAAGATACTGTATTATACCACGAACTACTGGGGTGTCTTGGAAGTATTCGTGCATTCGGTAACAATCGAACTTCTCATTGTATTGAATGAAGTCATGAAGAGGATCCATGTTACGACGGTAACCCCAGATGAACACATCTTCATCTTTGATGCCATGTTTGTTGATGATATCTAATGGATAAAATTTTTCTCCATCTTCATCCCTTTCTTCTTTTGTATCAAACTTGAAGTGAAGACCATCATAATATTTGTTGTGTAACTTCTCGTCTGGTGCTACACGAACTCTCTCATTCTCTCTCATAATGTATTCCATGCGACCTTTGGCATCCTCGTTAGTCAAACGGAATACAATATTACCAACATAGTAATGCACAGGGCCACCATAGAGTTGGGAAGATTCTCGTCTTCTGAATGACAGATGAGTAATCTCAAATCCAGGATCTTCATCTTCAGTTTCAACTAATCCTTGTGAAATCATAATTAATAACGTTCAGGAATTTGATCGTAGTCTAATGGATGTTCTTGTTTCTTCTCTTGCTTACGAAATTTTTTAAGATCTTCGAACAAGTGTTTGATTTTTTTATATGCTTCATTAGCATCTTCTTTACCTGCCATCTCAGCAGCAATAATATACTCTACTTTTTTTCCGAAGTCAAATAGATGATACTCAAAATCTGTTTGGTTTTGATATGCCATTTAACCCCCTTGTTTATTTTATATAGGGATACTGGGAGTTGAACCCAGACTAACCCGTTATAAGCAGGCCGCTCTAACCATTAAGCTATACCCCCTTAAATTTTAAATGGAGAGTAGGGGATTTGAACCCCTGACCTCCTGCTTGCAAAGCAGGCGCTCTACCAACTAAGCTAACTCCCCGTTAAATATTCGTTCATAATTCTCATATGGCATCAGAAGAACATCACTACTATCTGATGTAGAAATGATAAAACTTTCTTTATTAAGCATTACCTTATCCATAATTTCATCAAAGTCGTGGCAAAAAGTTTCTTCTGTAATAGTTTTCATACCATACACTCCATGTCTTTTTCTTCTTGCAGACAACCAATACTGGTTAGATATTCAATTGATTCAGTGCAACCACCAAGCAGTTGACCATCAAGAGTCACACGAGGAAAAGTCGAACCTTCTCCAAACTCATTATAGAACTGATTGCGATCAAAGTCAACATCTAGTTTATACTGTGTATACTTCACATTAAAACTATCAAGGATAACCTTGAGTTTGCGACAATATTCACATTGATCTCTGGTGTAAATAACAAGTTGTGAAATCATTAATATCTCCAAAAGAAGAATCGGAATGACAGGATTCGAACCTGCGACATCTCGCTCCCAAAGCGAGTGCTCTACCAAACTGAGCTACATTCCGTGATGGAGTAAGCGTAATATACCTCAAGGATATAACAGAGGCTTACCCTCTATCTACGACACTACGGAAGATACCCGTAGTAGAAGTTGGCGTCTTTCTATGCTATCTGCATAACGACTACCAAGCGGAAAGGGTGGGATTCGAACCCACGGATGCTTTCACATCGCTAGTTTTCAAGACTAGAGCCTTCAACCACTCGACCACCTTTCCAAGTGACCCTCATATTATATATGAGAGTCTAAGATCTGTCAATCCCTAGAACACTAGAGTCAGTGCTCCATAACCAACCAATGCAGCAATTAGCATACCAAGAACTTTGTAATAAGTTTTGATAGGAGTGCCAAAGTATTGCTGACCAATCAGCAGACACTTGTGCATCGGTGAGATGATGTAACCAGCATACTCCACGCAGAGGAACCATGTCAAGTAGCCAGGACCAAATGCCTTGGCAAGCAGCGAGACGATGCCAGCATACTTACCTGAGGAACCCATGGCGAACGATGCCAGGAATCCTACCACAGAGACCGTCACGAGGGCAGCAGACCCCTGAGCAGCAGTCAGTTTCAGGTAATCCATTACAGGTTCTTTAATCTCGCCCATGATAGCAGCAAGGGTAAGAACCAGTGCTGCAAGACCAGCAAACTTCCAATTGATATAACGACCCCACTTCCAATCATTACAGATGAATGAATAGTAAGCAGCAAGACCACCAAACCAAACAGAGAACAGGTAAGGCATATCAGGGTCGCCATAGCAAACCAGGAACCACATCGTAGCAACAATAGGTGCCCAACCTTTCAGAAGACGATTCCAACTAAAGGAACGAGTCTCTTGGATAATCTCTACATCAGTTTCCTTCACATACTTGAAGATGAATACTCCAGCAAAACCAAGAGTAATCAGTAGAGGAACGAGAGTGTATCCCAACAGTTGAGTATAGGATAGACCCAATGCTGCCATCGGAAGAACCACAGTCTTTTCTAGTGGCGACCACCAGTAATAGTGGTGAGTAGAAAGATAATCTACAATGCCAAACTTGGAACGAGATTGTGCTTTGTCTGAAGCGATGGAATCCAGAAGGGGTGCCGACATAACGACACGCCCTTCAATGGGTAGAACACCACCAGCTAAAGCGGTAGCAGCAACAACAAGTCTGTTTGACTTAAAGATTTTACGAAGTGCTACGAATACTTCGTTAAGCACTCCGTATTGTTTTACGAGACCACCGACAATCATGATGCCGATGATGTAAGGGAGAAACAGAAGCTTCTCCCAGATACCCATTAATAGATCCATAACTTATCAGAAGCTATAACGAACTTTCAGTTCACCACCTAGACCGAATACTTCGGAATCGAAACCATACTCACCAGCAACTTTGAATTTACCAGAGAGTTGATTAGCAATAGGGAAGTTGATACCAACTTCACCAACGGCAACGCCTTGACCATCTTCGCCATTACGCCACTCGTAACCAGGACCGATTTCACCAAAGACGGTTACACCAGTTCCAACTTCTTGTTGATAACCAACACGAAGTTCAGTTTGAGCACCAGTATAATCACCATCAACCAGAGCGGTAGTTGTCTTCGACTCTACATAAGGAGCTGCCATAGCAGGTGCTGCCATCAGAGGGAGAGCGGCAAGAGCAATAAATTGTTTCATACTTTTTTAATGAATCTGTTTACGAAATGCCCACTTAAGGGCAACGGAAGATGATGGATTCGAACCATCGGAAGAGTTAACCCCTTCGGCGGTTTAGCAAACCGCTGCTTTAGACCTCTCAGCCAATCTTCCTAGCGAACTTCAAACTCCATCTTTCTTGGAATGCGCTTAGTATACTCCATTGGTGTGGGGTTGTCAAGCTTTTTCTCTTTAGGTTTGCTGACACCTTCGATACCAGTGACCAAAGATAGATCATTACCTGTGATAATAGGCAATCCATTTCTATCTAATCTTAGCATGGTTTGGTTATCACAACCACATGCTTTACTTTTATTTGCTTGGTATACTTCTAACTCAGTTCCACAAGCATTACATCTGATCTTTGCCATTTTTTTCTTTTAACCACGCTGCCATTTCTTTTTGCATTTTCTTTGCTTCTCTATCAAGTTCTCGCTTCATATTTCTTGCCATTCTCCACCGAATAAAGTTGATGTGAAGAAGTTTTATTCTGAGGTTGATATATTCTGGCACATTTGGATCCTGCCAGATAATATATATCGTCGCACAGAGCACTATTAAAGAGATATAGTATGTATTCATAATCTTATATGGGAAATGTCGGATTCGAACCAACGACTTACTGCTTGTAAGGCAGCCACTCTACCGCTGAGTTAATCTCCCTGGCGTCTCAGGTTGGATTCGAACCAACGACCGACCGCTTAGAAGGCGGTTGCTCTATTCCACTGAGCTACTGAGACATGTATGTAAGTATTATACTACTGCTTGCGGCAGTTGTCAAGCCATGGAGCACAGAGTCTCATTGGAGGGGCGAGTGCTTTGCACTCATCACTGTAGCATAACTTTTCGTCGTTTTCCTCTTCTATATAGCGAGGTTTATATACTTCTGCTTTTCTATATCCTGTTTGTTTCCAGTAATCATCTACTACTTTATCTATATCACGTTTTATTCTTCTATCTATTTTGTCAGGATCTTGTATAAAAATCTCGTTAAGAATAGTTTGTGGGAAATATTTTCTTTGAATCTCATCCAGTAAATCCCATAATCCATTTTCGGATACTCCAGTGCATTGTGAGAGTGCTGCAATAATAGATGATAATACAATACTAACTATTATAATTTGTTTTTTATCTGGTTTCTTTTTTCCAAATTGAAAATTAAACTGAGGCATATAGGGGAGGTCTGCAGCACTCCCCCATATTTATTCAGTTGTTCAAACTTCTACCGTAATCAGTCGGTTAGCATACTCATGAGCATACGAAGTGCGGGCACCATGAATGCCCCAACCAATCCAACTATACGCATAGTTCATGTATCGAGAAATCGACTTACCAGGGGTTTTCATAAGCGGTTCAATTTCTTTCCACTGAACTTCATTCGTTAAATAACGAAGTTGCGTGTGAAGTGATGATGGAGAACCACCAAACTTCTTAGCGAAATCACCCAATCCATAATAACGGTTGGCAGATGTCCATTGAATCAGACCATAGCCACCATAGCAACTAGAGTAACTGACTCTACCACCACCTTCACAAATATTAGGCACGAACATAGATTCTTGCTTAATATTGCCCATGATGGTAGCAAGGGCGTTTCTGTCTTTAATTCCTTGATCTTGGAAATAATCCAAGGCAAGTTGTTCATGTTCTGAACACCCTTTACAAATTAGCCTTTTCTCTTTTGGCTTTTCAGGAGCAACCTCTTTGGTCGCTGTCGTTTCAAACTCCTTAATAACAGAAAACGGCGCTGGAGGCGTCGTCAAAGGAGGAAAGATCGGCATCGTTGCCACGTTGGTTGTAACCGATGCCAGAAGGGGCAGGGCTACAGTAAAGAATTGTTGCATTAATTTTAATAGAACTCTACATCCGTATAGAAAGGGGGTACACCCTTTTCTCAAAGGGCACTTTCCACGGCACTAATTGTCACATCACTTTCTCATAATGCGAAACCCGACACTTAAGTATCGGGTCAGAACATAATATCACATATTTAGTTGGGTGTCAAGTTTGATAAATAGAAATGGTCGTTTTAAATACCAAAAGAACAATGAAAAGATTACTTCTAATCTCTTCGTTATTCTTTATTACTCCTGTAAGTGCTGCTGAGATTACATCAAGAATTACTGATTCCGTTCAATTGGGTGTACAGGGCGCAGCGGTTCAATCAACAAGAATTGGGGCATCGTATTCTGCCTCAGGAACAAATATTCAAGCAACATCATTTGGCGGTGTAAATGGTGCTGGAACTTATAACATCAATACAGCAGGTCAAGCATTCTCTTTCTCAGAAAGTTTCAATGCTGCTGATACACCAGTCACCACTCAGTCAGTTAGTGCTGGAGTTATTGCTTCTCCCAACCTTTATGGGGATAGTGTTACTCAGTTAGCAGGAGACAAAGGTTCTCTTGCTGGTACATTGTCACCTACTGGTGTTCCTACCGTAACTGCTGGTGGTGCTGGAACTACAGCAACTGCACAACGTAGCATTGAGTTGAGCGTATTCAAATGAGACGTATCCTAGCAGGGTTGCTCCTGCTAGGGTCATCTTGTCCTGCCCTAGCTGAACAGGTTGTTCCTAATTTCACAAGGGGAACTATTACTGCAACCACAGAATCAACTACAAAAGTTATAGAAACAATTCGTCAAGTTGAATATACAACTGGCACATCATATACTGTGACTGGAACTAATATAAACATTCCTGGCACTCCTCAACAGGGAGCAAACTATAGTATCATGACTCAAGGTGCTCCATTCCAGTTCTCAGAAACTTATCTCGGTCCTGGAGTGGCAAAAGAAACATGGATAGACAGAACAACAGAAACACAATCCACCACAAACTCGGTATCTGTATTTACACAGTAGGTTTGTATGTATCGCCTGTGCTGGCTCAAACAGCTCCTAGTAATACTAACATTGCTGGTCCTAGTGCTAGTGCTACTGGAAACGTTACAAACCAAGCGGTTCAAGTTCTCCAAGGGCCGTATGCTGTTAATACATACGGAGCGGGGGTTAGTTGTCAAGGGCCCACTATGAGTTTTGCTCCTTTTGTTTTAACAACAGGAAACGGTAGTGATGATCCAGAAACTTTCAAATCCTATAGCGGCAATGCTGGTGTCAGTATGGGATTTAATTTTCCTCTGGATGGAAGTTTAACGGAACTTTGTAAGGAGAGAGCACGAACGGAAATAGAAAGACAAAGTGCCGAGGCAGATAAAGCACGTTTAGATTTTGAATTAGTAAGATTATTGAAGTGTGGAGAAGCAATAAAATCTGGTGTCAGCTTTCACCCACAAAGCCCTTACGCTAAGATATGTTCAGATGTAGTTGTGAAGTATCCACAGATAAATAATATGTTACCTGCTCCTCAGAACAATGGGCAAGCCAAAAAATAAAAAAGGCAAGTCTGCTAATGCCAAGCAGAACTCTGGTAATGCTACAGCGAAGAAAGCAAAGAACGGTGGCAAAAAGAAATGATGGAATTTATTGCTTTTATGATTGTTGGTTATGTTGAGATTAGCCCTGGGCAATGTCAACTTGAATATCTTCGTTATAATGATATAAACTCACTTGTTATCCCATGCCAAGAGAATGGAACACCCCTAAGAGGGAATGCTGGAATGCTCCAATCCACCAAATACTCAAAGCCATAGACAACCACACTCGTCTTCGTATGGAGACAGGTGATATGTGGCATGAAGAACAAGCACAAATATTAAGAAAGTATGTAAAAGATTTGAAAGTTTTTATACATAAAGAAGAAGGATGGTGGAACGAATGAAATACATAGCAGCAAGAGAAGTCTTTGGTGGAGATTGTCTTTACTTCCAAGACAATGAAAATGACTCTCCTAAGTGGACAGGAGACATTTCAAAAGCAATGAGATTTGAAACTGCAGACGAAGCAGTAACAAAGTCAGATAGAACTGGCGTGTATGTAGATGCCATTACAGCAATAGAGGTATCAGAATGAAATACTTATCACTAGCATTATCAATCACAAGTCTAGGATTCAGTGTTGCTATTGGAGTCGGTGCTTTCATTACTTATCAAAAAGCACAAAAGATTCTCGATAATCCTGAAAAATTTGTTGGTGCTGTCGTAGAGAAGCAGGTCAACAAGGCATTTGAGAAACTACCTATTCCTAAACTAAATACAGGAAGTATTAAGTTTCCTTTCTAATGGCAGACAAAGATCCTTACATTTATAGAATACGTTCAGTTCACAAGGTAGTAGATGGCGACACTATTGACGCTGATATTGATCTCGGTTTTGATATCTCCCTTACTAAGCGAATTCGTCTTGCTGGTATCGATACCCCAGAGAGCAGAACAACTGATGCGTATGAAAAGAAACTTGGTCTTGAAGTTAAAGCATGGCTCAAAGATAGATTAGAGTTTGCCAAAGATATCATTATCAAAACAGAACTACCTGATAGCACCGAAAAGTATGGTCGTATCATCGGTCATCTGTATATCAATGGAGAAGCAACATCTATCAATAATCAAATGATTGCTGAAGGATATGCTTGGGAATATGATGGTGGCACAAAACAAAAAGATTTTGCTTTACTAGAATCAAAAAGAAAGGCGAGCAGATAATTTTTTAGCAATCTTTTTAGGTGGGGCAAAGAGACCTTTGAATCTTTCCCTGCCTTCTTTTGTGAACTTATCACTCATCACATCATCAATAATAACTTTGTTCTCTATTTCGTAAAGGGTATTCGTATCTATTTGATCACGAATATACTGCTCTACGTTATCTGTCTGTGCTACCAAACGAGTTCCTTCTGATGAGTATTCAAATATATCAACATGCCCTCCTTCTGACATGACATAATGTAGAACTGGTTTGACTTGTTTAATTTTAATTTTAAACTTATTCTTTGTTGCCTCTCGTATCATAGGTTCAGCAGCATTCTTAAGCACGTTGAGAACTGCCGTAGATGCCATGGTAGCAGCAGTCGTCACAACTGCCACAGCACCAGCCGTGGCGACGAGAGAGGGGTCTGGTAAGTCTATATTCAATCCAGCAATAGTAACGCTAGGTTTGTCTGCTGGTATCTCTGCTTTTGTTTCTATAGGTGTTACCTGTTGAATCGCTGGTGGCATCTCAACTGGTTTAGCGTCAGGTAATCCTCTACTCTTTTCTTGTTCTTGTGGTTGATTTTTTTCTCTTTCTGCTTTTACAGCCGCATCAAACTCTTCCTGCGTCGGAACATTGATCACAGGATATTTTATTGAAGGGTCTGGCATCCTGAAAACAGGAAGTGCCAGACCTTGTGTTATAGGAGGAGCCTCAAACTTCGGGGCGGGCAGCTGCTCTACTGTAGTCTGGGGTATCCCCTGAATCACAGTTTGGGCAACCTGCGGTCGCTGAAGAGTCGGCAACGAGTTCTGCTGGAGGTTCTGGTTCTGGAGTTGGTTCAACTGAGGTGATCTCAGGGGCTCTACGAGGTTGATCTCCATCTTTGTCATCTCCTTTCTTTAGAGTGTCTACCCCAAAGGTTGCAGCAGCAGCTGTAAATACTGTAGCAATAAATGTTGGATCCATCTTAGCGAGTAGACCAGCATATGATGCCGTAAGTAGAGCAGCACTCCAACTCAATACAGTAATTCTAACAATAGTGCTCATACATTTTTCCTTTTTCTGTGGTTCTGCCATTGTTCCTGTTGAATGTGATTAACCTTTTTTCCAAGCCTCACCTTCTGCTTTTCTTCTACGTGCTAATCCTGCTTCTACATTTGAACCAGGATTTCTGTAGAGGTAAAGCGCATCGGGCACCTTATCCCATTCTTTATTTTTTAGAACACGAGTAATAGTATTAAAATTATCACCACCATAAAAACCAGCGCCAAGATTATAGGCGAAAGAAAGTAGAGCACCTCTTTTGCCATCTGACATTTCATTCCAGTGTGGAATCTTACGAAGTGCAGGAAGGAAGTGATGTTTTGCTTCTTCAATCAGTAGCTCATCTGCTTCTGCTTGAGTGATACTATCGCCCATCTGAAATGGTTTGCCATTCTTATCTCTAGTGGAACCCCAACCAATAGTGATTGGTAGACCACCAGAAAGAGGATCAGGGTAAGCATTTAATCTACATCCTTCAAACTCTTTTACTAATTTGATGCCCATTTGTGGAACATCATCACCACCTACTACAGGAGCAGAAGCTGCAGCAGCGGTAGCTGGTGCAGCATTACCCTTTTTTCCTCTGTAAATCTCCGCCCAATCAATGTTATCTTCTAGATATTTAACTGGTAAATTGTCTTCTAACCATTGAACTGCTTTTACATGGTTAGGGTTCTTCTCGTCGTAAAACTTGAAGAAGTTGTGTAAATCGATTCTAGCCATTATTGTTCTCCTTATTATCAGTCAAAAATACGACCCCAACCATCGTTGCCACCTGGGCACCAACGATGCTTAAGAACTGCTTTGGTGTAAATGGTCTTCTTACCATTCGTTACAGGACCAGTATAGTTATCGTTGAGTGAACCATATGGATCATTAACATAATATCCTTTGCCGTCTGGTGTCTTACCAATAACTACACACATGTGCCCGCCAGTAGGAGCAGATAAAGAACCCCTGTGGAGAATACCAATAACAACTGGTTTACCTCTATCAAGGCTTTTATCAATGTCAGCAAAAGAAAGATTATAGCTAAAGTGTGACTTAACACCATAACCTGCGAGAACCTTTGTCTGAACCGCATGGTCAGTCGTGTCACCAATCGCAAATACTTTCTTAACGTATTCATCATCGCCTTTGATGCTTCCTGGCTTGAGGAAAGCAAGGCACATAGCGCACGATGAACTGTTACAGGTTCTATGTGCATCTCTGTAGTTATCTACTTGATTAAAGTATGGAACATCGAGCACTGCTGGAGTTGGTGGTTTAGTTCTAAAGATACCAATCCAGTCAGTCTCCGAATCGTCTAAAAATTGAGCAGGTAGGTTATCTTCTAACCATTGAACTGCTGCAACGTGATTCGCATTACCATCATCATAAAATTTAAAAAAGTTATGAAGATCTAGAGTCATTTTTCTCTCCGAATAAACTAATGAAATACTCTGCGTCTACCACTGCTAGTGGTTTCTTTCCATTCTTTTTAATTACAACGAGAGGTTCATAGTCACCAGAGTTGACAGATGCCTGCTCATAGGCATCCCATATATTTAGCTTCTCCACGTTTTTGCACTCGATGCTATGAGGAAACTTTAACCTAGCAGCACGAGCCATGATAAGGTCTTCGCCGCCAGCACCCATGCTACGAGATTCTATATCTTCTGGGTGAACCTCAAGCATCTCAATAAGTTTATCTCTTACCCATTGTTGCAGACGGCGACCTTTCGCTTTTGCTGAACTTGGATTCATAATAAAAAACCTCCATGATGGAGGTATTTATCTATTCAGTTAAACCAGGGGTCTGGAATTTTCTTTTGAGTGCTGCGAGTATCCACGCTTGTGATAGACTCTTCGGACCTTCCTTTAGAAGTTTCTCTAGTTTTTCTATCTCTCTTTTTCTCACAGTTTAAAACCAGCGAAAGTATCTTTCTTAACATCCTGTTTAATACCGCCAATGACATAACTCTCAACCTCTGTTTCTTGTGGGGCAACTTGTAGACCCTTAGATGATAACCAGTGCTGAGTCCATGGCAGTGGATTGTTTGACATAGGAGTATCAAACACAGGCTTCAAACCAATTGCTCGCATACGACGGTTGGCAATATACTCAACGTAAGAGTTGAGCAACTTATCATTCAATCCAATGATGCTGCCATCCTTGAATAGATACTGCGCCCATGCTTTCTCTTCATCAACAGTCTTTTTAAACTGTTCTACTGTCCATGCTTCTTCTTCTTTAGCAATCTGAAGCATGTCTGGGTCATCCCCATTAAGCCAGTTCTTGATAATGTTCTGTGTAAGAACAAGATGCTGGCTTTCGTCTCTTGCGATGAGAGAGATAATTTTAGCGGATCCCTCCATAAGTTTAAGTTCGCCAAAAGCGAACGAACATGCAAACGAAACATAGAACCTAATTCCCTCTAAAATGTTTACGTTAACTACAGCGCGATAGAGTTTACGCTTTAAATCATAGAGAGTTTCTTTGGCAGCTGGCACACCTTCTAGTTGATGTTGCCACTGATTACCAGATGAGTAATCTTGTGCCGCACGAATGAAGTCATCATATGCTTCAGTTACACTCTTCGCCCTTTCAAGGATATTCTGATCATCAAGAATAGTATCAAATACTTCAGATGGATCAGAATAGATATTCTTTATAATATATGTATACGAACGAGAATGAATCATCTCCATTGTTTCCCAGATAGTCATTGCTGACTCTAGTTCTGGGAGAGAGCAGTAGGGAATAAATGCCATGCCAGGTCCGCGACCCTGAACAGAGTCAAGCATAATCTGATACTTTAGATTGGAAGTATAGATATGCTTTTGTTCTGGGCGAAGAGTAGCATAGTCAGCACGATCCTTCTGAAGAGAAACCTCTTCAGGTCTCCAAAAGTATCCAAGTTGCTGTTGAGTTAGCTTATCAAAGATAGGATACTTGTAGGTATCATACCTTTGAATTCCAAGAGGAGCACCGAAAAACATCGGTTGCTTCTTTACATCTACATGTTTTGTATTAAAAACAGTCATCCCTTCAACTGATGGGGTGGTCTCGGTTAGTTTAAATTTTGCAACTGTCACAGTCTTCCTCCTCTTGTGCTCCTTCTAGAATTGAATTAAGTAAACTTTCCACTGATTTCTTTTTCTCTTCGTCGTCTTCCTCCTTCTTGATATCATATGTATTCTGATAGTAAGATGTCTTCCAACCATACTTATATGTGTTGAGAAGATCTTGTGCCATCACACTAACAGGAACTTCAGCATCTTCGTAATGCTCTGGATTATACGACCAGTTTCCAGAAATCGCTTGATCGAAGAACTTCTGCATAACTGCAACAATATTAATATAACCAGTATTCCCAGGCATATCCCAAAGAAGTGTATAGTAGTTTTTAAGAGATTGATACTGGGGAACAATCTGCTTAAGAACACCTTTCTTCGACTTCTTAACGGACAGGAAGGCACGGGGAGGTTCGATTCCATTTGTCTCGTTTGACACAACGGAACTGCTCTCTGAAGGCATTTGTGCGGACAGTGTTGAGTTCCTGAGACCGTGTGCCAAGATGGATTGTCTAAGATTTTCCCAATCATAGTGGAGATTATGTGGAACGATTTCGTCTACATCTTTTTTATATGTATCGATTGGAAGAATTCCATCTGCATACTTAGTGCGACTAAAGTAACCACATTTACCTTTCTCAATAGCAAGTTGATTAGAAGCCTTCAGTAAATAGTACTGAAATGCTTCAGTAAGATTATGCACCAGATGAGCAGCAGAATCATCAGAATACTTAACTTGATGACGAGCTAACCAGTGAGCAAGACCGATGTAACCAATACCCAGTGAACGGCGATTACGGGTGGATGCTTCAGCAGCAACCACGGGATACTCTTGGTAATCAATCAACTCATCCAGCGCCCTTACAGATAGGTCACAGAGTTCTTCTAAGTCATCGAGATGCTTAATCTTACCTACGTTGACAGCAGAGAGAATACACAGAGCAATCTCACCATTGATATCATCAATGTGCTGTAGAGGATTGGTTGGTAGGGTAATCTCTTGGCAGAGGTTACTCATCCAAACCTTATCTTTGAAAGAAGAGTGCTCATTGCAGTGGTCGATATTCATAATATAGATACGACCAGTCTCTGCTCTCTCTTTTAGGAGTGAAAGAAATAGTTCTTGAGCGCCAATAGTTTTTCTTGGAATAGAAGCATCTCGTTCGTAAACGCCATACAACTCGTCAAAACCAGGAAGCCCAAAAGCATCTGAAAGACCAGGCACGTCATGTGGTGAGAAGAGAGAGATGTCTTCGTTACGGATGAATCGCTCATAGAACAGTTTGCTGATTTGAATGCTGTAGTCTAACTTACGAACACGGTTATCTTCGGTTCCTTTATTATTTTTCAATACAATGATATCTTCTATTTCTTTGTGCCAGATTGGGAAGTGTACTGTCGCGGATCCACCTCGTATGCCATTCTGCGTACAACATCTGACAGTCGCTTCAAACTTTTTGAGAAACGGTATAACCCCAGTATGCGATACTTCTCCCCCTCTGATCTTACTGTTGAGAGCACGGATGCGACCTGCGTTGATGCCGATTCCTGCGCGTTGAGCAACATAACGACCAATAGCCATGTCACTGCTAAAGATGCTATCGAGGGTGTCATCACTATCAACAAGAACACAGCTCGCAAATTGTCGAAGTGGAGTTCTAACCCCTGCCAAGATAGGTGTGGGAACGTTGATTTTGTGCTTGCTGATTGCGTCGTAGTATCGCTTGACATAAGATAGACGATTTACTTGGGGATACTCTGCAAAGATAGTGGCAGCAACCAACATATAAGCATACTGGGGAGTCTCAAAAACACTTCCACTGCTTCTATCCTGCACCAGATATTTATCTACCACCTGGCGAAGACCAGCATAGGTGAAAAGATAGTCACGATCGTGGTCAATAAAACTATTAATCTTATCCCACTCTTCGTCAGTATATTTACCAGCAAGCTCCTTATCGTAAATACCTTTAAGAATGCCTTTGGTCAAATGCTCTCCTACAGATGGGAACCCGTGCTTCCAATCAGCTCCAAAGACTTGCTTATATAAACCGAACAAAAGGAGACGAGCAGCAACATACTGATAATTTGGAGCGTCAAGATCGATGAGGTCACTAGCCGACCTGATAAGAATTTCTTGAATTTCGTTTGTGGTAATGCCATCATAGAATTGAATACCAGATTGAATTTCTACTTGAGATGGCGATACTCCTGCAAGACTACCACAGGCACATTCTACCATCGTGTGAATCTTATCAAGGTTAAGAGATTCTGTAGATCCGTCACGCTTTTTAACTTTGATACCGTTGCTCATATTTTCTTCCAGAGATTAAATTTTACTTGTGCTTCTAAACCAGAATAGGTATTACATTCTACCATAGATTGCACGTTATGACCAGCCAGAAACATATCATTGATATCTTTTTCTTTGACACTATCTGGCCAGATAACTATCTTATTTCCGTGCTGTATGGTTTTGTTAATACGCTCGACGATTTGTTTGTTTCTTGGTTCGTTATCGTATATCCAAGTAGGATCGTTAATCCCCCAGTCACCAAGATTAACATCAGCTCCACACATAGCAAGCGAGTTAGATATGAAGAGGGAGTCAAACGGTCCTTCCGTAATGTAGATATTTTCATTTTTGTCTATACGATCAAGTCCAAATAGTTTAGGATATTGCTTATCCAAGATGGTAGTGATATAGCGAAGGCTTGCATTCTTGTTAAGAGACCTTGCTTGATATCCGAATACATTTCCATCTTCCGAGATTAGTGGGAGTATAATTCTAGGTTCTTTAATTTTATTATCGTTCTTTTCCCAAGCGTTGAAGTCTTCTGCGTAATAGAAGTTTGAGAAGTATTTCTCTGGTATCTTTCGGTCGAGCAGATATTGCTTTGCTGGGTGTGTAGTATTTAGGGAATCGATATTTAACAGTTCACTAAAAATATTCTTCTTGAACACTGGTTTAGTGACAAATGGTTTGAAGTCAGGTGTCTTCACCTGATAGTTCTTACCCGTCATACCTTCTTTATAACGCTCCATGACATACTCATCATGAAGATTTACACTTTGATCTTTGAGAAACTGAGAAAAGTTACGAGTAACGCCGCAGTTATGACACTTGAAAACAAAACTATCTCTCATAGAAAAGAGATACCCCCGTGCTTTATTCTGCTTCTTCTCTGAGTCGCCACAATATGGGCAACGAAAGTTGTAGGTGCCTTTCTTTTTCTCAGTAAACTTAAGGAGTTGTGAAGAGACCAAACCAATATACTTGGTGTCAATATAATTCATTTTGTAAGTTGTGTGGTCGCTCCTCCCATAGTAGCATCCGTTTTTCCTAGTGTCAAGAGGTTACCGAAGAATGCCGCTGATCCAATTACCACAGTAGCAGCAGTAGCAACTCCCATAGTAATCCAACGAAACTTAGAAAGGTCTTCTACTTTTCTTTCAAGTTTTTCTAGCTTAGCATTGATACCTTTAATAAGTTCCAAGATTGCTGCTTCTGATCTATCTACTTGATCTAATCTATTTTCATGTCGTTCTAAAATGAGAGCAACATTTTGATTGCTCTCACTTATCTTATCAACCGCTCTTTCAAGCTTGTCAAGCATCTCTTTGGAGAGATCTTCATATATTTGAAACTTCGCTTCTAATACTGAAAGGTCTTTCCCAAACGGCATGACACTCCTTATCAGACGTTTCTTACAGCAAAGTCAAGTGCTTTCTGATAAGATGAAGCACTCATGTTTAGCATGACACGGAACTTATCTCTGTTCTCTGGTGATAGACTTTCGTATGCAGCAAGGATTCTCTTTGCATCAAAGACACCGATTCTACCAGAAGTGCCATCATTGAATACAAGATTTGCAAATGATGTTTCAGGATCTCTACCCCATCCAGTTCCTTCTTCAGCAACTTTAAGAGCAGTGGTAAATACATCTACACCACCTGCTGAACCAGTTCTTGGTTGAGAAATCATTTCCACTTCCTCTTTTTTCATAATTTGTTTTGAAGCTTTCTGTTGCTTCTGTGCTGACTTCTTTTTAAAATCTGCCATGCGAGCACGAAGCAAAGTATTCATTTCATCCGACTTATCTTGTGCTTGTTGCTTAGCAGCAGTGCGCTTTGATTGAAGTTCTCTCTTCGCTCTCATCTGCTTAGAAGCTTTAATTTGCTTCTGCGCCTTTTCAGTTTCGGATGTTGCCTCCGAAATATTTTCCATATTCTCTTCAGACATTTTAGTTTTCCTCCTAGACATTACACGTTGGATTAGTTTTTTAGCACTCTTCTTGCGACCATCAATCTTTTCATCTTTGGTCTTTTTCAAGTTTTTCTTTTTCTTTGCTGTGTTAACAAAGACAAAGGCAGGAGGAAGTGCTAGTGACGATCCATCACCTGCCATCATTTCATTCACAGTAGTTTTAGAAGTTTCAGACATTGTTCGTCTACATCTGTTGTATCTACATTCTCTGGCAATCTATCTAAAAACAACATGTATGCTTTTAAGATTGACCAGTATTGCGATTCTATTTTATAGAATAGAAGCAGCGTTGCTGCGTCATTGAATACATTATATAGTGTTATGATATGATTGAGAATCAAATGATGTTTCAACTCACCAGTAGTATCATAGCGTCTCAATAATCTTTTAATATATTTGAACTTTTGAAGGTCTTCTTCAAAGTCATCATATGTAACAGACAACGGGTTGTTGTAGTTTTTGATTGCAAACAACAACCAGTTGTCTGGTGTCAACTCATTAAAAATCATACATCATCATGCATAGGTAATAGAAGCAGAGTTGGAAATGACTTCCTCAGTTCCACCAGCAGATGTAATCTTCACGCGATACTTATAACCATCATAGGTTGCCTTAGCAGCAGCAGTAAGTGTGAGAGTATCAGTTGTAGCACCAGTGTATACACCAGTGTTGGTAACATTAGTCCACTTGGTTGTCTGCGTAGCAGTTTGATACTGCCACTGATATAGAAGAGTTCCAGGTGTGCCAGTTGTCGAAGTTGTAACTGTGAATGTTCCAGTGTAAGGAGTAGCAGCACCAGTTACAGCAGCAGGTTGACCAGTGATAGTAACTGCAGATACTACATCAGCAGCAGGATTATCTTCTGTTCCACCCTGAGCGGTGCCATAGTCACCAGCGTTAGCGGCAGTCTGATTAGCGAATGCTAGGCACTCTGCCTTATGGCGAGTATTGCCATCACCATCAGTATAGGTTCTATATGCCCACCAACCTGGCCACTTGAGACCACGAACCTTGTTCTCATCTAGAGCAGCTTCAGTGTCATCGATGAAGATGAGACTTGTTCCCGTTGGGAAGTGTGCTAGTTGACCATTCTCATCAAGGAGAAGAGTTGCAACTTCTTTTGGTGCAGTTCTGCGAATAGCATTAGCAGCAAGAACAGTTCCTGTTGAACCTGCATATGCTGTTCTGAGTTTGAGTGATGTTGCTGAAACTACCGACTCAACAGTATACTGAACACCACCTAATGAAAGAACATCACCGTTCTGAACAAAGTCAGCAGTTGCTCTGTTGGTGAAGTCACCAGTTGTAGTAACAGTTGTGCTACCGTTGGTAACACTTACATTTGTTGCCAACGCTTTAGCGTCGATTGTTCCGAAAATTGCCATCGGTTTCCTCTATAAAATATTCGTATTCTAAAAAGTATTTATAAAAAAAGGAGACCTTACTTCTGGTCTCCCTTGCGTAATACGGTTCTTAGAAACAATTGAATGAAATCTAAGATACCATTTGCTTCAGTTCTTTTTGTTTTTGATAACCATTCAGATAATGATAAAAGAAAACCAAGAACTATTGTGACACCCCAGTTCGTCAGAAAACAAGTAATCATGCTTGTGGTGTAAAGAGTTTATCTTTAACCAACTCAAGAACGACATCATCAATGCTATTATCTGTTGACTTCACATACTTTGTTAGAAGTTCAATAACAAGATTCTTGACCGCTGGGTGAGTCGCAATCGAAATAAGTAGTGGTTTGACTACTGCTACTACTGCGCCCATGATGACCTCCGAGAATGGATGACGGCTTATTTAGGCTGCTTTCTTTGCCATCGAGGTGGCAGTTCCATACATCACATCTTTTGCTTTAGCACCATACTTAGACTTGAAAGAACTGAACTTCTTCTTCATGCCCTTAACAAACTTTTCTTTCTTTGCTTTTTCTTTAGCAGAAAGACGCTTCTCTTGAAGTTCTTCGCCACCTTCCATTTCATATCCTGCCTTCACACACTTGTCTTTACCATTCTCTGTGCCAGCATACTTATATCCTTTCCAGCAAGCTTTGCCGTCAGCACCTTGCTCCTTACCTTCCTTGTTCTTACCTTCAGCAGCAAACTCTTCTTTCTTAACTTCTTTCTTTGCTTTCTTTCCTGTAGGTGGTTCTGGATCGTTAGGAGTATCAACCTGAGGCATGATTTCGATTTCTACTTTCTTGCCCTCATCTACGGCTTTTTTTTTAGCCCAACCTTCCTGAACCTCTGCTGCCTTCTCCCACATTTCCTTAACTGACTTCTTGCCCTTTCTAGCACGAAGAAGTGCAAAATCATGAGCATCTACTTTACCATTCTTATTGGCATCAATCTTCTCTTGATTGCCAGGCATGTCTCTTGCTTCTTTTTTTAATTCTTTTTTCTCTTCATCCTTGCCTTCAGTATGCTTTTTCTCTCCCTTCTCTTCTTTCTCAGGCTTTTCCCATGCTTCATCTAACTCAGCAACTGCCGCTTGAATTAGACTTTTTGAAAACTCGTCAATTGTCATTGTTCTTTTGTCGTTTATTTTTATTTATAAATGACTTGACTTTCTCCTTATCTGTCATATTTTTATCTTCACACCCACAATGTTCTTTAATATCTTTCACCCAAGCACGAAACATTTTACCTTCTTCTGTTACAGCAATAACATAATTGACTCCACGGCGATGAATTCTTCCCGCTTCACCATTAGAATTTTGAATCCAATCACCCTCAGCAAATACATTGCCAAGCATATAAGATTTTTGTTTTGATTGTGCTAACAGTTCTTTAAGTGATTTCATTTAATACCCAACCCTTCTCTAACGTCTGTCATTAATTTCATCATTTCTTTATCGTCTAAAGTAGATGGTATACCTTTACGAAACTCAGCAACGTTTGCATTAGTTGCTGCTTCTCTCATTTTACTAGCAGACATTCCAGTTGCTCCGTCAGCATCAGGATCTCTTTCGCCAGCAGATTTTGTTTCAAGAGTTCTAAATGTATACTCTGTTCCATTATAACGTTGGATCAAAGTATCCATTTCCTGCACACGATCACTGCCAACTACAAGAGTAAGATCCGAATATTCACCCTGCAAACTCTGAAGAACTTTAATGATTGTCTTCAGATCAGTATCAAGCATAATATTATTTTTATGTTTCGGAAACATCTTTTTCATGTATCCTACTTTCTGTTCGGAAGATAGAGGATTCTTCTTCTTGTCTTTGGTATGACTGGTATAGATTTTATAGTCATCGGTTCCAGCAATTCTTGCTACAGCATCAATGAGTTTTTCATGACCAATGGTAGGAGGATTGAAGCGACCGAAAGTAATGACTACTCTCTTAAACATTTTTATTAGTATTTAGTTTCCCTTTACCCAGTTCTTTGCGAGAGTAAAGTTTGCCAAACTAAACTCAAGACGATCAACAAGCTTGGTAGCATTTCCATCTTTAATAGCAACAAATCCTTCAGGGGCAGTAACACGGAATCCATCATCAGTGCGAAGAAACGTGCGAGTGCTATCAGCAGATTCCAGTTTCTTCACAAACATATTTTTAGCATTCTGAAGAATAACATAGAGAGTAATCGTTGCTTTGAATCCAGCGATGTTGGAATCCACAAACTCGATACCATCATAGAGTTTCTTCAGTTTAGCAGCCTTGGTCTTCTCCTGCTTCACTTTGTTAACTTCCTTCATCATGGTTTCATGATAAGCATTCTTGAAGTCATCGATAAAACGATTAACATTACTGATACGCTTACCTTCTCTTACATAAGTGTTGAAGTAAGTTTTAAGACGAGTTCCAACACTAAAATTATCTTTGGAGTTAATCTGTTGCGAAATCTCATCCAAGAACGCACCAGCATTACGAAGAGCAGCGGGAGCAGTTCTCTTCATGTTATTAAGATTTCTCTTCTCGGTTGCATTAAGAATCATATTACTACCAAGAGTATCTACCTCAGCACTGATTACAAAGACATCATTAGTATTATTAAACTTACTGATGTCAACACCGAACGTAGCGTTAGAAGTTGCAATGCTAGAACCAACGTAGCGAGTGTGAAACACTACACCAATCTTGGCTCGCTTTGCTTTTTTGTATGCGTCAGTTCCTTTCGGAATAGCATAGGTGATAGTGTTAGGAGTAAACGTGAGATAATCTACACCATCAATCTTCTCTTCTTTAGCATCATCGGTAAACAACAAGTCTCCCTGAATGATTCCTTTGATTCCCAGCTTAGGAAAATGTTCCAGTGCTACTTTAAGTTTCTCTACCAGACCAGAAGAGTTGGTAGTGATTTTAAAGTTGCTGGTTTGAGTTCCGCTAAAAGTTTTAGTAAGAGCATCAAGAAAAGCAAACGCATCATTAGCGCCTTCTTTGCCATCAAACAAGATGCTGTCTTCTAAGTGTTCGAGGTGAGTGTTCTTGCTCATGCTGGATTCATCTGATAGTTTCCGTTGCGATCTTTAGACACGATGAACTTTGCTTTCCTGCTCGCCCGTGGCTGCACCGCTATTCTAGCACCTGGGATCCCATACTGCGACCTGTCTCCCTTGTTTATGAGCATCAACACAGGTTCATACCCGCCAGTCATGGCGGTTGGATTCATTACAATATGTGACGACATTTCTAATTTATATTTGTTCCCCACTTTTTTAATAGATGGAGAACCCTGTAATACTCCATTACAATTTGATACTCCATACTTAGAAGATCCAAAATTTTTGCCGTAAACAGATTCCATTTTTAAATCGTTATCTTCTATCTCTGCCACTGCAGTAAACCCAACTCCATTAGAACTTTTTAAATCATACTGCATTCCATTTCCACACCAAAAAGCCATATATTTTGCAAATGCTCTAATCTCAGGAAACTTATCTAATGTTTCATCAGCGCCAAGTTTGTCAGAAGCATAGTGAGTAACACCACCCCATTGTTGAAAATCAGATGCTACATTACCTTGCTTGTGTGAGAACCACCCAACGTCATTCAACTTTCCTTTTTCTAAAGCAACCAATGCTAGGTCTGCTTTAACTGTTCCTTCTACTTTATTAACACCAACAATATTTTCAAAAGTTGTATTACCAACCATTAAATCTATAGACGACAATCCTGTTTTTTTAAGTATGGCATCCAGTTCCTGATTGAAAGTATTAATAAAATCTGCTTCCCCCGCTTCAGTAGCGGTTGGATAGTTTAACTTATAAGTGGAATCTACATTATCAACATAATATTTTAGATTGCCCCAAAATATATTTCTAACTTGACCGTTCAAAGGTCTACCACCAAAATCCAAATCTTTCAATATCTGATTTGTGTTTGTTCCATTTCTTATTGGGGAATTTCTTGATGGCAAAAATATTAAAGTTATTGGAACTCCCGCACCTTCAGATACCATACTATCAGGAATAATTTTTTTAACTTCTCGGTAAAAATTTTCAAAGGTAGAAAATCTTTTTGGTTCTAAATCCAGAAAAATATTATCTTTCTTATATCTACCATTAACTTTAGCAGGGATACTTATAGCAACTTTAGAAAAATATACATGTATACCATCTTCAGAATCTGTCGTGCTTTTTTGAACTAGAGTGAATGGTAAATTATTTTTCATGCGTTCATACACTACACGCCAGTTGCTTTTGTATCTATCTCTTCTATTAAACTGACCCCAAGTTAATCCAGCCATAGTTAAAAAAATACCCCTTCTATTATTTAGAAGAGGCGATTAGTTTATACGTCGTTGGCAACTCGTTTTTCGCTTCGCTCAATACTGAAAGTTCCTTCTGGATATCGAGCAGTCAGTTTCTCAAAGTTCATCTGAGCAATTTCTTCAAACGAAATATCAAGTGCGATACATGCTTGAGCAATATACCAAAGAATATCTCCAAGTTCACGCTTCATATGGAAGACATTATCTTCGTTATAAGGTTTACCTTGGAAAGCAATCTTTTTCACAATCTCAGTAAACTCACCGCCTTCGGCAGTGATACCACAAGCAGCAGTCATCAGACGTTGAATATCTACACCTTGAGATTTGAGATCACTAATACGAAGAATAAATTCTCCAGTATCTCGTGACGCTGGGCTGGTGACAGAACCAACGAATTCAACATACTTATTAAAATCAATTGTCATAAAATAAAACTGGTAAATTTGCTTTTAGTATCTTTGCTTTGTTGTGCTGCCATCTCTTCGAAATCATACTCCTCTTCTTTATCAGAGGATAGGTCAACAGCGTTATCAACATTATAGAGCTTCATTCTTGCTCTGTCAACCCCAACCAAAAATCTCTTATATGCAGTAGGGTCATTGTATCTGTTCTTCAATTGCTTGACCATAATTTTACCATCCTTCTCCAAATCTTCCGTCGATATAAGAGCAAACATGAAGTCAGCAGTAGCAGGTAGACCAAAGGATTCCGAAGTATCAGTAAGATCCACGTCACTATTGCCAAAACCACTACGGGTTGTTTGCGTCGCTGAGACAACAGGAACATTGTGTTCCACAGCAAGACCGCGTAGTTCTTCAGCAATCGCTTTAACATAAGTATAGGAATTGACGATAGCGCCTTTATACCTCGCACTAGCACAGATGTTAAGATAGTCGATAAAGACGATATCTGGTTTAAACGTCTTCTTGAGTTGAAGTTCGTTAAGAAGAGATTTGAAGTGACCGACATGTGCTGATGCTGTAGGATATTCTTTGATGATAAGACGACCCTGAGTTTTACGCTTCAGTTCATTGATGCGACTTTGGAAGATTGTCTCAGGCAAATCCACAAGGTCTTTGATATTGACGTTAAACAGGTTAGCATCAATACGTTCAGCAATCTTTTCTTCTGCCATCTCCATAGTTATGTAGAGAACATTGCGACCCATAGATAAACAATGAGCGGCAAGGTCACACATGAAGAGTGACTTACCTACACCAGTGCCAGCAAGAGCTACGTTAAGAGTCTTGTTTGGCAGACCACCTTTGGTAATCTTATTGAAGTATTCAAGGTGAAATGGAATCTTATCTTCTTCACGATGATAGAACTCATATCGTTCTACACTATTCTCTAGATAATCGTGACCTACGTGTTCATCGAACGATACTGCCAGGGCCTCTTGAAGGATTGCTGGAATCGCATCCTTTGATATTTTTGGATTACCTCCATCCGCGACCTTGATTGACTCAAGCAAGGCGAGGTAGATTGCTCTGTCTTTACACCACTTCTCTGTGGTGTCGAGCAACCAGTTATATTCAATTGGATCGGTAGACAACTCAGCAATTGTTTTAACTGCGTTTTGATATACTTCCTCATTTAAATCTTTTCTTGCTTCAAGGTTGATAGTTAATACTTCTTTCGTAGGCACCAGCTCATAGGTGCTTGCGAAGTTCCAGACCTCTTCATAGATTACACGTTCATGAATCTCATTGAAGTAATCTGGTTTTACAAAAGGAACAACCTTCCTGTAGAACTGTTCGTTGCACAGGAGGTTGCGTAAAATAGTCGTTTCAATTCTCTCCATCCACTACTCCATATAGAAACTCTTTACAGGCACATTCATCTAAAGCTTGCATTATCTCTGGCGTGAAATACTTCTCAGGATCGGCAAGGATAACAGAAGGATAAACGGAAGATTCCCCAACAACCACGCGATTCCCCTTACGTTGGAATACTCCGTATTTCTCACCCAACTCCAGTAATCCATAATACTTATCCAATCCCCGTGCGTCATAGAATAACCTCGTCTCGATATCTGAGTTTTCTTTGGTAAAGCGAGACTTCTGTGCCTTCACTTTAATAATGTTACCTACAACTTCAGTGCCATCTTTCTCTTTCTTCTTAGACAGGAAGAGAATAGTTGACGCTGCATACTTCAGACCAGTGCCACCACCCATCTCTTTAGTTGGCACATAGGCACCAACCACTTCATATGTATGGTTGGTAACGATTAGAGGAATACTAGCTTGCCCAAGTTTCAGTGACAAAATCCTAAAGATCGATTTAATAACCTGGGCGCGAGTCATATCGCGTGTCTCCTTGCCAGCAGTGGCATCGTCAATCTCCTTCGTGGTGGAGAGCATCCCCAAAGAGTCTAGCACAAAAAGCAGCGGAGGTCTATCCTCTTTCTTAAGTTTCATATACTCATCTACAACTTTGATAGACTGAGTGCGAAACTCTTGAACAGTAGTAACAGGAACCAAACCTACACGTTTAACATCGATCCCACGCGAAACCATCATGTCTTTAGAGACAGCAGATTCCGTTTCAAAATAAATTACCTGTGCTTCAGGATTACTATTTAAGAAATGTTTGACGATAGAGAGGGCAAAGAATGTTTTACCAGTAGAGGATTCTCCAGCAAGCGCGGTGATTTTGTTGGAGGGTAACCCCCCATAGATGCTCCCGCTAATGAGAGCATTGAGAATATAGCTCCCTGTATCAACAAAACTTCGGCAGTTGTTGAAAGAACGAAATAACATTCTCGCGGATAGGATTTGGTGTCTTCAGATAGATGAACTTAATCTTCTCACCTTCCTGAATGATTGGATACTTGTGCTCCAAATTGTTTTTACGAATGTAATAGTTATAGAGCAACGCACCACGCACTTGAATTGGTGTGCCCTTCTGATAAATGTCAGCAGCACTACGATACTTCTTCAGACCATTACACCCGCGAGGGAATGCAATGTTGAGATAATTTTGCTTCTTAGTGTCTTCCTTGATTTCATTAATGAAGTCAAGAACATCTTCATTCGTTTTGGTTACGATGATACGATATGCCTGCTCTAGTTTATCGCGGTAGTAAGCAGGAGTGGAAGAACGTGCAGTTTCCATACCACAGATTTTCATCTTCGGTTTAGCATAACGCACACCTTCGCTATCCCAAACGTTAAGAACATAGCGTTTCTTTGCAGTCCAAAAACCACGCTCAGCAATGTTCTCACGCTTCATCTTCATTTTCTGGTCGTATGCTTTGAGGTAGTCGGCCAGTTCTTGATAAGAACTTTCAATAAACTTCTCAAGTTCCAGCGAAGCGACCTTATCAAGGAACGTAACAATGCTCTCAGCAGTTTTCTCTCTTCCCTTGTATACAGTCTCAACCAGAGGACCCAGATTAAGATACATAGAATCAGTATCTGAAGCAATAACATAATCAACATCCTGTGTCTTTAGAACTTTATTAAGATAGGCATTCATCTTCTTCTCAATCCAGCGAATAGATAGCTGACCAGAAAGAGTAATTGCCTCAGCGATTTCAAGTTTATAATAACGGAAGTGCTCGTTACCGATAGCACCATAGGCAGAGTTGAGTTGAATCTTACGCGCCATCTGAATGTTATTACAGCGGGCAATCTCTTTCTTCAACTCAATCGTTGGAGTCTTTTCATATTGCTGCTTGGCAGCAATCATCTTCTTTTTGTAAATGGTGCGGTCTTCATAAATCTTCTCCATCAGCTTGGGGAGGAACCCCTGAAACTTGGTTGTGTAATGGGTGCCATTGGCGCACAGGGTCTCCCCTACGAGGTCGCTGGTATCGAACTGCTTCTCCAGAAGCATGTCTACGTTGACGCTGCTACGGCGTGGCAGGAGGGTCTCAGGTGACAGGTTATACTGCATGATGAGGTGTGGATACAGTGAGTTAAGGTCAAAGTTCACAATCCAATCATACATGCCAGGCACAGGTTCTTTAACATATGCACCAGCATACTTAGCATCCTTCACGCTATCTTTCTTAGGAGGAATGACAACACCCATCTTTGCCAGATAGATGAAGATGATGTTATCCCACATGCGAACCTGAGAGTAAACATCTTCGTAGTTTACTTTGGCGTCATATGCCATAGTGAACGCAAGTTCCAGCAACTTCATCTTGTCATCTAGTCGATCAACAAGTCGAACGTCGTGGATGTTATACAACACAAACTTGTTCCAGTCTTTAGTATAGAACTCCTTGAAGGTATCAAACTCAGAGTGGTCGAGCTTCTTTTCTTCCAGTTCTACAAAAGCAATATGATCAAGACGATAAGATTCTTGATTGGTGTATGTAAACTTCTTGTAGAGTTCAAGGTAATCCAACGTGGCAATGCCAGGAATATCATATGCAATCTGTTTGCGACCTTTAATGAAAATCTCACGCGATGAGATTAGTTTCCAAGGCGACAAAAGTTTAGTATGATCTTCCCCAAGCACTCGATCCATACGTCGGCAGATGTATGGCATATCGAATAGCTGAACGTTCCAACCAGTAATTACGTCGGGGGTATTCTCCTGCCACCATTTGAGGAAGCACGAAAGGAGTTTCGTCTCATCGTTACAATGGATGTAATCAACCTGTCGGTCTTCATTCTTGAAACTCTTTGATCCCCAGACAGTGATCCTGTTTGTAAAAGAATCACGGAGAGAAATAAGCAGAATCTCTTGGTCTGCTGATTCAATATCAGGGAAACCATTCTCTGCTCCAGTTTCAATATCCAGAGTAAATGTGCGAATGAGAGAAGAGTCGAAGCGAATTTCGTCATCGGGATATGCTTCGTTGATATACTGATACAAGTATCTAGTATTTCCATGAATTTCAAATCCCTCCACACCATCATACTGATTGATATATTGGCGACAATCATTAATAGAACCAGGGCGGATCTCTTTAAGATACCGCCCATCAAGGCTCTTATGATCCGTTTGCTTATTGCAAGGGATGTACAGTTTAGGTTGATAATCTACACGATACTGAACTCGCTCACCTTTCTCATAACCACGAACGAGGATGCGATTCCCCGCCTGTTCAATGTTCGTATAAAACTTCATGCGTCAACCCAGGGTCTTCTGGTAGTATTCTAGCACAGAATACGACGGATCGCAAATGGTCAGGATGTCATCTGCTCGCATGTAGATTTGAGTTTGGTTAGTATACTTGGGAAACTTTTGCAACAGAATATAATCTGATTGAATAACTGTCACTTCATTACCATCTTTGTCGATTTCTTTTTCTTCGCTTTCCTCAATGAAAAGAGCATCAGGATTGCGAACGTTTTTGTAATCAACGTTAGAATGATCCCAGTAAGTTAAATCAGTTATTCTATAAGGATTAGTTAAGAGGCATTCAGGGCTCTCCTCTCTCTCCTCAATCTGCGCTATCAGATACTCCTGATTCTTCAGTAATATCACTTGAATCACTGGGTTGTACGGTGTCTGTGTCATTTAATTTATCTCCAAACTTTTCAAGATATACTTCTAAAATTCCAGGATCTACTTCGCCAATGGCAGTAACTGAACTATATGGAATTTTAAACTGATCATCTGACGAATAAGGAATCCATTTGGTAAAGTTAACATTAAATTGTGCGGGATTGCCATCTGGAGATACATCACCTGTTGGCATCATAGCAAGAAGATAAGGGCATCTTGCAACTAAACAGATTGCTTTACCTTCTGGATCGGTAAGTTCTGCTAGACCAGCGATAATTCTTTCTCCGCTGTTCATTAACAAAATTTTCGGAATCATAATTTGCTCCTTAGAGTTTTTATAGTATACCACAAAAAATAAAATGGGGCAAGTGCTGATTCTGACCAGCACCGCCCCTGCGCCGACGATATTTGGGTTACCCCATGAATATTTATCCTTCAGTTAGAAGTTCCTGTTTACCAGCACCAATAGTATAAGTTGTTTTTTTCTGGTGTTCTGGAATGATCTTCTCCAAAGAAATGGTTAATAGACCATCAGAAAAATCTACAGAGGATACTCTGACATCATCTGCGAGTTGCCACGAATTTGTGAAGGAACGTCTTGATAGACCTTTATGAACATACACTCTTTCAGTATCTCGTTTCTCAACTTTCGAGGTAACTCTGAGAATGTTCTGTTCTGTAGAGACTTCAATCTCGTCTGACTTAAATCCAGCCAGAGCGATTTCAATTTCGTAGTTAGCGCCATCGTGTTTGATGATGTTGTAGGGAGGATAGTTTGTATTGTGACCAGACATCGCATCTAGTCTATTAAAAATGCTTTCCAATCCTACGTTGAAGGGAGTATAAACATCCCAAGTATAAGTATTTGTCATTTTAATTCTCCTTGAATAAGCGAGAGTTTGATTAAGACCCCGAAGGCGTCTTCATTATTATATATCAGAAAGCATTAAAAAAGGGAGTGTGGAACTCCCTACAAATATTATTCGGTTATCTCGGTCTTCTTACGACCAATGTTGTATTTACTTTCAAGCGTCCATTCGTCTTTCTCTTTGAAAGCAAGAACTTTGATTTGATTCAACGGAGCAACATCAGCAATCGCTTCTGCTTTAACAACAGAAATCAATCCCCAATCGGATAACAGTTGAATAATTCTGTTTCTACGTTGAACATCATTCACAGAAAGATTGGTATTCTTTCCATCAAGGGCAAACAGCTCCTTGAAGTGAACAATATAATACTTACCTTGCTTGTGTAAGATATGACAAGATTGGTAAATCTTTTTTTCTTTACGGGATGCGACACCGATACGAGTTAGGGTCTCACGAACTTTGAGGAAATCATCAGGTTCATTGAGAGTCACCTCAACCATATCAGCTTGCTTCCATTCTACTTCGATATCAGGAGTCATCTTTTTCCACCTTTGTCTACAAGTTTTTTAATGTGTTCAAGTTGATTTTTAGATAAGATTCTCAATGCTTGTAGAGCTTTATCGTCGTTATAACCATAATACTCCTTAATCGCATCAAGGTATTCTACTTGAGATTTTTTTGCCCAAGGAGAAAATCTCTTACGCGGGCTGATACTATTTATAAAAAAGTCATATTGCATCTTCTTATCGAGATGAGGATACATATTCATTTCGTTTGAAAATAAAATAGTATCATGAAAAGCAGCAAGACACTTGTTGACAATAAAAGGTGGATATGCTTTTTCAGATTCCTCGTCAATAACTACCGACTTCTTGGTTTGATTTATTGAGTTCAAATATTCCGTTAGAGATGGTTTCGTCATAATTAGTAATCAAAAGTTCAGCACGGTCTTTTTGCTCATTCATGTAGTCGCCTACTGAACGCATAGTATAAGTCAAATCCCATTTGGTTTGATAATAACCATCATACCACTCCATAAGAGTTGGATTGGTATTGTAAGTAATCATCCAGCGATCTTTTACATTACCCTGAGTGATCCAAGCATGAAACTCTTCGTGATTGAATCCTTTATGTAGTTCTCCTTTCTTACCATAAAGATTATCTTTGATATCATAAGGAGGGTCAAAGAACCAGAACGTTCCTACAGGAGCAGATGTCATCATCATATCCCAATATGAACCACAAGTAATCTTCCAATTCTCAATCAGTTCTGAATACTTAGAAAGATTTGTAATACCACGCATAGTGAAGTTATGATCACTTGCTTGAGGTGAGAAGGAAGATGATTCAGTTAGACCAGAGAAACTACACTTGTTGACCACATAAAAAGCAGCAGCTTTCTGGAGGTTAGGTGTGTCAGCACTATTCAGTTGAATCTTCATTTCGTCAAACAATGCCCGTGCTTTGCCTGGCGTGTCATATGTATTCTTGTATGCTTCCAGTAAACAGAACAAACCATCAGGTGACTTCTGTAGCATCTGCCAGAAATTCACCAATGGTTCATACAAATCATTCACCCATACAGGAATATCTGGGTATTCTTTTGTAAACGCAATTGCTACACTACCACCACCCAGAAAAGGTTCACGGTATTCGGTAATGTCTTTAGGCATCTTAGGAATAAGATACTTGACGGCACGAGATTTGCCGCCAGGATAACGAAGAGGGGTCTTTAATGATTTCATTTAAACTTACACTCCACCATAATTTCAGTCAAACAAGCAAGCATATTAATCTCTTGATCAGCTACGAACGCAATTTGATACTGATACTTAGCCAACACCAACACAGCAGGAGGAATAGAAGAACCTTCAAGACATTCACTCAGAGAATTATAAATTTTACGAATGATAGTATTAGGGTCACTATCCATATTATCTACAACCCATTGACGAACGACCTTGTATTCCTTTGCTTTCATTGCTCGCATGAGTTGGTCTAGGTTTACATCAGCAATATCACAGAGCACTGCAGCATCCAACGATCCATCTAGGATCGTCTGTAAGCGCCCAAAGAACGCCGCCTGTAACTTCTTCTGCTCCTCGGGTTTGATGCGGAAATCAACGACCGTGCAGCGGGAGTGCAGGGGGTCAACGATTTTATTAATGAAGTTGCAGGTAAAAATGAAACGACAGTTGCTATGGAACTCTTCAACGAAGGCGCGAAGAGATAGCTGAACGTCATGAGTGGTATTATCTGCCTCGTCAATGATGACGACTTTGTGTTTGCCAGCGCCAGTTAAACTGACAGAACTGGCGAACTGTTTGACACGGGTTCGGATAGTATCAAGGAAGCGACCTTCATCCGAACCGTTGATAACAATATATGAAGCACCAATCTCTTCACACAGGGCTTTGGCAACTGTAGTCTTTCCAACTCCAGGAGGACCAGACAGAAGGAGATTAGCAATCTCCCCCTGCTCTACAAATCCAGTAAATACTTTCTTTAACGAATCAGGGAGGATACAATCTTCGATTTTACGAGGACGATACTCCTCCACCCACAAAAAGTTTTTCATCAAGGTTCAAGTGCAATATAATAAGTAAGATCAAAGTTAAGATGCTTCCACTCAGAAATGTAATGCTTGGAAACTCCAACTTGATAGTCACCTTGAAGAAGACGAATATTCTCAACCTTGAGGTCAAGAGAATGAGTTCCTTCAAAGGTGCCAGGAACAATGATATCATACGTGTTGGAAGTTGACACTTCATTGTCGCGCACTGAGAGAACGATCTCTTCATCTGAGCTGATATTCAAATCAGGCAGTTTGTAAATACCAGTTGCCTTTTGAATAGCAGCAATATTAGCAGCAGACAATGTAAACTGAATGTCAGATCCAGGATATTTTACGGATTTATCTGGAGCAGTTTTAAGTGTAATCTCAGGGTCACTAAAGTAATATTTGACACGACTACGCCCATCTTTGATAGTAACATAATCGGCATTATCAAACACCAAAGAAGGATTATCGAACAATGATAAACCAGCCAGAAACTGGTTAAGATCATAAATCGCAAAAGTTTGAGGAAAGGATTCTTCAACGTTCGCCGCTGCGAGAATGTTCTCAGCATTTGAGATAGTTCGTAGCGTGTTTCCTTTTTTAATAATGATGCCATTGTTGATAGTGGCAAAGTTCTTAAGAATATTCAGAGTAGTTTGGGAAAGTGCGACTGTGCTCATTTAAACTCCTGTAGACCGTTCTGTGTGCGAGTGTAGTGACCATCAAAGTTAAGCAGAAGCATTGCGTAGTGAATCACTTTCAAAAGGTCACGCTTATTACGACCATCCTTATCACCATAGCGACTGCCATACTTAAGAATATTTGCTTGACAGAAAGGAGCAGCAAGTTTCTTCGCCGCCATCAGATCAATTGTTTGGATATCATCGTATCCTTCTTCATCCCCACAGTAATGACCGTGGTATGTGCTCACTACATAATCCTCAACGTCTTTAAGGATTTTGTCTTCATTGTATTTCCATTGCATAGTTAGATTTCCTTGATAATAGAATCTATTTGGTTAGTATAGCATCTTGAAGTAAAAGAGTCAACACCCACGATGCCAGTCGGATATTTTATTCCCAAGTAACATGGAATATCTTTACCACTGTGATATTCCATGACTTTACATTTAATTGAAAAAACACCCCCATCTTTAAGTTGGATGAGGGTGTGGCGAGAGAGATTATCAAACATCAGAGAGTTTCAACAGTCAGTTCAGGCTGAGTAGTTTCAGTTTGAGCATCAATGGAAGCATCAATCTTAGTATAGAGTTCCATGAAGGATTGCTTAGTCTCATCATCGAAACGAGCAATACACACTTCGATTGCTTTCTTACGCTTGCCGAAGATGCTGAAGGCACGAATAACATGCACTAGGCGACGAGTAGAAATGATTTCATCAACACCACCATCGTAGAAAGTCTTACGAATGATTTCTGCCCATGCAACCAGACGACCCACAAACTCTTCATCGTAGCAGTTGAGAGACTCAGAAGCTTTCTTGAGAATAGCAGTTTCAACCTTAGGAGTAGGATATGCCTGCTCAAAGGTCACAGGGAAACGCTCAAGGAATGCTTCGTTGAGCACGTTGGTGCCGATGAAGCGACCGTCATCGCTACCCTTACCTTTAGTGTTGGCAGTAGCAACAACGTTGAAACCAGCAGCGGGTTTGACATACTTGCCGATCTTCTTAAGGAAGACGCCCTTACCCTCAAGCACCGATTGCAGGCAGAGGATTTTGTTAGAGGCAAGGTCAATCTCGTCAAGCAGCAGAATAGCACCGCGATTCAGTGCCTGCACTACAGGACCGTCATGCCACACCGTCTCACCGTTGACGAGACGGAAACCACCAATCAGGTCATCCTCGTCGGTTTCAATGGTGATGTTGACACGAATCAGTTCACGCTTCAGTTGAGCACAAGCTTGCTCAACACTGAAAGTTTTACCGTTGCCAGAGAGACCAGTGATGAAGATAGGATAATACTGGCGAGAAGAAACAATCTTCTTAATATCACTAAAGTTACCAAAGCTGACGAAGGAAGCATCTTTCGCAGGAATAAAGTTTTCAGGGTTTTCTGCCACAGGTTCCACAGCGGGTTGATTATAAGTTTGCTCCAGTTGCTCAGCAGCAGTCAGATGCCACATGCCACGCTGCACCTTAAACTGCTCCAGTTTCTTAGTGAGAGTCTGATAAGAAATACCAACCTCATCGGCATAGGCACGAACATCAGCAGCGGTCACCACAGCGCCGAAGCGGTCAATCATGGGGGCGACTTCAAAGTTTTTCATGGTGTGGGGTTGTTTGGTATGTAGATATTATAGGGCAAGAGAGGTGAGAGGTCAAGGGAGTTGTCGATAAGCGTTGCTTATGTATGACTTAAAATAATTTGATACGTGCCCCTGATTAAATTGTTTATCATTAATAGATGGCATTCCTAAGTATGATCTTTGATCGTAAACTAAATGTTTTTTATCTCCATCTGCATTGACATAATGAAGGAAAGTATGCAGCAACCAATCATTTTTTACTCGGTCTCTCCAATGCCACATTTTAATTCCATTATAAACACAAAGATCTCCTGGATTTAATATTACTTTAGTTGCATCACTTTCTTTATCTGTTGGAGACATATAAATTTCAGAATGATGTTCGCCAGAATAATCAATGCATAGAGTTCCAGATATTTCAGCCGACATTCTATCTGTATGTTTTGTTAATTTATTTCCCTTCAAATAAAGTCTAGAAAAACTATAAGTTGGCAATAAATTATATCCCGTGAATTTTTCAAATTTTGATTTAGATATTTTCAGAATAGTTTCTGTTAATAAATCAGAATAATAGTTTACAGATCCTGGTGTTTGAGGATCATCTTTGACTTTCGTTGTTAATCCTTTCAAATAAAAATATTCTTGTAGAACGTTAATATCTAAACCAATTTGATCTAGATAATTACGAACTACAAGAAAGCCGTTTTTTTCAAAATTACTATTCATGAAATCAACGTGGCAAAAGATGTAAGCATTTTTTTGTTGACACCTTTCTTGGCGAGTGCTTTAGTAAATGCTTTGCCGATTTCTTTCTCAGTAGCATCTTCTTCAACATCAAACTCACTATTGACAGCGAGGGAATCAGTTCCCATCAGATACAATGCCTGATAACCAAGATGCTCAACCAGTTCAGCAGACTTAGATTTTTTCCACTGCTTCTGAACTTCATTCCAATCCGTTTTACAATCTTCAGCATTGTAAGTGGTGTTAAGACCACGACCATTCACCAGACGAATACCAATCAGGTTTACATCAGGGAAGCGATCACGAACATTTTGAAGAAACACTTTAGTGATAAGATCTGAGTTGCCATAGTATCCACCATTGTCAAAACGAGGATACACACGACCAGTCTTGCGATCACGCAGAACACAATCATTGGTTACATATTGTGTTCCCATACGACTACCATACTTTTGATCAGTGTAATAGTTGATGCTGGCAGATTCACCGTCAGTCAGAATAATAACATTAGTCTTTTGAACTTTGTTGCGCTTCTGGAAGTCGGGAATAAGTGCAGTCAGAGAAATAGCAGCTTCATGAAGAGGAGTGCCAGACAGACCATACCCAGCGGGCATAGAGTATCCAGAGTAACCACTCTCACCAGTAACAAGACGCCAGAAGTTTTTCAGTTGTGCTTCAAGATCTTTGCCGTTACGACCATTGCTGCTGACAAGATTTAGCAGACGGAAGTGCTCACACATTTGCACTTGACCTGCTTTGGGAGTTTGAATCTTCTGTGGTTTAGTGCGAGTGCCAGAAGAATAATCGTAGGATTTGTGATACCAATAGTCGTTGGTGAAAGCATAGATGTCAAAAGGAATCTGCACTTTTTTACAGAACCATGCGAGGTTCAGCAGTTGCTTAGCAGTATCTTGTAAGATACCACCCATAGATCCAGACCAATCGAGAATGAAAATCAGACCGTGATTCTTACCGTCAGGCACCACATTGATTTTCTTGAATACATCTTCATTCCACTTGTAGGTGTGAAGAAGTGCTGTGTCAAGAACGCCAGTTTTAGCAGTGCTAGCACGAGCATACTGATCGGCTGACTTACGCATCTCAAACTCTTTCACAAGGTAGTTAACCTCACGTTGAGCTTCCGCACGGAAAGTCAGATACTGTTTGTCAACTTCAGCAAAAAGTTTTTGAGACTGCTCACCGAAACAGGTGTTACAATCTTCCATCACTTCTTTGTTCGTAATAACAAAGTTTTCTACTTTAATGTCAGGCAACTCAATATAGTTCAGATGATTAGCACGAGGATAATCGCTAATCAGTTGTTTCTGATTCTCAGTGAATGCCTTGTCAGTTTCAGACTCAAGCGTATTCGTTTGACCACCACCATTGGTAGCACCTTCACCTTGCTCATTGGGTTGATTGGAATCAGCACCCTTAGTTTGGTTGCCGTCACCAGAAGTTTGCTGAGGTTGATTACCATCACCATCGGTAGGTTCACCCCCACCTTGAGTGGAATCACCCCCACCTTGAGTAGATTGCTGAAGGTCGCCTTGCGCTTCAACAACCTGCTGTTGCTCCTGTTGCTCAGTGTATGCAAGAATCTTGCGGGCAACATCTACAACTTGCTCAAAGGTTTCAGCATCAGCAAGTTCATCGATGATTGTTTTCTCTTCGATATTCCACTCAAAGATTTCTCCAGCATGAATACCAACTTTGAAGAAAAGATTCACACGGTCAATCAAAGCATACGAATCAAGGCTACGATCACCGATGCAGAAGAAATCTTCATCATGCAACTCACGATATCCGCTGTAGAAGTTACGAGCGAGACCAGGAAACTTACGCTTCATCAGTTTCTCAATACGAGCATCCTCACAGACATTCAGATACGACTGAGGAATGCCATAGTCATCACCCCACTTGTCAGGGGTATATAGAGCGTGACCGACTTCATGCCCCACGAGCATATCGTATACGTTAGCGGATGCTTTCTCCCACATCGGCAAGGTAAGAATACGGTCTTTCACGTTGAACATCGCCGTCTCTACAGGGCGATGCTCAACAATCAGATTCTCAGTAGCGAGCAGGCGAGCGAGATTGCCCTTGACTTCGGCGTTGAACATCGGTCTCTTTCGTTGATGAACCTACTATACGACGAAAGGGGTGCCGCAGCAACCCCTGTTAAGTTATTCTGATGTTTCGTCTGTGACGTATGAGAAGTTCTTATGTTTCTCAAATCGTAGGCAGCGGTCAAACTTGTCTGCCATATTATCACGGTGGGAGATAACAAACACATTCGTTTTGTCATCAAAGGTTTTTAGAATCCATCCGAGGTCGCTGTTACCAGATTGATCAAGTGACCCGTCAAAGATCTCATCAAGAATCAAAAGATTAGTATCCACGCTATTCTTAAGTTTAGCAATGCTACGCCAAGTAAGCAGCAAAGCAATATCGATTCTAGCCTTTTCGCCTTCAGAAAAAGATTCATAACTAAATTCATCCCTATAACGTGATTTAATTACTTCTTCAAAACTTTCGTTGAGCATAAACGATGCTGGAAATTCCATCTTATCAAGATAGTCATTGATAAGTTTGTTCATCGTCGGGAGGTATTTTTTGATGATCCTCGTTTTGATGCCCGAGTCTTTAAGAAGTTGCGCCGCTGTGAGTAAGCAGTCTTTTTCTTCTTTTGTTTCAGAAATCGTTGTTTGGATTCGCTTCCCGTCTTCGCTGAGGGATTTAAGTATTGAAAACTGTTCCCGTTGATTGACATCTGAATTCCGCAGTTTTCTGATGTCGTCGTCCAGCTCTTCAATTCTTCTATGAAGTGACTTAATTTCATTATTGAGTTGTCGATTCTTTAGATTGAGTTCGTTAATTTCATCAATCAAAAGAATAAAGGTATTCTCTTTACTTTGGAGATCGGAAAGTTGTTGTCCCAAATCAGACATAGCTTTCTCCACCTCAACAAGTTTATCCGAGAGAACTTGGATCTTCTCTTGTTTAAAATGCTCCTCAATGTTCTGCCCACAGGTCGGGCATGTATCATTCTGCTCAAAGAATATTTTTTCTTTATTATATGTTTTTTGTTTGGATGATATTTTGTTGCTGAGCGTATTAACCTTAGTGATCGTTGCTTTAAGAGTCTGCGTGTCTGAAACGGCAGCGGTCTTAGTGTCGATTTCCTTGTCGTTATGGAGGATTTCTGTCTCATAATTTAGAGATTCTGTTAACAAAGATTCTTTCTTATTCTCTTTTTCTTGGATATCTTCTTTATTCTTTTTTTCAATATCAAGCATAAACTGCTTCTGCATGTCAATCTTCTCTTTAACGAGAGACAGTTTATATTCGTGGTCTTTCAGTTCTTCATTAATTACCTTAATTTTTTCTTTCAAATTGACATTCATAGTTGAGAAGATCTGAATGTCAAGAATGTCTTCGATGATTTCTCTACGAGCTGCCAATGGAAGACGCATAAATGGCACAAAGGTCGATGACCCAAGCACAACAATTTGAGTAAACGATTTATAATTCATCTTCAGAATCGTTTGCTCAAAATGTTTCTGCTGATCTACAGCGGATGAATCTTGGTTAAGTAGCGCACCATTCTGATAGATTTCAAACTTGTTTGGTTTAATGCCACGAATCACTTTGTATTTATTATTACCAATATCAAAATTAACTTCTACAACACAATCAGACTGATTGATAGAATTAAGAAGTTGTGGCTTATTAATCTTACGAAATGGTTTACCAAATAAAGAGAAGGTGAGAGCATCCAGAATGGTTGATTTTCCAGCACCATTAGTTCCCACAATCAAACTACTCTTTCTATCAGTCAGTGAAATCTCGGTAAACTGAGCACCAGTAGAAAGAAAGTTTTTCCATTTAATCGTCTTGAAAATTATCATAAGTTCTAGGGGGAACAATAATGTCGTCAGGTTCAACGATGAGGTATTTCATACCTCGCAATTCACACATACCAATACCTGCTTTGATATCAATTTCGTGAGTTGTTAAGGGGGGAAGTGCATCATCATCATCGTTTGCTTCAAGTAAACCAAGATATCTTTCAGCATCATCTTCATCTCGGAAAAAGTATATCACATGATCACCCTCCTCGTCAACAACCGAATAAACACCATCAGTATGTTCGGCAAGGGTGATAAGATACATTATACTACCTCACAACTCTCAATATATAGTGATTTCATTATACTCTTTAACTTTGCTTTGTCTACGGCAATCTCTACCTCGTCAATATATTCGTTAAGAAGTGTAAGAGTATCTTTAATTTCTACATTCTCATCATCTTCAACAAACGCATCGTTGACAAGAGTTTCAATAATCTTTACATCATGTGGTTGAGTTGCAAACACAGAGTCTACAAATTTTTCAAACTCGGTATAGTCTTTCTTATCTTCTACGATAATCTTGACAAAAGAATTTGCACACTCAGAGGTATTGAAGCTGAGATGAGAACCAGTAGAATCATTGTAATAGATTTTCTGGAAAATCTCATAAGGGTTCTTGACCCGCTTGAGTTTATTTGTTGTCGGTTCATAAAGGTGGAATCCTCGCTCGTCTTTATAATCATTCCAGAACATCTGGTAAGGATTGCCCAGATAGGTGATGTTTCCTCTGGATGATTTGTGGTGGTAATGACCTGAAAATACTTGCTTGAACTTTTTGAAGATAGAGGGATCCATACCGTGCTCTTGTTTATTGCCAGGAGTCACTTCAAAACCAGATAGTTCAAGGTGACCCATAGCAATCTCAGCACTGGTATCATTAATCCAACGCATTGTCTCTTCGTAGTTAGAAGAGTTAATCCATGGCAACATCAGAATCTTAGCACCATCAATCATTACTGTCTCTGGGCGAGAATAGATTTCGATGTTGCTAAAATCTTTCAGTAGAAGTTCTGGTGAGTTAATCTCGTTCGTATTCTTGTAATAGGTGCAGTGATTGCCAAGAATCATATGAACGAAGATACCCATATCTTCAAGACGTTGAAAATAATATCTACGCACACGATTCCAAACATTGAAATCAATCCCCTTACGATTATCAAATGTATCACCGAGGTCAATAACAGTCTTGATTCCATGTCTCTCCAGTGTTGGGAAGAAGATGTCGTCGTAGAATTTTTTGAAGTATTCCCAAAACGCAACACTACCTTTTCTCCCGTCTAGATGTTGGTCAGTAATAAGAGCTACGGTCATCGTTTGGATCGGATCTCAAGGTTTTCTTTGATGCTATTCATATCAGCACTGCTGCTATTATACCCAATCATATCACCACTGTAACTGTCTGTATGCAAAACTTCATCATATCCTGACCTTTCAAGAATCTTGGATTTGATTTCGAGTTGCTTCTTTTCTCGTTGAATCCTACGAAGAAAAGCGTAGTAGATAATCTGAGTAAAATAAGCAAATGGATTAGTAGACTTTTCTGGATTGAAGTTGTCGATATACTGCAGACAATTTTCAATACCATCACAAATCATATCATCCCTAAACATATAGTTGACGAAGTTAGGTTTGTATGATAAGTGTGTAGCAATCTTAAGAAAGCACTCCCCAATATAATTGGGAACTTTAGGTTTGGGTGAACCTGATTCTTTTGCAGCAGCAACCTGCTGTCGATACACCATCAGGGCATCGAGAAACTCGCGGTTGTTCACGTAGTTTTCTTTTGTGGTTCTTCTACCCATCGGTTTTTCGACAGTTAACATGGTTTATAATCATTGGTGTGTGTATTGTAACACACTCAACAGATTTTGTAAAGGGGCTTGACACAACCTTCAAAAGAGTATATAATAGCAATGTGGCGCTTTCAAGATTTATTATATATCTCTTCTAATAACTTCTTAGCTTCTTTAATAGATCCTAGATAACCTTCATGGTTTCTAGGGTTTTGTCTTTTTGTATCAGATTTTTTTTCTTCGAATCTTCTTTTTTTATATTTTGTTTTATCTTCTAGATGATCTTCATAGAAAGAAACTATGCGTTCGTCAAGTTCAATCATTGTAATAATTTGATTACGGGGAATAACAAACATATTTTCATAAGTTGCATTAATCCAATCATCAAAAACAATACCTTCTATAATTGCATTGCCTTTTTTTTGTTCTACTTTTTCAATTAATCTTGGTTCTAAAACCACTACTACATCATCATCTGGATCGTAACTAACTTTAGCTACAATCTCTTCACCTGAAGTTAATTTAATAGTTGCATAAAATTCTTCTTCCATATCATTTTAAATCGAGTTTGATGATTTCTACATTAAACTTTTCTTCTTCATAAATTTTCAAACGCTCATCTAAATGTTTCAGCGTGTAATTTTTCTGTGGTGTTCTGCAATACTCATCTGCAATATCATAAAGAGTTGCATAAGTTTTGTTGTTGCCCTTACGCAACACACGACCGATAGACTGTAAGTTTCTTACTCTTGATTTTGAAGGTGAAGCAAATACAACATTGTGTAGATTACGAATGTTGATGCCAGTGCTGAATGTTCCGTATGAAGCAACAATCACTGCGTTGTTTTCAGTTTCAGTGATGCGTCTAATCTCTTCGCGTTCTTCAGTGTCTACACCACCATAGACAAGAAAAACTTTACGACCTTCTTCAACAACACTATTTATCGCCTCGTAAAGTGGCATCCCGTGACGCTCAACATAGTTGAAGAGAACCAGAGAGTTTCCTTCTAAGTCACGCACAAGATTTTTAATCAACCTATTGCGTTTTGGATTATCTACAATCGCATCAATCTCTCCTTGATAATCAAAGAACTCCATTCTCTCATGCTTCAGCAAAAGAACTTTGATTCTGAAATCAGATAGGTGACCTTCTTTGATAAGTTTTTCTGTCTTGGTAACATGCTTACATTCACCAAACAATCCTTCCAGCACCCACTTATGAGTAGCAGATCCATCAAGTGTGCCAGTGAAACCAAAACGATACTTAGCTTCATGCAACTTAGTCATGATGCCAGTAAGAGATTTAGATTTGAATAGGTGTGCCTCGTCACCGATGACACAGGAGAAGTCATCAAACCAACGCTTAGGAAACTTGTAGATAGATTGCCAAGTAGAAATGATAACTGCTTTCTCTACGTTCTTATCTTTTCCACCATATATTCTATGACAATAGCTATCAACATCCCAGCCATAGTCGGCAAAATCATTATACATTTGCTCAACCAACGAAGTGGTAGGAACAATAATGAGCGTCTTCTTGCCCGTCTTTTTGTATTCTGAGGCATAGTAATACCTAACCAAAGAGTAAATCATCAGGGATTTACCTGATGCAGTAGGAGACAAAAGTAACCTGCGGTTATTTAGAAGTGCCTCATATACTGCTTGCACTTGATAATCTCTTGGGTTATGATTCGGACACACAGCCGCCATAAATCCCCTGACACCTTCTAACGTAATCTGATCATTTTTTTCTTCTACGTCTCCATAGAACTTGTTACCTTGGTATTCAATTGAATAACCTTTGATACCGCTCCACTCTTTGAGGTGTGTGATGAGACCACAATAGAGCTCGCCTGTTCCTGGTGAATAAAGTCGTATCTTACCATCCCAGACGCCACTTCTATATTGGGGCATAAACTTGGCGTTGGGGATATCGAATGTGAAATAGTCTGCAAGTTCATAGTGAACGTGTGGTTCCGCTTTAATTGTTAAGAAGATGTTATTCTTCTTTGCTACGACAAGATTCGTCATTAGGTGCTACCGTTAATAAATTTCTCCCACTCGATAGCGTTTTTAATTTGGAAACTTCTATTGGAAATCATTTTAAGAACATTATCCAAAAAGAAAAGTGCCTTATTAATAAACTCTATTTTCATCTCAATATTAATTAAATCCTCATCCGCTTCGAGGTATACTTTCATCTTCTCGGATGTTTTGATGGATTGCCCAAAAGGTTTTTCTTTGTAAACTTCAGGATCGGCTTCGCCTTGATAATATTCTCTTTTTTCTTTTAACTTCATACGATACTGGAATTCCAGTGCTGTCTTCTCGGTAGAAAAATCGTTGTAGAAGTTTAAATATTTATTGTGTTGATAAGGGATGTCTAGCGAGATTTGTGCTAGGTCTGCTGAGTATTGTTTGTTTTTAAACTGGAAGTCGATATGTGAATCTTCTTGCCATTCTGATTTAACATGATTAAAAAGGTTTCTCAAATCATCAAACTTCATAAATTACTCCATTAATTAAATCTAAATTCTCTGAACTTTAAAGTAACATCTGCTGTCAAATAATCCACATCAGTGTCAGCAACATCAAAGTCTACTCCAGTTAAACTTACTGGAAATAAATCTGTAAAATAAACTACTCTATTTCTTTTCATGTTACTATTTAAAATTAATAATTCTCCCTTTGAATATTCTATAGTGTCTTCAGAATACTCCCTAGCAAGATTATTTTTTTCTATCCATTTAAATATAGTTTGATAATTATGTAGATCTTCATCTATAATAAATTTTAATCGTAAATCTCCATATGTAATACCACCAGATGATACTATAGGAACTCCTCTAAATGGAGTTGATACTTCGGTGAAACCCACACTAATATCTGGAATGCTTGCTTGTTGGCAGAAAAAATCTACACCAGGAAATAATTCTAATGATATTTTAAATCCTGAAGGAGCAAGAAAATTTCTATTACTTGGTTGCTCTTCAAACCATTTTGCAGGCATGACCTTATCCTTTTTTCTCTATTTATTTGCATAAAAAAAGACCCCCTTGCGGGGGTCAAAGTATTTACCTGAGAATCAGGTGAGGTTGATAACCTTAACTCTTCTGTAATACTGGTTGGTATTAGCAGTGAGAGTTGAACCGTCAGGAGTAGCACCAGCGATACCGTTGGTGTTAGTGGTCGAGACGAATGGGTTGCTGACCATGCCGTAACGAGTCTTGAAGCCAATCTTAGGCTGGAAGGTGTCAGGATTGATCGAACGAACCATTTGGAGAGGAACGTATGGGCAATAGAAGAGACCAGCATCATAAGGTGATGTGCCCTTGTAACCCATAACATAGTAGTGCTTAGCAGCTTGTGACTGACTATAGATAGGAGCACCGAATGGATCGATGTAAACACGGATACCACCCTGGAGAACACCAGCAAATACGTTACCAGTGTCATCAACGTTGAGTGAAGTGTTGAGAGCAGGAGCGTAGTCAAGCATACCAGCCATGCTCATAGCGGAAGCAACGTCTGCTGAGCAGATCATGAAGTTGCCCTTACCTCTACGTGTTAACTGACCGATAGCGTTTGCATCACGCTGAATCTGGAATAGGAGACCCTTGAACTTCTCTGCCATCCAACGACCGTTTGAATCGATATCAAGGTCGAAAGTACCCTGAGTAGCAACGTCGTTCTGAGCACCAGGAAGTGCAACAGTGTAGACGGTACGGATGATCTCACGGTTGATCTCAGCGAGGATCTCGCTTGAGAGTAGGTTGGCGAGCTCTTGCTCGGCATCAAGACCATGAATAGCCTTGAGGTCTTGAGCGAGTTCTAGGGTGTATTCTGCCTTGAGAGCACGAGTCTTCGCAGTTACCGAAGTCTTCTCGATGCTGAAGCTCATTTCGCGGAAAAGCTTGTTTGCTTCGCCTAGAGTTTCAGAAGTCTCACGGCTCATGCCACGAGCAACTTCGTAGGTGCCAGGAGTGCCGTCGTTAAGAACAGCAGGGTTGTTGCCCTCAGCGTCTCCACCTGAACCAGATGCGTTACGAACGCTGTAAGCGCCCTGAGTAGCATCGTAGTTGGTTGAGAATGCTTCGTCTGGCTCGTAGTATAGAGCTTCTGCACCGTCTTGTGCTTCGTAACGAGCACGCATTGCGAAGATAAGACCAGTAGGACCGCTCATTGGTTGAACGCCAGCGATGTCATAAGCGACAAGGTTGGGCATTGAACGGCGAATTAGGCTGATTAGGATAGGATCGAAACCAGCGAGACCAGCAGTGTTGGTAGATGATAGAGCTGAACCAGCAGGTGAAATGGAAGTAGCGCCAAGCGAGTTGACAGCAACTTCGTTGAGCATTCCATACTCTTCACGAACTGCACGCTCTTGGTTTTCTAGCAGGGTGGCGACAACCTGTTTACGATATGCATCCTTGATTTCAGGGAGGCCACCGTGATTAAGAACAGGTGCCCACTTTTCCTGCAAAAGTCTTGAATCTGACATTTTGCTTTACTCCTTTGAGTTTAGTGGATTGTTTTTACGTTATGATCAGTTGCTCCAGCGTGATAGCGCCTGTAGATATGCCGCCATTACTGGGGAATGTTCTGCAGATGCATCGCCAGAGACTTCAGGTGTTACTTGCTCAGTTACAACATGCTTAGGGAAGTAACTAGAGATGAGGGTTGAAACTTTGCCTTTGAAGTCTTCTTCAGAGACAAACTCTACGCCTTCAGCGAGAGAAGCAAGTTTTTCTCTTTGGGTATCAACTAGACCCTCGCTCATTTGATTGAGGATTACAGTTTTTTGATATCCAGCGAGTTTATTATTAAGTTCAATATTACGCTCAACCTGTTCGTTAAGGCGTGTTTCCATTTCACAAAGCTCCTCGGTCATTTCTTCCACGACTTGAATCTTCTCGTCGGGAATGCTGAGGTAGTTATCTTCAAAAACTTTTTTGAGACCACCCATGAACTCTTCTGCAATCTCAAGCTTGAGACCTGCATCGAGTGCAACTTGGTTCTCTTCTACCCAAGTGGTGATTGCATACTGGAGAGTTTCATCAACTTTCTCTGAGAGGGTAGCAATTTCCTCTTGTAGTTTGGCGGAGAACTGCTCTTCTAGGGTTGAAGCAATAGCAGTTACTTGCTCTTCGATGCGCGACTTAACAGCAGCTTCAAAGATTGTAGTTGCCTTTGCTTTGAACTCTTCTGAGAACTCTTCGCCTTCGGTTAGGGCAGCAACATCTTCCGCAGCGGAATATTTGATTGCTTCCATACCAAATACTTTTGTATTGTTGGGGCCGTTTTCGACACCATAACCAGATGACTTAACCGAGAAACCTGAATCTTGGTGCTTACCACGGGTTTGCTCATCGCTAACTTTGCTGTTATGCTTAGCAGCTTTTGCTCCAGGATTATCCTTTCCTTCTGGTTCTTCGAAAGTTGAACCACCATTATCTTCCTCTGATTGACCAGGAGCAAGGGAAGTGGATAGTTCAAAACCTGAGTCTTTGTGACCGCCGCGTGTTTGTGCGTCGCTTACTTGACCAGTAACGGGATGCATGTATTGACCGATACCAGATGATTGACCAGGAACGATAGCGGGGGAGAGCGCACTAGTGCCAACTTCTGATTCAGTTACAAGCTCCTCAAACTTTTCGTTTAAGTTATCTGACATTTGAGATTCCTCGTAATTCTAATATGTGTTTATTCTATGATTATTTATGAAATTACAAACTTTGTAAGAAGTGACTGAACGCTTTCAGTGACCTCTCCTCAAGATTTTTTCTGGTAGATTCAGAAATATACTTATGATATTTAGCAATATTAACTTCCTTAATAATGCCATTTTCCCATACCCACTCTTTACCTTCCATAATTCCGTTCACAAATGCGTCAGGTGCGGAGGGATCTGCTACGATGTCGGCAGCAGTTGCAAGCATGAAATCATCACGAACATAATTGGCACCGTTCTTCTCTTCGATAGAACCCATGCCCCTTGAAGAAACGCCAAGCTTTACTCCTGATTCCAAAAGTGACTTAGCAATGTTTCCCATGGGAGTATTTAGGATCTGTGCTTTACCAATAAAATTAGAACCTTCTGCTTTTAGAGAAACAATTTTATGTGACACGCGATCCAAGTTAACAGTAGGACCATCAGGATGACCTAGTTCACCGAGAGCACGACCAACATTTACATACTGTTCAGTGTATCTACCAACTTCGCGTTCTAGAACGCCAAAGGGATATACACGACCGTTGCGGTTTTTAATATCTCCTTGAAGGAATACACCTTCAATGTAAAGATTTTTTTTACCGTTGGTTTCTTCTTCGAGGATTTGAATATCCTCAATTGCTTCGGTGATTAGTTTCATTGTTGTGGTTCCTCTGCTGGTGTTTCTTCTACCTCCTCTTCAGGAGCTTCAGGTTGATCGAAAAATGTTTGAGCAACTGTTTGCTTATAATCTTTCATTGCTTCTGCTGCTTTTCCGTAGAGGATGTCAGCAATTTTGTCAAGTGCTTGAACACGATTACCATCACGAATGGCATTTACAACTTCAATAGTATCCATTTAATTTACCTATAATAAATTATTTATTTTTCTGATGTTTTGGGTTTAGATGGAGCAACAGGAGCTGGAGGTGGCGGAGGCAATGCTCCCACTTCCAAAGTTGCTGCATTCATTAAATTAGTATGAATGGGATCGGGAATCTTACCTTCCGCAATCTCATCTTCCATTTGCTTGGAGATTTCATCATACTCAGCATCAGTTTGCATAAGAACTTGCTTTCTTACATACTCGATTGAGTAATACTTTCCGAGGAAAGGATCGAGAGCAGTTGCAACCTGAAGGCGATTGCCCATGAGTTCTGCTTGCTTGAGTTCTTCAAAATGATTATCAAACTGGAAATCATATTGAATATGCTCTTGCATTTCATCCCAATCTTCAGGAGCGATAACTCCTTTTAGAATGAGTTGAGTCTTAAGCATGTCGTGGAACAGTGCGCTAAACTTCTTACGAAGTCTTGCAATCCACTTTGCAAACTTAAGTTCATCGCGTAGAATCTCAGATGAACGACCAAGTGAAAATCCTTGGTTGGCATCATCTAAACGCGATGGTGGAAGGTTGAGTGAGTTGTAAAGTTTCTTTTTAAAATACTCAACATCCTTGAGTTCACCGAGGTTTTGACCACCAGGAAGCGTGGTGATTTCAGTTCCTCTACCACCTTCACGACGAGGGAGCCAGAAATCCTCAAGCATACTCATATGCTTTTTGTCATCGCGGATTTCACCAGTTTGTGCATCATACACAAGTTTGTTACGATAGCGAGCCATAACTTCACGAAGGTATTGCTCTGCTTTTACCTTAGGAAGATTGCCTACATCGATGTAGAAAATACGGCGTTCTGGTGCGCGGGAAAGTCTGTAGATAACCAGCGCATCTTCAATCATGCGTAACTGGTTAAGTGATTTGATTGACTTGTGTAAGAAACTCAACACCATCTTTTTGTTGAGATCTTGTAAACCTGATGTTACATATGTGATAGCATCGTTTGCAATCTTGACGCCACTCGTTGCGTTGTTGACATCGAAGGTTGAACTGATAAATCCCTTTGGATTATACATGTAGTATTCTACATATTCACCAAAGTCATATGACATTGCTGTATCAACACCACCTCTATTTGCCGAAAGAACTGTGTTGAACTTAGGATCTTTGTTTTGAACTCTGACCTTTTTGATCTTCAGTGGGTCGATGAATCTGAGTTCAGTAATACCCGATTTAGGATTAGACAGATCGATAACTTTATGGTAATATAAACGACCATCAATATACCAAGTTCTAAAAATTTCATGCGCTCTGGTATCAAAGGATAGTAGACGCTTTAGATAATCAAACTCTTCACGAATTTTTCTTTTGATTGGTTCGCCTACTTCAAGATTTGAAAGTTCAATTTGAACTGGTGAGTCATCTAAACTAGAGTTGATTGCTTCGTTTACAATTTCATCAATCGCAGAGTCAACCTCTGGGTGCATAGACATATCGCGGTAGCGTTTGATAAGATCAAACTCATTTCTCGCTACTCCATCAATATCTACGTACGAACCAAAATAACCACCAGCTACGGTGGTTACTGCATCATCAGCATTGGGAGGAATTGGAGATTGACCTTTCAATTCCTCCGCTTTGCTTTTAATTGAGAATCCAAAAAGTTGACTCATATTTAAATTGTCTCACTTACCGATACTGTATTTATGCACCAGCAACAACGTTAGTTGTGTCAGTTCCAGTTCCACGAGTCCAATACTGAAGTTGGAATTCAACCGTAAAATCTTCAACTTGATCGTTGCTATCATAAGCAAGATCAATTTGAGAAATGTTAGTTGGGAAGCATCCCCATAGTTTGTATGAGGTTACTGCAGTTCCACCTGCGTTTGAATCTCTCTTGAGTTGTTTAACAATTAAATCAGTTGTATATCTATTGCTGCCAGTATCAGCAGGGCTGACGTGAGTAGCAGTATTTCTTTCATGATAATTAATTGCTTGCATCCACTTCTCCATTGCTTCACGGATTGCAAAACCAGTATCATTGATAAAGGTTGCAGTCCATGTATCGAATGTTCTATCTCCAGCAATCTTTACTGTTCTTCCTCTGAAAGGAACTTCAATCACACCTAAATTAGATGCTGGAAGAGCAGCAGATTTGCAAAGTAGAGTTGAAGTTGCATCTACTCCAGCAGGAAGAGTCAATCCTGATGGGAAAGCAAATTGAACCTCAAATAGATTGGGTCTAACACCATTCTGAATAGTGTTTAAGAAATTTTGAATGTTTGAGTTTGCCATTGTTTTTACCTCGTTGTTTTACCTATACAAATCATCTACCGACGACTTCAGCAAAACTTACTCCAGTGCGAGTAGCAACAAAGGTAAGAGTGATGAAGTTAATTGAACGAGTTGGCTTGAGGTAGATCTCAGCAACAAACTCATTTCTATCAATAACATCTGCCGTGTTGTTTGTGTCGTCACATACAACTAAGAAATCAATAACTCCACGCTTTGCTTGAACTTCTGTTAGATACCCAACAGCAGCATTAGTGAACGATGCTCTTAGTGCTTCGTCATTTAATTCAAATAGAACATTCTTAGCAAGTTGATTGATACGCTTTTCTACCGCGAGGAATAGACGGCGAACATTGATTCTATCAAAAGCACTTGGAGTAGCAAGAGCTGTTTTATCACCAAATAAAACTACACCTTGACCAGGGAAAGAAGCAATTGGATTGATTCTCTTGAGATAGAGTTTGTCTCTATCTGTTTTTGAAGGAGTGTATGCTAGTTTTACCGCATTTTTAATATTTCCTCTGGCATTTCCAGCGGGGGAGAACCAATCTTCAGCATTCAATGAAGTCTGAACACATAGCCCAGCAACATCTCCATTGCAAGGAATGTATCTGTAAGTATCGTTATAACGATCGTAGATATACTTATATCCGCTATCAAATACTGCATATGAAGTGCTGCTTCCTACACTATCAAAGAAAGTGATGATATCATCTCTCTTTGCTGATGCAGATGCCAATGTTAAAAATCCTTTGTGAGGAGAAACGAAAGCAATGCAGTCTTTTCTTGTAGATGCTAGATCAATAGTTTTTTGTGCCTTTGTTACTTGATCAGCTTCAACTGCTAGACTACCTCCAGCAAGAATAAAATCGAATGTAATTTCTTCTGCGTCTGCGAATAGGTCATATGCCGCTGTAATATCAGCAACTACAGTTGTGTATGAATCAACACCACCAGCGAGAGTTACATCTGATTCACCTGCAGCAGCATTTTCGGGTCCTGCATAAATGTATTGAGAACGGTTATTAATTACATCTTTGTAGTAATTAGAAGCACCTTGAGAATCTCTGGCAGTAGACAAACGTGAAACATATAAAAATGTTTCTAGAACATTATTGTTTGCATCCAACACTGCGATGTGAAGATCATCGGCACTACCTGGATCATTTGCAACCGTACTCCAGAGAACAGTTCCGTAAAGAGTAGCAGTTGCGTAATTGGTTACTCCACCATCAACTATAGCAATTTTTAAACCGTTTGCCCAAGTTCCTGCTGTTCTAGCAGCAAATTTCCAGTCATATGAAGCAAAATTTGCATCAAAATCTGCTTTGTCATTAACAAGAATTGCTGTTGCGGTTGTGTCATCAACAGCATTTTTGAGAGAGGTATCTTCAACTCTTACTACTAATAGTTGACCACCGTATGATAAGAAGGTTTGAGCTACAAACCAATCTTCGTAATTATTTGCGTTAGGGGCACCGAATGTCTCTAAGAGTTCTTTCTCTGTAGCGATATTAGTAACTACACCAACAGGACCCTTTGCAAAACTACCAACAAAGGCAGCAGTGTTTGCTAAAGTATTAACTACAGTTTGTGCTGTTAAATCACGCTCTCTTAGAACAATTCCAGGTGATACTTGACCTGCCATGTTTGTCTCCTCGATGAAATTAGTTCATTTTTTAACTACAAATATTTATGAAAAAGAGTATTTCAAATGGGGAAACAGTGCATGAACAATTTACCAATCAGGATATTCCCACATAATAGTTTGTTTCCCTTCTCTGTTACCTATAATTCTTTTTATAGTGCATTGTTTGCATTCGTAAGAATATGAAGATGGTAAGTATTTCTTTCCTTTTCGTATCACATAATAATCAGTCATCAGGTCTTTAGTCTCTCCACAGACCCTACACTTTCTTTCTCTGAATAATAAGTGATCTAAAGAAAACTCATCTTCGATATCCATTAGTAACCTATCATGTATTCTACATCGACAAAAGGATTGCCGTATCCATCTGTATACCAAACATTTCCATCTTCATCAATAAACTTCTCTTCTACATCACTAATACCATCTGAGATAAATCCAAACGGTGCCATGTCTTGTTCTATCTGATTCTTCTGTTCTTCGTAGATACGCTTGCGAACATCGTTGTCGGTCATCTCCCTAAAGTAGGGTTGAACTGCCAACCACGCAAATAATACCAGACACATTACGAGGTCATCATTGTATCCATCATCAGCTTCAAACGATTGATTCTTCTGAATGAATGTGGTAAGCTCACTGATGATTTCGTAGTCTGAGATTAGAAGTTTGTCATCCTCAATCAATGTTTTTAGGTTAGAGCACCCAACCTTCTTCGTCACCTTTGACATCTTCAGACCAAGTTGAGATTTGGTGCCAGAGAATCCTTGACCTACAATCTGACCTGCTCTACCACGCATGGCACACATCAGAATGTTTGGATACTCCAAATCGTAGTGAAGAATGTTTGTTACCTGCTCACCAATATCATTGACTTCTGCGAGGATGTATGCTTTATTGTAGTTCTTGGCAACCTGTTCTATAATGTTGGGGAACAGGATTGGTTTGATTTCGTTGTTTCGATACTTAGCAACTGTCTTCCAAGGCAGTGTGGTAATATCGAATACGACAAAAGCGGAGTAATCATTGTTGGTTCCACGGGATACATCGACTGTCATAATGTAGTCGTGATCTTTCTTTGCTTCCTCGTATACCTTCAATCCTTTACTATTATCTTGTATGGGATCCTCAAACACCATCGAGCGTAACTTAGATGCTGAGATCAGCGTATCAACCGATCCAAGGAACTCACACTCAAACTCCTGCGTGAACTGCCTCTCAGAGGTGTTCCTGATGGTCTCTTCTTTCCACTTCTCATCTCTACCAGGAACTGCGCTCCAGTGAACTTCCAGTGGCACATATCCATTCCTGCCACGCTCTGCGTCGTGCCACAGCTTGTAGAACATATTCATACCCTGTGGGGTAGAAATGATAATAACCTTTGTGGTCTTACCAGACGAGATAGTAGGATATACAGACGAGAAGAACTGTTCCGCCATGTGGTTAGGAACGAACGCAAACTCGTCAAGGAAGATGATGTTAAAAGAGTTTCCTCGAACAGCGGATGATGAGGTGGATGCTGCTATAATCTTGGAACCATTATCCAGTTCCATAGATCCTTTGTTCCATGCTATAATACCTTGCTGCATCCACTTCGGAAGATTCTCATATGCCAACTGCAAACGAGACAGAAGTTCTCTTGAAGTTTCTGCTTTGTTTGCTAGAATAGCAATCTTAATGTTGTCGTTGAAGACAGCATAATGCAACAGATAGGAAATAACCGTCGTTGATTTTCCTGTCTGTCTCGGAAGTTTGGCAATGTTGAATCGATGTGTATGGAAGTTAGTAATGAGTTTCTCTTGGAAATCATACATCTCAAAAGGAACAAGACCTTCATCAAGAGAGATGATCTTCACATAGTTCTTTGCAAAGTAAACTGGGTCATCTTTGCATTTAATAAACTCTTCGACTTGATCCTTTGTAAAACTAATAGCGGTATTAGCTTTCTTTAGATTAGGATTACCAAGATATACATTATCACTCATTTGCTCTTCTAATATCCTTTTCGATTTCTTGCATACTATTTAATCTTTTTTCCCACCCATCTCCTTTGGTGGTTCCCCTTGCTGGATTGATGCAGGTATCATCACCTGATCTATCACAAACTAATGAAGCGAGTTCCGTTTCATTACCCTTCTTATTTGTGCCTACCCAGTAGTGTTGCCCACCGATCCAGCACGCCCCACATTTAGGGCAGGTCTTTGTATCCATTGAGTCTTACCTTGATACGGTAATGATATTATATAGGGTAATGAATGTTTGTCAAGTTACAATAGTAACTTTTTATGTCAGCAATTCCACGCACGAAGAGATTTAGATAGACGATCTTCGCCAGTATTATTCTTATCTTTTTGTCTCTTACGCATACCTTTCATTCTTGCACAAAATGACGCCCTACGGGGATTTCCAACCTTTTTTGAAGGTGCCTTAAGGTCGCTTCCTGGATTTTCTCTTTCGTAAGATTTTCTTCCTTTTTCGTTGAGCCCGCCATTTTTGTTCTGACCCTCCTTACGAGTCCAAGCAGATTCTGAAACTTCAACAGATTCATTCTTACTTGTCATGTAGTCAGCAGCAGTATCAATGTAGTCGCAAGCAAGAGTTACTTTAGACTGCACCCATCCTGGTAGTTGCATTTTAGGATCACTTACAACTGTGCGAAGACGAGTCACTGCATTCTCAATAGTATCAAGTTGACTCATAATCATTCCACCTTCGTCATCGATCTCTTTACCCATGGCAACTGCTACATGGTTTTCACAGATTGCCCACATTTCTTTAACAGTTCTTTTCTTGTGTTGTGCTTTTAGTTCTTTTTCCATCTTAAGTAGGTGTGTGTAGTAATCTGGGAACTCATCTAAATGTTGTAGAGCAATACCATATGCTTCTTCATGTGTGGTGACATGCTCTCGTTCCACAGTAGAACCAATCTCTGCTTGTCTAATAATAGTGTCAACAGAGACACTATGCTTCTTGGCGATTTCTTTCTCTGTAGGAACTTTCTTTTTCATGAGAAATAAGCAATAGGAGTAGCTCTTACATCTGTTCCAGTATCAACTTTGAGTTTTTGATCTGCTTTTTTATGAATAACAATCTCTGTGCCAGGATTAGAGAAAAAAGAACCAACTACAGTAGTTCCATCATTTTCATAAAGCGTGATTGTTCTTCCAGTATTACCGCCAGCATCGTGAACAAGTAGAATATCAACAGCAGTTGAACCAACTACATTGGGTGTAGTTGTAAGGGTTACAGCACTTCCTAAGATTTTAACTCTCATTGTCTTTTCCGTTTATTTTCTATTTATTCTTGGCGGCATCTTTAATCATCTTTTGAAGATCTGCCGTTGTGCCAATAAACATTGTGTTATTGACTGTGGTTGGTGTTAACTTCTTATCTTCCTTGTTTAGATTCTTCATCTTGTGCTGAAGATCAATCAACTTGTCAGACATGTCTGCAACCTGCTTCATAGCGTTCACAGCAACCTCATATGCTCTAGGGTGCCCTGACTCCTGAGCAACCTCTAAAGCGCCTTGCACCGCCTCCTGACCCTGTGATATGAGGGTGTATAACTGCCCTCTGGTATATTCATAATCCTTGTTAGCATCAACGCTAATCTCACTATTTGCTTGAGTAATCATTTCAGTCGTTTGTTCAATGGGTGCTATGTCAAAGATCTCTTCCATGTTGTCTTCAAATGTGCTCATAGTAATGTAATCCCCTCGTTAAATCCAAAGTCATCATCTGGCATGAGTAGTGCATCATCCGCTGCATCTACATCATTATCTCCATCCTGGTCTGTGAGAGCTCTTGGAGTTACATCGTAACGAACTGCTCTTCTGTGCTCTTGATAATCACCGAGAGTTTCAAATACTGTTGCCTTGCGAATAATTTCGGAATCGGTAACAGGACCATACATATATGTCTTTAATGTAAATGAAAGTGTGTAGATGATTGCTCTTCTACGCATCATATCGTCTTCATAATCATCCTCGTAACTGATGTTATTTAAAATGATTGGAAGATCTTTTTTCTCATTCATTTCTGGAATGAGATTAATTGTTACATTAAAAGATGGTTGAAAAAATGGTAGAATCTGCTCTAGAATCTGCAGAGCATCATCTTGATTCTTGGAAAGAATACCAAGTTCAAACTCAAGATTATATGGCACTGGCATATACTGAACTTTTACAGAATCTGCATCTTGTTTTTTCAGATATTTTTGTATAGGAGAAGTTTTTCTAGATGGGTCGTAGGTGATACCAGTCATCTCAAAAGAGATACGAGGCATCGTAATGCTAACCTTACGCTCAGTGCTTGGGTCTTGATCTAAGCGAGCAAGAAACTTACTCTTAGGGCCATATGCAAGTGCCACCTTTTCCTGGCGAATGACTGCATTAGTATCGGGATCTCTTTTTTCAATTTGAATATTATTGAAAATAGTTCCAAATGCCTTTACATTCTTTTTAATGATTTCGTGGTAAAAACGATTTCCTAACATTAGAATACTCCCATATTTCCGTATTCACCAAATGGATTACCTTCAGTGAAGTCGAGAATTGCATCTGCTTTCTCTTCCATTACTTTATTTTGATCATTATCATAGTTGTCAATATCAAAATCAATCGTAGAGAATGTATCTACGATCCATGTAGCACCACTGTCTTGCCCTTCTAGAGCAACGTTTGGCTTTAATACACCATTTATATATGTCAATCTTAGTTTGCGTGTAGTAGGATTCCAGTCAGCAACTGTAGCCGTTGTAGTAACTGGAGCACCATCAACTGTGTATGTTTGCTCTACAATCTCCCCTGGAGTAAATACACCTGTTCCACCAGTCTTCATGAAGACTGGGAAGACATGAGATTCTTGTGTGAGATCATCAATGACAGGATCTCCAGTATCGAAATAGTTGTCTGCGTTTTCGATGAGTTCGCAAGTCAAAGCAAAAATATAGTTTTTACCTAACTGATAGAAAGGAACTTCTCTTTCAACAAACTTAATCTCATAAAGATTGTTTGTCATAGGAACATAAAGAAGATCTCCTTCATTCGGTCTATTAGGAACTCTTGTATCAATCTCTGTTTCTACATAGTTGATCCATCTTCTTTTGGATACAGCATATGTGATCTCGTCAGATAATCTGAGACCGAACTTAGACATTGCTACCGCACCAGAACCACCAAAACCTTCTACATTAATGAGCATCATTTCAATCATTACTTTGTCTTCAAACTTTGAAAGAATTACATCATTCAAGGTTTTATCGATCAACATTGTTTTTGGAACATAGTAAACATCTTGCCCAAACAGTTTGATCTGTTCGTCTACAAGATCTTGCACTAATGTTTGTTCTGATGTGTTCCCACCATACTGGGGGAAGTATTGACTCTTTGCCATTATCCAATCATATCTAGTGGTGGTAGTTCATAATCAGAAATAATCTTAGATTCGATATCTTCAATCTCTCTGATTGCATCCTCATAAATCTGACGACCATTGAGTGAGACACCGCCAGGTAGTTGAACATTATTAAACTTGATAAGATTTTGCCCCCACTGACGCTTGAATAGTGCAGTGGTATATCTCTTTAACCAGAAGTCATTCCAAATCTTTGTGAGGTCTGTGGGATCCAATGCTCTATAGCACTCGATGATAAGAATCTTATCCTTAGTTAGCATCTGAGGATCATAGTCAATGTAGAGACGACCATCTCTCTTGGTAAATCTGAAGCGAATCAGAGCACCTGTATTCAGAACCATATCGAGTGTTTCGATATAACTCTTAACCATGTAGTAGTTTAGAATATCAATCGAACCAAAAGCGTATAGGTCATTAAGGAAGATTTGATATTCGATACCAAAGAGATCTCCACGAATGCTGCTAGAGGTTACACCAAATACTTTTTCTACGCCAATAATATGATCTGGTAAATCTAAGTAGTTACCTCGTTCAGTCCACACGTCACCTTCTGATGTGTTGTGTGTGATATTATTTCCTTTAAATCTATCTACTTCGGTTTGAGTTAACGTATGTTTTAGATACATTTTATCCATACCGTCAAAATGACGCTCCTGGAAAAACTGCAGAGCTTCATCAATGCGATCTTCTAGTTGTTGATCTGCTACGTTGATTTCTAAAACTGGTTTGCCTAACTCTCGGAGGCAGTATTGCTTTAACTCCTCTCTGGTTGCTGGCTTTGATGCTGACATGTAAAGCCCTATAAAAAATCCCTTCTTATGTATTTATAAGAAGGGTATTTATATTAAAAATAATTGAAGTTTATATTGCAGCGAACTTTTGTGTTGGTGCAGTTTGTTGAATTGTGTAATCTTGAAGCATCGAACAATAACATTCTATTAGCAACACTTTCTATTTTGGTTCCATCGTGAAGAATGGTGTAACCATCATTATCATTGACATAATATATTGCTGCTTTATGTTTAAATTTATAGTCGGAATGTTGAGAGTGATGAACCAAATTTTCTGTTCTAGTATAAAGATTACCCTTTATTCTCATTAAAGCTTTTGGATTTAATTTGTTTAGTAAAGGAACTACCAATTCAAAATGTTCGCTGGTTGGTTTGTGCATTCCATAGAAAAGATGGATAAAATAAAAATTATTTACAAAATTTTTATCTTCATCTTCGCTATTTACTGCATTAACAAATTGCCACGGAAACATGTTGTTCATCAAAAAATTGTATAAATTTTGATGAACAACTGGTGGCAAATAATCATCAATGATTTCATAAGTCATGAAATCATTCTGCTGCTACTTCTTCCGTTGCTGTTTCTTCTTCTGTGGGGGGATTAAGAAGGTCTAGAGTCTCTAATCCACCTTGTAGCTTGAGGCGATATTCTTTTGCTTTTGCTAGTTCTTCTTCTAGTTTCGCAATTTGACCATCAACAGTAGTAAGTTGAGTGGTGAAGTTTTCTTTAAGTTGTGTTGTATCCATAGTATCCTCAGGGTTTTGATAGAACTAAAATGTGTAATCCATTCCACCAACTTGTGGCGTCTTCTATTTGAGGCGTAATTATTTGCCTTTCAAATAGTATTCGTAGATTATTTATACCTACAAATTTTTCGGTTCCCCGAACAACTCCGTCAAAGTTTGCATCATCTACTACCAATATAAAAGTATTTTGTAAATTTGGTAATAAAGTATTCAAACAATCTATTTGCTGTTCATCGTGCTCTCCATCATAGAATATGATGTTGGGTTTTTTGGAAAAATGCGAAGCATTGAGTTGCCTAGCATCTGTGTCTATTATAACAGATTTTAAACTGCCAAACAAGATGTTGTTTCTTGCCAATTCTGCTTTTGGATTCTCACACCCCTTCCATTCAATATCATCTCTGGCAGGAGCAATGGGGGCAGCAAAATTATCCACAGCATACGACATGATATCATTTCCCATGATAGCAGCGAAATATGTGCTACCAGTATAGCAACCAATCTCTAAGTAGGTATTCTTAGAATCTGAGCAGAGGTGGTTGAGGAAATGACGAACTCTATCAGAAGATAATCCTTCGATATTGAATCCTTGTGGATTGAATTTTGTATCGCCAGTTGCTGATTTGTCAATAGCATCGAGGGTAAGTTGAACGAGTGGGTGTAGAACTCTATCTTGCTTTTTGTGATGGGCGTCAATTACTGCCTCGCAGTAGTTACAATCCCAACAATCAAACTTACAAGTTTTGATCTTCTCGCGCCAGATATCGATAGGTCTTTCCTTCAAACTCTTATTTTCGATATAAGTATTGAGTTCTGGGAATAGAAGTTCTTCATCGTTCGCCCAGCGATGAATAATATCCATACTCTCCTTCAAACGCATTACACTTTCTCTGCCATGTAGTTTGAAAACATCAATACCAAGATCAAACATCTCTTCCCAATCCTTTTTCCAAGGTGGTAAATTTGCTGACTTCAAAACTGCTGAGCTATCTTGCTGCTCCCACTTAGAACACGATACACGACTGATAATATTACCGAAGTATGGTGGTTCGTGATTTTCTCTTGTGTTATTATAATGGTAATGCTCAGGCATGATAGGGCATCCACCCCAACATCCCTCGTTAGCAAGCATGGAGAACTTGACTGGTTTTCCAATGGAAGCACAATAATCTTTTGCTTCCTTGAGACGCCTGAGTTGGTCTTGATCTCTCATTAAATCTCTATCGAGATTGATGTAATGAAAACCTGCTTTAGCAAGTGAGACAATATCATTTGCCTTCGATACTTCATGTAGAATAGTATTCTTGACATAAAGTTCTGGCATCTCTTTTTGAATTTGACCTGTAAGCATCCATGAAGTATGGGGAAGAGTTACTGTTCTAACACCAGCTTCGTAGATGTATTTGAAGTTGTTGATAAACAAATCCAAATTTTCTTGCGTTGGTCTTACATACGGATTGTTGAACGTAGCAGACAGAGGAATACCAGTTTGCTTTGAAATATACAGAGCATTGAAGGTTGTCTGCCTCAAGTCATCTTCAAATACATCACCCATGGCATCCTGCATAAAGGGAGGCATACGACAAGTGAAATATAAGTCAAAGATGTATTCCTTGTATTTTTTTAGAAAAGGAATGAGAATATTATTAGCAAAGTTCTCATCGATCTTTGGATTAATTGGTAAACTAAACATTTTCAAAATCTCCCATGCCAACCATACTGTATCTATACTCATCCAAATACCAGCTTTCTTGAATCCATGGAGAATGGAAAAATCCTCCATTATAGAATAGAAGCGTGTTATACTCCATAGGAGCAATACATGTCATCTTCCAGTCTTCATCTCCTTTGAAGTTTTTCCACTTTTCATATCCAGATCCCATGAGAGGTTTTTCAAAAAGATGATTGTATTCATCTTCTGACAACTCACTAACATGCAACTTATTTTTATGTGCCCAAAAAGCAGTTCCACCTAAACATTTTTTGTTTAACCATAAGTTCCAAATACCATAGAACGGATCAGAATGTGGTAAATTTGAATGTTCTTTCATCAACATATTACCACTGTAAATGTTACATGAAACTCTAGCAGGTTTCCATTGACCTACATGTTCTTGAATATAGAGAGTAATAAATTTAGCCGCCCATGGTGGGATGTCTTGTCTGAAACCAGGAGAATATGTGTGATCTCTAGTTGCTGGAAATTGCTGAATTAACTCGATGTATTCTTCTGGGTTTTTCAGAAAGTTTCTAATACACTTAAATTTAACTCCATCGTATACAACTTCTTCAATTTTTGCATCTTTATTAATCAGGCAAACTCTTTCGAGATAATCATTTTCTATTAATATCATTCTCTAA